TTCGGCACATGCTGGTCGCAATAGGCGGCGATCTCGTAGAAGGCGAACTTGTCCACCTTGTTGGTGGCGAGCGCGCGGCCAAGGCCCCACCGCTCGTTCACGATGAGGTTGTAGAGAATCCAGGCCGGGTTGTCGGTCCAGGCCAGCTTGAAGGTGCCGTCCCAGACGCCGCCCGAGGTGCCCGGCCCGGTGCTCGCATAGGTGCGGCTGATCGGGTCGAAATTCGCCGGCACCTGGAGCAGCATGCCTTCGATGTCGAAGAGCATCGGCGGCATGCTGCTGCCGAAGTGCTCGGCATCCAGTTCCATCGACGCCAGCGCCGAGTGCTCGTAGCGGATCTTGCGGTCGCTGATCAGGACGACGTTCGTCCACCAGGTCTGGTTCTGGATGTCGTCGGGGCCAAAGGAATCGCCGTCGGTGTCCGGCGTGGCGTCGGGCGTCTCGCGCACGAGGCGGATGTCCCACTCGCCGCTGCCCGGCACCGGCAGGATCGATTCCTGGGGGAAGGGCGAGAGGCTGCGCCCGCCGACCGTGCCCTGCTCCAGGACGCTCCACCCACCGGTCGAGCCGACCGGACGCGCCTCGACGCGCCAGTAAACCCGGCGGTGCATCACGTCGCCGCCCTTGCTCATCTCGTAGAGCGAGGGGATGGTCACGGTGATCTTGACGCGGGTGTAGCCGGTGAAATCGAAGCGGCGCACGACCGGCCCGTTGCGCACGGTCACCTCGACGCCCATGCCGCCGCTGATCGGGATCGTGGTTTCCTGGCCGGCGACGCCGCTCAGCGGCTCCTGGTTCGGCCAGCCGCCGCGCCACTCGACGCTGACGCCGTTGTAGTTGCGCGTGCCGTCCTGGGCGACCCAGGGCGTGTTCCCGAAGATGACGGACTTCGCGCTGTCGTCCTTGGCGATGGCGCCGCCGATGGGGCCTTCGCTCAGCAGGTGGACCAGGCGCATGGTCTGCTTGGCGCGCAGGTTCTCCGTGGGCGCGCCGATCCGCTGCACCGAGGTGCCGCTGCTGATGATGACCGAGCCGGTGCGGATCTTGCCGAAGACCAGCGGAACCGGCGAGCCCTGCTCGACGACGTTCGCGGTGCCGCCCAGCAGATACGAGGAGCGGGTGTCGATCTCCGGCCCCGCCTTCGGGGTCGGGGCGAGCATCTGGCTCAGGCCCTGGAGCATCAGGGCGGCGCCGACCATGGCGACCGAGGTGTAGGTGACGCTGAAGCCGCCGGCGGCGACGATGGGCGTCGCCATGCCGAGCGTCGGGCCGAGGGCGCCGACCACGGCGGGCGCGGCGATGATGGCGGCGGCCAGGATGACCGCGCCGATGATGATCTTGCCCGTGCCGCCCTTCTTGGCGCCGATCAGCGCCGGGGCGATGTGCATCTCGCCGCCGAGACGCATCTCCAGGCTCTCGACATCCAGCTCCATGCCGCCGCGGCGCTTGCCACGGATGACGCGCCAGCTTCCCGCCCGCACCGCCTGGCCGAAGCCCGGCAGCATCGAGCACAGCGCGCGCACGGCCTCCGCCGGAGTTTCCACGTCGAGGCGGAACGGCCCACCGAAACGCTTCAGCCGGCCGTGGAGGTGGATCGTGTTCAAGCGGTGCGCTCCACGCAGCGCCACGCGCCCGCGCGCACGAGGTGCGCCGGGAGGGGCCTGCCAGTCGGGAGGGAGGGGGCCGGCGTGGATGCCGGCGGGATCAGGCCGCCCGGTAGGTGCTGGGCAGCCGGAGATCCGGGTGACGGAACACCTCGGGCCGGAAGCTGCTCCGCAGCCAGCGGACGATCAGCTCGCGGCGGGAGAGGTGGCCCTGGAGGTGGTGCAGCAGCAGGCCATCACCGAGATAGATGCCGCTGTGGTTGGGGATGCCGCCGGACTGGATCGCGAAGAAGACGAGATCGCCGGCCCGGAGGTCATCGGTCGGGACCGGACAAAAACCGACCCTCTCGCGGTTTGCAAGATACCGCGTCGGGGCTTCGGAAAGCCAGTCCTCGTCGCGGGTAAATTCGGGCAGGAACAGGCCGTGGCCCGCATACCAGTCGCGGACCAGCGCCCAGCAGTCGCCCTTGCCGTCCGTGCCGGTCGGCCCCCAGCGGAAATCGCGGCCGAGCAGCGGCACCTCGGGGATGCCCGAGCCCCAGAAGAACGGCTCGCCGACCGCGCGGCCGCGCGTCACCACCAGGCCGAAGGGCACGTCGAGGGCGACCTGCTGCTCCTGGTCGGCGATGGAGGGATGGTCGGGACCGTCCGGATGGCTATGCACCACCGCCAGCACGTCGCCGGCCAGCATGCGCGCCTCGGCCTCGGGCGGCATCACGAAGGTCTCGTAGGGGTCGTCCGCGACGTTCGGCTGCGGCTCGTAGCCGGCGGCCGTGACGAGGCCGCAGCTCTCCATCGGATAGCATTGGGCGGCATGCGCGCGGATCGCCTCCGCGACGGTGGCACCGAACATCACAGGTCTCCGCGGCTGACGCCTGGGAAGTTGCCCAGCGGCAGGGGGGCATTGCCGTAGCGCAGGATACAATCGCTCATGCGGCGCCCGCAGTCATCCAGCGCGGGATCTCCGGTCGGCGTGCCATCCGCCTTGAAGCAGGCGCCGCCGCTGTAGGGGCATTCGGACTGGCGCCAGGCGCCGCCGGTCCAGACGCGGTAGCCGTAGGGGCAGCTGTCGCGCAGCACCTGCCGCGAGGGCAGGCGCTTGCCCTGCACGTCGATGCTGGAGGCCAGCTCGTAGGTGATGGATTCCGGCCCGTGCGACGCCTTGCGGTCCACCTCCCAGACATCGGGGCCGATGAAGGCCGAGGGGTCGGCCTGGGCCTGCCCGTCGAGGTGGCGCAGGAACACCCGGCGGCGGGTGATGAGGGCGCCCAGGCCGTAGCCGATGCCGCCGAGCATCTGCGCCGCGAAGCTGTTCAGGTTCGGCACCCGCAGCGTCGGCCGCGGCGGCGCGCCCGTGCCGCTGTAGCGCATGCGCTCGATCTCGATGGGCGCGGGGGTGTAGATCGTGCCGCCGAAGGCGACCGAGACGCCCGTGGTGCCCTGGTCCCAGGGTTCGGGCGCGCCCGGCTCGGTGTTGGTGACCGCGAAGGTGGCCTGGGTCCAGGCCATCATGGCCGGCGCCTCGCCGGTGCCGTCGAGGATGATGATCTGGGCCGTGGCGCGCACCGCGCCCTCCGGGGCCTGGGCCCTGGCCCAGAGGCGCTGGTAGCGGTCCTCGGTGGTGGCCGAGCCGATGCCGAGCGGCACGCCGTCGTCGTTTTTCGCGCTGTCGATGCCGCCGGGCAGGGTGCCGCCGGCGGCGTCGAGGAAGGTGATGCGGATCTGGGCGCGGCAGCGGTGCGAGACCAGCATGGCGTGCATCTGCGCCCACTGGCCCGGCTGCACCGCCAGGGGCGCCAGGGTCCAGGCGACGATGCCGCGCCCGCCCGCCGCCAGCCCCGCCTCGCGCCAGGCATAGCCGCTGCCATAGCCCTGGAGCGCGAAGGCCGGGTTGGCGGCGCTGGCGGAGTGCAGGGCGAAGGGCGCGGAGCCGCCCGCCGACCAGCCGCCGGTGTTGAAGGCGCAGCAGCTGTTGCCGATCAGGTTGCCGCGCAGCGGCGAGTAGGGGCCGGGGGTCCAGTGATAGACCGGACCGCCCCTGGCGCTCAGATCGAAGTCGTAGAGCGAGATCAGCGGATCGGGCGCGAGCAATCGCGCCACGCGCCGCGCGTCGGAAGCGGGCATGTTCGGTCGTCCGGAAAGGGGAGAGGGGCCGGGCTGGGCCGGCGGCTCAGAACTCGGGGTCGAAGGTCTCGGTAAGGACCGCCGAGAGGGTCCAGAGATCGAAGTTCATCGCGGACCAGCGGACGTTCGTGGCGATGTATTGGCGCGTCACGTCGTGCGGGACGGCGTAGTAGAAGGGCTTGTGGCCGCCCCTCTCGCGGAAGAAGGCGAGCATCTGGTTGCGCTGCGCGGTGGTGAGCGGCCCCCAGAGCAGGCGGTTCGTGACCAGCTGGAAGTTCAGGCCGCGCGGCTGGCGCACCGTGTATCCGTCACCCATGCGGAGCTGCAGGATGTCGGCCTGCAACTCCGCCTCGGCGCCGTCGATCTGCGGATTGATGGGCGGGACGAAGACCGGATAGGCCATGGCTCAGCGCCCCGCGAAAAGGGGATTGAGGAGGCCGCCGACGCGCTGCTGATCGACCATGTATTGCGCCTGGGCGTCTTCCAGCGCGCGGCTGACGGCGCGGCCCACGGCCTGGGCCTGACCGGGATCATTGCTGCCCCCGCCGCCGCCCCCGCCGCCGCCGCCGCCCATGTTGATGGTCACCTGGGGCGCGAAGGCGCCGCCGCCGCCGCCGCCCGCCATGCGGACGCCGAGATTGCCCGAGGAGGTGCGGACCAGCGGGATCACCGCCTCCGGCCCGGCCTCGCCGATCACGGCGGTGCCGCCCTGCGCCATCGGGCGGAAGGTCATGCGGTCCACCACGCCGCCGGTCGCCATATGCACCAGGCCGCCGCCGTCGAAGACGTGGCCCGTGGCGGCGGGCACCGTGCCGCCGCTCGCGCTGGACATCACCATGTTGCCGGCGAAGGAAAGCGCCTGCGAGAACAGGTTGCCGGTCACCGTCTGGAGCGCGCGGCTGGCAAGGTTCGACAGCAGCGCGCTCATCACCTCGCTCGCCTTGCCGCCTTTCAGGATCACCGCGTCGAGGGTCTGCGAGGCGGCCTGTCCGAGGCCCAGGAAGCTGTCGCGGATGAGCTGGTTCTGCCGCGCGATCTCGCCGAACTTCGCCATGTCGGCGCTCTGGTTCGCGCGGCTCTCCAGCTCGTCCTCGGAGATCGAATCCCCGTAGGTGTCCTTCAGGCGGCGCTTTTCGCTGCGGCGTGTGGACTCTGCCGCGAGCTGGTCGCTGGTCAACCACCAGTTCTCCGTCCGGAAGCGGGCTTCGTCGGCCGAGATGTCGAGCTGGCGCCCCTCATCGGTGAAGCGGCCGCGCAGGCCCTCCCGGTACTCGGCCTCGGCGTCGCGGCCGGCGGTCTCCGCGTTGCGCCGCGCCAGGGCCGCGCGCGCCGTGTCGCCATTCTTCTCGAAAACCTGGGCCGCCTGCTCCTGCCGGATGCGCTCCGCCTCGCCGCCCTGGCGCGTGGCGACCAGGCCCCGCTCATAGGTGCTCCCGGCGCGGTTGCGCTCGGCGAGGTTCGCCAGCGAGATGGTGCTGTCGCGGGTCGCCCGGGCGAAGTCGGCCAGCGCCGCGTTGGCGCCGCGCAGCATCTCCGCGTCGATCATCGCGCCGCGCGATTCCGGCAGCAGGGCGCCGGAGCGGATCGCCTGGTCGGCGGACAGCTCTGCGGCCGCCCGGCCGGAGCCGTAGAGGTCGCGCTGCGCCAGCTTGCGGACGTAGCCCTGGCCCTCGGCATCGACCCCGGCGAGGTTGCCGGTGCGGAGGTAGTCCTGCACCCCGGCGCCGTTGGCGCCCCGGTTGTAGGCCAGGGCCGTGGCATAGGGGTTGGCGCGGATCTCCGCCGGCATCGAGGCGATGTAGCGGGCCGCCCCCTCGATGCTGTTCTCGGGCGTGGCGTGGTCGCCCTGGATGCCGACGCCGCGGGCGGTGCGCCGCGTGACCTGATAGAGGCCCTGGACGCCGGTGGGCGACCGCGCGTTCGGATTGCCCGAGGATTCCATCTCGCCGAGCGCCACGAACAGGTCGGGGTCGATTCCGTGGCGTTCGGCCGTGGCGCGGGCGAGGTCCTCGTAGCGGCCGAGCTGCCCGCTGGTGGACCAACGGGCGCCGCGCGCGATGTCGGCGGCCCCCTGCTGGGCGCCGAGGACGCGGGCATTGCTGGCGGCGATGCGCGGCGTGTCGAGCGAGGCCTCGAAGTTGGCGATGGCCTGGGCTTCGTCGGTGGGCGGCAGGCCACGGGCGCGGATGGCGGCGAGACCCGCCTGGCGCCGCTCGGCGGCGTCGCGCAGCGGATCGCCGCTGCGGCCGGCGCGGGCCGAGGCCAGCTCCGCCTCGCGCACGGCGGCCGAGGCCTCGTCGCTGGAGCGCTGCTGGTGGTTGAGCTGCGCGGTGGAGGCGTCGCCCAGGCCATCGACATTGGCGAGGCGGCGGCGGCGCGCTTCGGCGCGCTGCTCGTTCACCGTCATGTCCTGCAGCTCGGTGGGCGGGATCATGCTGAGCGCGATGCCGTCGAGCCGGCTCTCGCGGTTGCGCGCGGCGGGGTCGAGGCCCCGGTAGCTGTCCAGCACGCCCTCGCCCGCCGCCACGTCGCGGCCGGCATTCGCCACCGCCAGGCGCTGGTTGAAGTGGCTGGCGTTCTCGGCGGCTTCCCGCAGGGCCTTGCCGAGCTGCTCGGCGGTGCGCGCCAGGGTCTCGTCGCCGGAGGCGCGGGCCCGCAGCGCCATGTCGGCGGTCATGCTCTCGTAGCGCAGGTCGCGCAGGCGGTCGGCGGCGCCGGGGCCACCCTCGGCGGCGGCGACCTGGCGCCCCAGGTGGTCATTCTGGGTCCGCATCCCGGCGAGATGGCCGCCGCCCTGGGCCAGCGCCTGCATGGCGCCGCTCCGCAGGATGGCCTCGGCGCTGGGGCCGCCGGGAACCATCCCGGCCTGGGCCACGGCCTGGGAGCGCAGGGCGTTCTCGGGCGTGGCGCCGGCCAGGAGCTGCGCCGTCATGGTGTGGCCGGGGCGGGCCTGGGCATCGAGGGCGGCGGAGGCGCGCGCGGTGGCGTCGGCGATCCGCTCCTCGTAATCGGCGAGGCGCTTCGCCAGCGCCTCCTGCTGGGCGCGCTCGGAGGTGAATTCGCGGGCCACCTGGAGGCGCAGCTGCTCGGCCGTGCGGGCGCGCTCGCCGTCGCCGTAGCTGCTGGCGTAGCCGCCCCGCGCCGCGCCGGAGATGGAGCGCTCCTCGCCCCGCAGGCGCTGCTCGGCCAGCAGGCGCGTGTCGTCCTCGGCGGCGAAGCGCTGGTCGATGGCCGCCATGTGCTCGGGCAGGATGCCGAAGCCGCGCAGCGCCTTGTCGTCGAGGCCCCGGAGGGCGGCGGGGGAGAAGCCCTCCAGGCGCCCGATATCGACGCCGAAGCCCTGCAACGCCGCCATCATCGGCTGCATCCGGCGCTGGTCGTCGGGCGACATCGCGCCCGCGAAGGCCATCTGCCCGGTCTGCCGCTGGTAGGCGGCGATGCGCGGATTGACCGGGCGCTGGTCGGCCGGAAGGTTGTCCAGGATCTGCTGGATGCCGGCCTGGTCGGCGCTGAACAGGTTGCCGATGCGGCGGCCCGCCCAGTCCATGTTCGCTTCCCACCAGCCGCCGTTGAGCCGGTCGCGCTGGTACTGGGCGTTGATCAGCTCGGCATTGGCCTCGGACTCGCCGTTGTTCCGGTAGTCGCGCCAGTCGCTCCACGCCGTGTCGAAGCGCTGCCAGAGGGTATTCTTGTTCTCGCGCTGAAGCGCCATCCAGGCGGGCACGCGGTCACCGGCCTTGTAGCCCTGGTACTGCCGCTCCCATTCCTCCAGGCGCTGGCGGCGGCCGGAATCGCCCTCGCCGAACATGCGCGACAGCAGGCCCGCCTCGCCCTCGCCCCAGAGGCCGCGCAGCTCGCCGTAGCGGCCCTCCATCTGCGAGTTCGCGTTGTTCAGCCGGAAGATGCCCTCGCGGGCGAGCGCGGTGTTCTGGGCGCGCTGGTGGGCCTCGGCCTCGCGGCGCTGCTGCTCGGTCGAGCGGTAATCCGGATAGGAGAGGCGGGTGACGGTATCGGCGCCGAGCGGGCCCATGACGGTCATGGCGTCGCGCAGGCGCTGCGGATCGTCCGCGAAGGTCTGCATGCGCGAGATGAACTGCGTCATCACGTTGCCGGCCTGGTTGCGGTCGAGGCCGCGCACCGAGAGGCCGTAGTTCTCCAGCACCGCGCGCGCCTGCTGCCCCTTGGCGGTGACGCCCTCGAAGGCGGCCTGGATGTTCTGCAGCGCGGTGAGGGTCTCGTTCGAGGCGAGGCCCGCCTGCCGCGCCGAGCGCGCATAGCCCTCCAGGCCGGAGGCGCTCATCTCGAAGGAGCGGGCGAGGCCGTCGAGGCCGCGCATGGCGGTTTGGAACTCGCCCATGGCCGAGGCGCTGTCGCGCAGCGCGCCGGTCGCCTTGTTGGCCCGCTCCACCACGCCGTCGAGCGCCGAATGCACGGCGGTCAGGCTGCTGGTGAGCAGAGCCGCCTTCTCGCCGTAATCGACCACCGAGCGGCGGCCATCCTGCAACGCCTGATCGAGCTTGCGCTGTCCCTCGGTCACGCCGGCCGCGGCGGCCTTCATGCCTTCGAGGTTGCGGGTGGCCTGCGCCGCCTGCGAACTGTCGATGGCGAACGACAGTTGCGCGATGTCGGTGGTCATGCTGGCGGCGCTCCCGGCTGACTAAGCGCCTTGATCAACTCGTCATCGAGGGTGCGCAGGAGGCGCAGTTCCCAGATGGCGAGCCGGATGCTGGTGAGGCGCGACCAGGCATCGATTTCGCTGAACTGGATGGAGAGCGGAGCGCCCTGGGCGGAGTAGGGCCGCCCTGGCGAGAGGTCTTTGAAAGCCTCGAAGACCGTCTCCACCTCCGGCGGCATCTCGGGGAGATCCAGCAGTTCTGGTGGCGTGCAGCCGGTTTGCCGCCGCACGCTGTCGAGCGCGTCCCGCAGGGTGCCGCCCCCGGGCACTGGCGCGTCGAGGGGGAAGACCCTCGACGCCCAATGGCGAACGCGCTTCGTCAGTCCAGGAGGAAGTTCCCCTCATTGACGAAGAAGTCGAGCGCCTGCTCCTTGATCAGCCGGAAGCGCGGATCGGCGTAGAACTTCTTCGCGTTCTCCACGGTGCAGGGGAAATCCTCGCCGTCCATTTTGGTGAAGGACCAGCCCACCGTGGCCGAGACCAGCATGTCGGTGTTGTCGGCGGCGACCTGCTCCTCGGTCTTGCGGACGCCGCGCATGATCTGCTCGGCGGTGCGCTCGCTGATGCGGCGCGCCGCGCCGCGCGCGGTGTCGGAGTGGCGGCCGAGCAGGGTGAGCGTGACCGGCTTGCCGGTGTCGTCCAGCACGGCGGCGCCCGTCTTCGGGTGCTTCACCGTCATCGGCAGGCCCTTCTCCTGAAGGGTGTGCGTGTCGAGCTTGGCGATGTCGAACATCAGAGGGACGAGTCCTGCATGGTGATGGTGGTCTGCTCGAATTTCGTGCCCGCGCCGGCACCCGTGGTGTGCTCCAGGGCCTGGAAGGCGATGCTCTGGATGATGGCGCGGTCGCTGTCGGACTTGGTGGCGCTGAACAGCTTCACGCGGTTCAGGACGATGCTGATGAAGGGCGAGTTAATCGTCCCGTCCGAGGTCATGTAGAAGTGCAGGTCCACCTCGGCCTCGTTCAGGAACAGCTGCTGGAAGCTGTTGTCCTGCACGTAAACGCTGGCCTGGCCCTCGACCGAGAGCGCGCCCTCGAAGATGTCGGGGACCACATCGGAGCCGAGCACGGGCTGGGCGTCCATGGAGGTGGAGATGTTGAGCTGGGCGCCGGTGATCAGCGCCACATCGACCCCGTTGAAGCGGACGGCGCCGTTGACGGCCACCAAGGAGTTGTCAGTGGTCGGCGGGGTCGGCGCGGTGAAGTAGGGCGCGGTGCCCTCCACCATCTTCTGGCCCATCATCTGGAAGTCGGCGGTCACCATGCCGGTCGGCGGCAGGGAGATGCGGGCGCCCTGGACGCGCACGCCGCTGAAGCGCTCGCTGATCGGCACATCGGAATCGCCGAAATACTGCTCGACGCTGTAGCTGTAGCGGCCCTGGTTCGCGACCGGGATGAAGGTCTTCTTGCCGACCACCGCGCAGGTCACCGTGTCGCCGGCCGCCTTGGTGGAGACCACCTCGTTGCCGAGCCCTGACACCGTCATCACGGTCGCCGTCAGGTTGACGATGCGGTAGTTGCGGGCGTTGTTGTCGGTGCCCGTGGTGGCCCAGCCGGTCCAGCGCACCACGTCGCCGACCTTGAAGCCGTCGGCGAGGAAGGAGCCGCCCGTGCGGGTGAAGGTGCCCGGCGGGCCGGCGGCGGCGCCGATGGTGCTGAGCGGCCCGGTGGTGGCGCCGACCGCGAACTGGCGGCGCAGCATGCCCTCGAAGAAGTCCTGGTAGGCGCCGGGCGAGAGCTGGCCGCTGAGCGAGCCGACCACGCGGCGGACGCCGTGCCGGGCATCGCGGAACTGCTGGCTGGGCAGGATTTCCTGGCTGCGGATGCCGTCCTTGGTGAGCGACAGCGCGCCGTTCAGGCGGCGCAGGACGCGGCCGCCGGAGCTGGCCGCCAGCGTGCCGAAGGTGGCTTCGCGGGCGATGATGAGCTGCTTGTTAATGCCGCGAGCGAGCGCCATGGCTCAATCTCCTCACAGCCCCGACGCGCCTGGGCGCAGGGCAAAAAAAAGGCCGCCCGAAGGCAGCCTTGCCGTGACCCACCGGCGGAAACGGGCCTCAGTCGGACGGGAGGATCAGTCCTCGGCGGGCGCGTCCTGCTCGGGATCGGCGTCCTCGGCGGGCGCGGGGCTCTCGAAGTCGGGCTGCTCCGACAGGTCGGCGCTGGGCGGCAGGCTCTCTTCGGAGAGGCAGCCGTAGAAGGCGGCGCGCTGGATCTCGGCCTCGGTGGCGCCGCGCTCGGCGAGCTGCGCCGCGCTGAAGGATTCGCCGCGGTAATAGGAGCGGCCTCCCATCGCGCAGTATTCGTGGATGTGCAGGGTCTTCATGAGGGGGTGTCCTCGCAGAACCAGGAGACCTGCACCGGCACGCTGATGTAGTCGGCGGTGACCACGGGTGCGGGGAGGTTCACTTGTTCGATGTGGACGCGGGCGGCGCCCAGGATCAGCGTGTGCCCGCGCTTGAAGAAGCCGGCCGCCACCTCGGCGGCTCGGCTGGCGCCCGGAACACCCTCGCGGGCCGGGTTGCAGACCAGGATCTGGAAGACGCCGTTCCAGAAGGCGCGGGCCTCGGCGCCGACGCCGGGAACCTGGCGCCCCCGGAAGGGCATGGAGACGGCCATGTAGGGCTCGCCATCCGGCCGGAACGGGATGCCCTGCCACGCCTTGCGGCCGGGGATCAGGGCGGCCTGGGCGTTCAGGGCCTCCTCGATGTCGCTGATCATGCGCCGCCGCCCTGGATGACGCGGCGCGTGGCCCGGCGGGCGATCTCCGGCAGCTCGGCGACGGTCTGCGTGACCATGCCGGCGCCGGTGACGTGGGTGGTCTCGCCATCCTTGCGCTCGATGTCGCGGCCATACTCGATGGCGCGCGCGTAGATCACCGGGTTCACCACGACGATGATGTCCCCGAGGCTCGCCTGGGTGATGGCCTCGGTGGTGGCGCGGCCCTCGATGGGCAGGCTTTCGTCGGGGCGGATGGCCGACCAGTTGGCGCGGAGGTGGCCGGTATCCACCGGGGTCAGCTCCTTGACGCGGTTCACGGCGTCCTCGGCCGTGGCGCGCAGCGCGGCATCGGCGCGGTGCCGGGCCTTCTCGACCCAGCGGGTCACGTCCACCGAGAAATCGGGCATCGGTTACCTCGCCTGGATGGCCCAGCGCACCGGGGCGCCGCGCAGGTAGGCGGGCACGGCGCTGCGGATGACGTAGCGCTGGCCCCAGGGGGCGATGACGGCCATGCCGGGCTTCGGCTCGGAGGGCAGGCCGAAATTCGAGATCGTCACGGAGAGGTCGGCGGCGTCGATCAGCGTGCCGTCGATCAGGTGGCGGCTGAAGCCGTTCACCTCGGCGGGGACGCGGCGGTGGCCCTGCCAGTGGGGCGTCACCGGGGCGCCGGCAGCGAGGGGATCGGTGAGGGGGGCGGCGAGGGGGACCGTGGCGCTGTTGGCGGCGGTCTTCACCATGCCGGCCGCCGTCATGCGCTGGTAGCCGACCACGAAGGCGTCGCCGGCCTCGATGCGCCCGGCCAGCACCTCGCCCACCAGGCGCAGCTCGGTGCTGCCGATGGGGTGCTCGTCGCGCGCGGTGAGGTTCGCGCTGCGGGGCGGGTTCGGCGCCGGGTCGGGGCCTTCGAGGGTGGTGGCGTAGTGCAGCACCACGAAGGTGCCGCGGGCGAGCAGGACATCGCGGTAGCGCCGGGCGACGAAATCGGCGGGGCGCATGTCAGTAGCGCCGGATATGGGCGTTCAGCAGGTGGCGCGCCGCGCGCGGGAGGGCGCCGGGGCCGAACTCGCTGTAGGAGCCGCCATAGACGCCGGCCAGCTGCTCGCCGCTGAGATTCGGGTCGAGGGCGGGGGCGGTGCGCTGGGCCTGGAGGACGATCCGCGTCGCCATGCGCACGGCGCCCGGCACGGGCTCGTCGCCGCCGGTGTAGCGCAGCGTGATGCGGGCGTTGCGGGCGAAGGGAAAGCCGGTGCGGGTGGTGACGCCGATGCTGTCCCAGGTCACCGGGACCGGATCGCCCATCACCTCGCAGGAGGAGACGAAGGCGAGGGGGGTGCGCTTCGGGAAGATCGTCGCGCTGCCGGTGCCGAACAGGGTTTCGACTTCCTCGGAGCGGCCGAAGGGGCGCTGGCAGAAATCCTCGACGGTCTGCGAGGCGACCTCGATCATCTCGCCCAGGGCGGCGTCGGTGACGTCGGTGGTGTCGCCGAGATGGGCCTTGGCTTCGGCGATCGAGATCAGGCGCGGCATCAGGCGGCGGCCTTGCGGGCGGGCTTCGGCGCGGGGGCCTCGACCGGCTCCAGCAGGAGGCCGAGATCGGTGAGGGCGGCGGCCTGGTCCTCGGTGAGGCTGAGGATGCCGTCGGCATCGGCGGCCAGCTCGCCGCGGCCCGGCACGAAGACGGCGGTCACGGCGGGGGTGGTGCGGTAATGGGGCATGGGCACCTTTCCGAAGCAAAGGGCAAGTAGAAACCGCGCCCAGGCGGTGAGGCCTGGGCGCGGCGACAGTTACGGCGATCAGCCGCCAGCGATATTGGAGATGACGCCAATGCCGGGCGGGAAGTAGCACTGGAGAACCTGGTCCGAGTACACGCCGTACTCGTACTTGCGGCTCCGCATCGGCCACTCAGTCTGGTGGTAGTCCTTGCGGCACAGGATGCGGTTCACCTTGTCCACGCCGGACAGGCGGTAGGGCAGCTCGTGCGTCAGCACCAGGATGGTGCCGGGCGGCAGGTTCGGGTGCAGGCGGATCGGAATGTCCTGCGCACCGCTCATGGAATACTGGTTGAGGTAGCCACGCAGCATGCTGCCGGCGGTGATCATGCCCTGCTGCGCATTGAAGCTGAAGCGGTGGGTGCCGTTCTGCACGCCCGCCAGCGCCTTCTTGCGCAGCGTGTTCGCCTCGCGCGCCGAGACCCAGATCTCGGTCGGGCTGATGCGGTGCTGCGTCCAGTACCACTCCAGCATCTCGTCGAGCTGCTCGATGCCGCCCGCGCCATCGGCGGTCAGCGTGGAGCCGAGGCCAGCGGTGCCGGTGGGCAGCGCCTTCCAGTAGGCGCCGGAGCCGGGCTTCGCGGCCAAGGCCAGGAAGCCGTCGAACACCATCAGGTTGGCCGAGCGGTCGTTCGTCACCAGGTCGGCCGGCAGCGTCTGACCGCCGGCGGCCAGGTGGGTGATGACCACGGAGTTGGTGGTGGTCGTCCCGTAGAGGCGCTGGGTGCCGGCGTCGCCGACGAACCAGGCGTAGCCCACGGCGCCGATCACGGCCTGCACGCTGGCGGCGACGGAGTTGGTGCCGCCCGTGCCGGTCGTCACGTTCGCGGCGGCCGAGGCCTGCGACGCGCCACCGTTGTAGGTGTCGGTGCTGCCGTCCGCGTTGGCGCGCGTCACCTGGGCGAGCACGGTGCCGCCGGAGGCCGCGAGGTAGCCGTCCATGGTCAGCGCCACGGCGCGCACATGCACGGGCGTGGTGGCCGCGATGGCGCCGCCCTGGGTGCTGGCGACGAGGACCGGGGTGGCGGGCTGGCCGAGCGAGACGGAGCCGTTGCCGCCGACGATCAGCTTCTCCTCGATCTCCATCAGGGCGTGCAGCGTGCCCTGCACGGCGCGCGCCTTGACGTCGTCGAAGCCCTGGGCGGCCAGGTCGGCTTCCCAAGTAACGTTGTCTTCAACACCGATGGTGCGGAAAGCAGCGAGGTACTCTTTTACAGTAGTACCGATGACGCCGCCTCGGTTGCCCTCAGAAACGCCGCCCGAAATCGAAGCATTGTTGATTTTCGTGACAGCTCGCCAATTGGCCTGGATGCCCATACCACCTGTCGAGCGGGCCAGTTCATTACGCAGCGGCGTGATGAGCGGCGTCAGCGTCTTGGCCGGTGCTTCCAGCGAGTACGCGGTGAGACCAGTAGTCGCATTGGGCGACTGCGTCCAGGACTTCGCCAGATTGGCGCCGGCATTCGCCTTGGCGAGCGCGTTGCGCACCAGGGACAGGGTGTCGTTCGTGTTCACGAGGATGCTCCCGGATCACGCGGCCCGCGGGCAGGCGTGATCAGCAGGCGTGCCGAAGCGCCCCAGGCCGCCAGGGGCGGGGGGTCTGCTCCGGGCCGTGGCCCAACGGCATTTCACGGGCGGCCGGGGCTCAGCCGGCGGCGGCGAGGACAAAGCCTCGCCCGAGCGGGAAACAGCCGGGGCTCAGCCGGCGGCGGCGAGGCCGAAGCCCCGCCCGAGCAACAAAAAGGGCGGCACAAAGGCCGCCCTGTCAGCACACCGCCCGATGGCGGCGGCTATCTCGTGGGGCAGGCGAGGCCTGCCCTGTCCGATCACCCCAGCGGGGCGCGGTGCGCCATCTTGATCAGCGCGACCGAGCGCTCCTCGGGGGAGAGCTTCGACAGCTCCACGGCCTGCTCCTCGAGGCGCTGGGCGCTGTCGGCCGCCTTGCTCAGGCCGCCCGCGACGCCGAGCACGCCCTTCGGGGCGGCGGGCATCTGGCGCAGGCGGATGATCTCGGCGCCGGCATCGGCGAGCTGCTTCTGGAGCGGGCCGACCACCTCGGCGAGGACCGTCGCCATGGCCTCCTCGATGGCCGCCTTCTGCAAGGCGCCGGCCTTGGCGGACTTCTCGGCCTTCTCCTCCTCGTCGCCCTCGCCTTCGCCTTCGCCTTCGCCTTCGCCCTCGCCCTCGGGCTTGTCGGCGGGCGGCGCGGCGGGCGGCGCGGCGGGCTTCTCCTCGGCCGGCGGCGCGGCGGGCTTGTCGGCCGGCGGCGCACCTTCGGCGGGCGGCGCCTCGGCCGGCGGCGCACCCTGGGCCGCTTCTTCCTCGGCCGGGTCCTGGTCCTCGGGGTCTTCGACCTGGCCGCCAACCGCGCGCAGCACGGCCTCGCCCTGCACCAGCGCCGCGGCGTTCAGGCGCATGAGCACCTGGCACATCTCGGCCACGTCCTCGCCGCCCTCGGCCGGGGCTGCGGCCTGGGGCGCGCCAGCCTCGGGCGGGACGCCGGCCATCTTCATCAGGTTCACGCCGATCTGGCCCATCACGTCGCTCAGCACGTCGGGGTCGGTGACGTAGCCGATGAGCTGCGGCGGCAGGCTGGACACGAGGCGCAGGGTGCTGTCGCTCTTGGTGAGCGGCAGATCGATGAAGCTCAGGCCATCCGCCTTGGCGGCCTCGACATCCTCTTCCGTCAGCTCCGCGCTGTCGTCGATCGGCTCGACCTGATCGTTCGCGGCGGCGCGCAGCACCACCTCGCTCAGGTCGGCCCACTCGCTCAGCAGCGCGGAGGCCTCGGCCGTCACGGCGCCGCTCTCGATCAGGTCGTCCGCCGCCTCGACCGCCTGGTGGATCAGCAGGGCCAGATCGACCAGCGGGTTCTGCATCTCATCGGTTTCGATGTCGGCAGCCGCTTCGAGCTGGTCCTTGGTCTCGGCGAGGTCCTGCGCGAACTCGCTCAGGGACTGCGAGACCATGGCCTCCTGGTCCGGGACGTCGCTCTTGGCGATTTCCAGCACGGACGCGGTGATCCGCGCGAGCTTGTCGTCCTGCACATGCATATCCGATGTCTCCTGCGTGATTCCGTCCCGGCGCTTTGGCCGGCGATGTAGTGAGGCCGCCTCCGGGACGGTGCGGAGGGCGGGCTTGCGGCGACGAGCCGCAAGATCTGTGGCCGCCATGCCCTGGAAGGGACCGGCGGGCTGGGACCAAGTCATGCTGTCATCCCAATTTCAGGGCATTGGCGACGCGGATGGCGGCGCGGTCCCCGAAATGTCCGACGATGTTCTGGTGGACGAAGGCGCTGATCTCCTCGCCCGCCATGCTGCCCAGGACAGCCGTCGCCATCTTGCCGAAGTAGGTCCGGCCCACGGCATTGCCGATGGACCAGCCGACGATGCCGCCACCGATCCGCCACGCCGTCTCCGCGCCGCTGCGCTCGGGCGGCGTGTAGGCTTCGGGGGCCTCCTTGCCGGCGGCGGCGTAGAGGTTCTGGGCGCCCTCCCGGCCGACCATGCCGCCAACCATCGAGCCGACGCCGCCAGCCACGATGCCGACGCCGACGCGGGAAACCTTCTTCGCGGCAAAGGCGGCCGTCGCCTTGGCGCGCCCGAGCGTGGTCTCGGCGGACGCCCTGGGATTCACCTTCGGCAGAACCTTGTCGGTGAGATCCCAGGCCGCCTGCATGCCAGCGACCTCGCCGGCCGTGCCGAGGAAGCGCATCGGCTCCAGCACGGAGCGATTGTCCTCCTTCGGCGGCTCGGACGCTTTCTGCGGCTTCGGGGTGGCCGACGCCTTCGGCCCGTGCTTCGGGGCGAACTCGCCGCCCTTGTCGGAGCCGGGCGGGTGCCGCTCGTATTGTCGTTCCATGGTGCTTCCGCCCTTACTGGTCGGCGAACTGCTTCAGGTCGGCCTCGGCGCGGCGCACCGCCTCGGCGTTCCAGAACCGCTCGTCGCGGTTCGGGTGGGTCTTGCGGGCCTCGGCCAGATAGCCGTCCAGCATCACCTTCGCGGCGCGCTCCGGGTTGCTGGCGGTGTCGTCATCCCCGCTGGTGAGCAGCTTGCGGTTGCGGTGCAGGAAGCCCTTGTAGTCGAGGCCGGACGGCGCGGCGGCAGGGCGCTCCGGCGCCGGCTGGCCGGGCTTCGGCTGCGCGGGCGGCGGGGCGGCCCGACCGGCCGAGAGGGCGCTGCTCAGATCCTTCAGCGCGGCGCTGTAGCCGCTCATCCCCTTCGCCGAGAGCAGCACGCCGGTGGCGCGGGCGACATCGACGGCCGGCACGCCGGGGTTCTTCGCGGCCCAGCTCTTCATGCCGGCGATGACGGCATCCTGGTCCTGGGCGCCGCGCAGCGAGGCGAGCGGGCCAGGGGCGCCGCCTTCCTTGCCGAGCAGCAGGCCCGCGCGCTGGCCCGCCGTCAGCAGGTCGGTGCCATTGCCGCGCAGCGCGGTGGCGAGCTGCACGCCCGCATCCTTGCCCTGCATGGCGTTGCGGACCTTGCCCATCACCAGGCCCGCGACCTCGGTGCCCTGCTTCGCCACCCGCACGCCGAAGCCGTCCGGGCCATCGGTGTGCGCCGTGTTGTTCCCGCTCCGCAGGGCGTTGCGCGTGGTGTTCAGCCGGTTCTGCTCGTCCTGGGCGTAGCCGATCATGGCGATGGCCGCGCCATTGCCGCCACCGCCACCGCCACCCTGGCCGCCCTGGCCGCCCTGGCCGCCGTGCTGCGCCAGGGCGCGCTCGATGTCGGACACCTTGGTGCTGGCGGTGATCGGCACCTTCCAGTTCTCGTCGCGGGTGCGGTGCGCCTCGGCATAGACGAAGCGCTTGCTGGCGCCGCTGCCGACGGTGGCGCCGTAGATGATCGTCTCGTTCGGCTGGCCGGCGTGCAGGATCTGGAAATAGCCCTCGGGCTTCTTCCCCATGATCTTGTCGAAGCCCTTGTAGATGAACGAGCCGTCGTTCCCGAGATCCACCACGTCCAGGGCGGCGGCGGCGCCGACGACCGTGGAGCCGTAGGTGCGCCAGTTGCGCTTGGCATGCTGCCAGAGGCCGTCCGGCACGCCGTTCTTCTCGGCGGCCTTCAGGCCGAGCCAGATGGCGGCGCGGTTCGTGCGCCCGACCACGTCATGCTCGGCGGCGGCGGCCTCGGCCTTGTTCTTCGCGTTGCGGATCTTCTTCGCGGCGCGCTGCGCCTCTTTCATGATGCCGGACAGGTTGCGCTGGGCGGCATCGAGGCCCGCCTGCACCCGCGCTGGCACCAGGCGCGGAATCTCGGCGCGGAGCTGCGCCACATGGTCGCCCAGGATGCGCGCCGCCTCGCCGCCCGCCGCGTGGTGGCGCGCGGTGAACCTCGCATCCACGGCGTCGGTGTGCTTCGCGGTGACCGCCTCCTTCATGGCATCCACGCGATGATCGGGCGGGAAGCGCTCGAAGAAGTTGCCCGGCTTCCAGGGGTCTTCGATCCGCTGGTCCGCCGGGAGCCTGTCGGGGCTGACATGGCGGCGGGCACCCGCGGCGCCGATCTCGCTGACCTGCTTCTGATACGCCTGGCCGTCCGCCCTCACCTGGCGGATCTGCTCTTCGAGGTTGTCGATCTGCTCGGCCGCCTCGCCCTTCAGGCGGGTGATGACCGACTTGCTGCGCGGCTTCGCGCCATCGGCCACCTTGCCGTTCCCCTCGGCCACGAGATCCTGAAAGCCCTTGCGGGCGCTCTCCAGGTCGCGCTGCAGGTTCTGGTAGGTGGTGTTCAGCTCGTCGCGGCGCCGCTCGAAGCCGCCAATCCGCTGGTCGATCTCGCTGCGCGTGCTCTTGGCGGTGTCGGTGATGCTCTTCAGGGACTTCCGCTGCTTGGGGCCGAGCAGGTCGATGAGGCCGGATTCCTCGCCGGTCTCGCTGCGCTTCAGGGCGGAGCGCACGCGCCGCGACCACTCGGCCGGGTTCGCGGTGCCCTGCGGCGGCGTCATGAACTGCGCGTCGCGGCCGAGATCCTGGATCTTCTCGCGCATCCGGTTGGCGAGCTGGTGCTTCGCCCAGGCGACCGGATCGGAGGCCCGCGCATCCAGCTGCTGGATCTCGGTGAACTCCTTGGCGCCGGCCGTCTGGCGAGCCTTGACGTAGGCCGTGTCGTTCCGCGCCGCCATTTCCTCGACGCGGCCGCGCATGCCGCTCACGCGCGCGGCGGCCTTGGGGGATTCCTTCGCGTCGAAGCGGCCGATGAAGCGGCTGACATTGCCGATGGAGCGGCCCCGGCTGAGCAGCGCGCCCGCCGCCGCGCCGAGCATCGCGCCGCCGCCGACGGTGGCGACGGCCTTCTCCTTCGAGGTGAACTTGCCGTCCTCGTCGCGGTAGGGGTTGCCGCCCTTGCCGCCGCCCGCCGTGGCGAGGTGGGCCGCGCCGCCCGCCGCCGCGCCCAGCGCCGCGCCACCCAGGGCGCCCCGCACCGTGGAGCGGTTGACCGCCTGGCGGGGGCCGCCGCCCATCTCGCGGCGGATGCCACGGTCATAGGCGTTGGCGGTGCGCTCGGCCTGCTGGCGCATGCGGGGAGGGAAGTTGCTGGGCAGGCTGCTGGTGCTGCGTGGCGCCTGCGGCGTCGGCCGGCGCAGCGCGGTCCCGACACGGGAGGTGAGGTTCCGCACGAAGGAGGAGAGCGCCGCCTTCTGGAGCTCCTGCTCGCCCTCGACCTTCGCCAGCAGGGCCTCGATATCGGCCTTCTCCACCTTGCGGGGGCTGTAGGCGTCGAGCAGCGGGCCGACCGCCCGGGCGCCCTCATAGGCGCCGTACATGAGCGGCGCGCTGGTGGCGACGCCATAGGCGAAGCCCGCCGCCTTGCCGCGCGCCATGCGCGACATGTTGATGCTGCGGGAGACAGGGTCTTTGCCCTCGCGGAGCGGACCCGTCATGCCATCGATCACCTTGCGGTTCAGCCCCACGCTGACGCGGCTGTAGAGCTGGCCGATGCCGCCGACGACGCGCTTCGTCCCGCGCTTGGTGGCGCCCGCGACGGCATCCTTGATGTCCTCGCCCCGCTCCGGGGGGATTCCCTGGGTCCGGGCGCCGAGCTTGCGCGCTCCGGCGCGGGTGAGATTCACCGCGTCGATGCCGAGGCCGGTGGCGAGGCGGGCGGCGCTGCCGGTGCCGACACCCGCCATCGTGCCGAGGCCCTTGGTGGCGGCGACGACGATGCCGCCGCGCGCCGAGGGGAAGGCGCCGCCCAGGCCGCTCACCACGCCCACCGCCCCAGCCGCGGCGAGGGGGCCGAAGGTGCTGTAGCGGGTTTCCGGGATGACCTCGGTCTGCGACGCCTTGTAGCCCGCGTTCTGGTCCTTCAGCTTGCTGTGCTGGGAGCTGGTCTTGGTGTCACGAAAGAACGCCTTCTGCCCCGACTGGGGGGCGGTCTTGGCGCTGGCGCCGCCACCCTTCGGCGCGAACTTGCCGTCGCCATCCCGGCGATGCTTGCTCTCGTCGAAGTCGTCGGCCTTGCGCATCGCCAGGTGCCGGTCCACCGCCTCCAGGGCGGAGGTTTCCGGTGCGGCGCCCCGCCAGCCGCGCTCGAAGACCTTCTTCAGCTCGGCCAACTTCACGCGCACCGGGGGCGCCGCTTCGTTGTGAGCGATGACACGGCCCCGAAGGGCCGTGATGACGTCAGCATCGAAGCGGGCTCTGCTCACGCGCGGCTCCTCATCTGGGCATAGGTGCGGGGCGCGGCGGCGGCCATCGCGGCGTAGGTGCGAGGCGCAGCGCGGGTGAGCGGACCGGGAAGCACGTCGATCCGACGCTCCATGATGGAGCCGTCGGCCTTATGCAGTTCGATGATCCGGCAGGTCTGGATACAGGGGCGATCTACGAGGGAGATCTCGGAGACGCGGGGGGTGTAGCGGTTCTGACCGCTCTCATCCGTCCACTTGCGCGCATAGGCGCCGCCCACCGAAAATCCAGTATAAACCCCTTCGACGACCTTTTTCCACTCCTGATCGTCAACGATTTTCGCGACGATATCGATGGCCTTGTCCTGGTCGTTGAAGGAGAGGTCCACCAGCTTCCCCGCCACGCGCTTGCTGTCATGCATCACGCGGACATTGCCCTTGGAGAGGCCGCCCGTGGCCTCCACGAAGCTGTTGCTCCACTCCAGGAAGGCCGGCTTGGCGCTCTCGTAGTCGAGGATTTCCCCCGACCGATCGACGACCTCCTGCACGGCGCGCCCGATCACCAGGCGCCGCTCCTCGTCGATCTTGCACAGCGGGATGTCGAAGTTCATGGCGCTCAGTCCTTCTTCTTGGTGCGGGCGGAACGCTCGCGCGCCTGTTGCCAGTGGGCGGCGCCGGCGGCGCCGAGGACCGCGCCAACGGTGCCGCCGAGGATCAACCCGGGAGCCTTGGGGCCGCTGCGCAGGCCTTCCATGAAGCCCGTCTTGGCCGCGGCGAGACGCCCCTTGCCGTAGCTGATCCGCGCCGACTCACGCTCCGCCAACGGCACCCGGCCGATGTCGGGACGGCTGCCGGCCGTCATGCCGCGGGAGGTGGAGAATTCGGCGGAGGTGCCCGGCCGACGCCCCATCATCATGTCCGTGTAGGCGCCGCGCCCCCTCAGCTCGCCGTACTTCAGCCCGCCGTGACTCGCCGCGCCCGTGGCGCTGATCTCGGCATGGACCGCGCTGTGGTGCCTCTGCCGCTCGAAGGCCCCGTCGGCCGCGCCCTGGCGGGTCGGCGCCCTCCGGTAGGCCAGGGCCGCGCTGATGGCGCCGGGGGCCGCCATGCTAGCCGCCGCGCCCAGGCCGGCGCCCGCCACCGCGCCGACATCGGCAGCCCGCCCGACGCGCTGCTGGGACTCCGCGCGCTTCTTCGCCGCGTCGCGCCGCTGTTGCAGCTCGGCCTCGGAGAGCGGCTTGCCCTTCTCCCGCTTGCCGAGACCTTCCGCCGGCTTCCGGTAGCGGTTGGTGGACCACTGGTTGTAGTGAGCGACCACCTCGCGGCGAGCCTTCGGTTCGCGGTCCAGGCGCTGGATCTGGCCGGGGTTCTCCTTCCGCCAGTCGCCAAAGTCGTACTGGTCCGCCAGCGCATCACCGCCCTTGCGGCTGGCGTATGAGGCACGCTCACTCTGCTGCTGGGCAGTGCGGTCGGTGACCTCCGTGCGCGTCTTGCGGAAGATCCCGCCCAGCCCGAGACCCACGGCGGCGCCCGCCACCGCGCCGATCCCGGCCCCACGCAGGCGCCGGCTCGCGACACCACCGAAGGCGGCCCCGATGGCGCCACCGGCCGCGGCGCCTTCCTTGCCGTAGCTCCCGTTGGGGAGGCGGCGTTCCGTGCGGGCGGCGGGACGCTCCTTCTCCCACCGAGCCCGCGCCGCCGCGCGCCGCTGCTCGCGCTCGGCCTCGCTCAGCCCCTGGGGTCCGATCTCCCGCTTCCCGAGCGAGGTGCCCTGCTGCCAGTTGGCGGAGGCGGCGCGGGCGGCGTGGCGCTGCTGCATGTCGTAGCCGTCATAGGCGGTGAGCCCGATGCCGGCCGCGCCCGCCCCGGCCTGCGCCCGGCGGCCACCCTTGCTGTTCATCGCCGCCGTGCCGCGATCCATCCACTTCGCGCTGGTCCGCTTCGCGTGGACGACGCCGCGCGACAGGGAGGACCGCCGGAAGGTGCGGTTGGACATCGAGAGGCCCGCCTTGGCGGCGCCGGTGCCGGTTGAGGCCACCGACCAGGCGCGCATGGCCGCCGGGCCGGCGCGGCCGAGCAGCCGGGCAGCGGACATCGCGGCGCCCACCCACTTCTTCAGCGCCACATTGCCGCTGCCCATCCAGTCCTGGGCGACCACCTCCGCCTTCTCGACCGGCATGGCGCCCATCTCGTGGTCCAGGGCCAGCATGTCGTTGGCGACGGCGGTGGCGCGGTGGAGCATCGAGGCCCGGTCGATCCGGCCGGCGGCATCGAGATCCGCCAGGAACTCCGGCGGCGCGATCTTCACCAGGTCGTCGGTGGTGAGGCTCTTGGCGACGGCCTTGTCCTTCTTCCGGCTCTGCCCCTCATGGATCGAGGCCCCAGCGGCGGCGCCGACAGCGGCACCCCCGAAGACGGCAGCCGTGCGGCGGGAGAGACGCCCGGAGCGGATGCCGTCCGAGACTTTCCTGGCGCCGATATCCGTCACGGCCTCGACCGCTGGCCGCACGAACCGGTGCGCCACCGCGCCCCAGGCCGCCTTGCGCAGCGGGTCTTCGCCCGCCCAGGCCGCCATCGCCTCAGCCTGCCCGGCGGGGTCGAGCTTCTGCAAATCGGCCTCGTGCCCGAGGATCTCGGACCAGTGGTGCTGCAGGGTGAACACCGCCCGTCCCTGGGCCTCGGGGTCCATCTTCTCCAGCAGCGCCTCGATGGGCGCGAGCGGGTCCGCTTTGAGCACCTTGGCTTCCTGCTTTCGCTTCTGGCGGTGATGGGCGGAATAGCCGGCCGCGCCCGTCGCCGCGGCGATGCCGGCCAGCGGCCACTTGTTGCGCTTGATGGCGCCTTCGACGGCCTCGCCGCGCGCGCGGCCGATGCGGGCGGCGGCGCGGGTGCCGTTGTGCAACTTCGCCCCGGCGGCGGTATTCGCCACGGCAGCGGCGGCCACCTGCTGGTCCCAGCTCAGGCCCCGGCGTCCGCTGGCATCGATATCGGTCCCGGCCCGCGAAATCTTGCCGTAGGTCTGGTTGCGCATCCGGGTGGCCTTCAGCGCCACTTTGCCGCGCGTGGCACCCACGGCCAGCCGGGCACCCAGGCTCCCGAGCACGCCTTTCCCCAAAGGTTCCCGCATGGCGGACCTGTCCTTTCGTAATGATTCTGGTAGGAGCGCGGGCAGCTCAGGCCGGCCACGCAAAGGAGACCCGATGTTCTCAGGCTCACTGACACCCCAGCAGCGCCTGCTGGGGGAACTCTTGCCGGCCGCCAGGGAACTGAAGGCCAAGCTGACGAAGCCCCTCATCGACCCCGAGGCGATGTCGCCGCTCGGCCGGTCGATGCTGCCCTATGTCCGCGAGGAGAACCTGGCAGCGGTCACCATCGAGCGCGGCGAGAAGGGGGGCTGGATCGCCGACATCCACCTGAGCAACACGCCGCCCGGCGTCCCGAATACGTTCGGCTCATCGGTGGCATACCCGCTCGCCACCGAGGCGGAGGCCAGGAGTTCGGCCATCAGGCTGCTGGCCGGCCTCCTGCAGATCAGCGACGGCCCGCCCCCGGAGCCTGAGCACCGCGTCTTCGTGCTGCACGACATCCATCTGCGGCTGCCCGAGGAGCTGATGCGGCAGATCGCGGAGGTCGCGGCCGAGAGGCCCGAGCTGCGCTACGGCAGCCAGGCGCTCGCGGAGCAGCGGCTGGATGAGGTCGTCGAGGCGGCGTTCGGCCAGGATGCCGTCACCGAGGATGGGTTCGACGCGCTCGACCGCGACCAGCAGATCCGAATCGTGTCGGTCTGCTGCATCGCGTCCCTGGAGGGGTTGGTCCGCTATCCGCACCGGCAGCCCGAGCCGGTCGGCGCGCGGCCGTGGCCCGTGATGCCCGAAAGCCCCCGCTAGACGCCTTCGGCCACCAGCCGCGGGGCGGTGGCGCGCGGCACCAGGGTCCATTTCACCGTGCAGCGGCAGTTGATCGTCTGCCGCGCCGGGGCCAGCGGGTCGTGCGGGTAGCGGATGGTGTCGCCCGACCGGCAGACGAAGTGACTGTCGATGCCGACCGCCTGCCGCCCGTCCAGGCCGACATGATCATCCCGCGTGCGCTCGTCGTCGGTGGCCTGCCAGGTCTTCACCACCGTGAGGTCGGGGAAGGCGTCGAGCTGGGCGCGGATACCCTCGACTGAGCCGGTGTTGGCCGCGCGCACGCCCTCGGTGCGCGCGATGGTGGTCGCCCGGTAGGCGAGGTAGCGGCGGTGATAGGCGTCCACCATCCGCTCCACCTGCTCGTCCTTCAGGGGGCGCTTCTCGGCCAGGGCGCGCTCAATGGACTTGTCGAAGCGGCGGTCGCGCAGCGCCCGGTTCAGCACGCGCGGATCTCCGGTGCGGAGCTGGGTGCGGAAGGTGGCGACGTGGTGTGCCTGGGTCTCGGTGAGGCCGATGGAATCCCGCACGCGCCGCGCCGCCTCCTGCGGGCTCATGCCGAGGCGGGCCTGCTCGGTGATGGCCGCCTGGATGGCGCGCTGCTGCGTCTGGGTGATCTCGCCGACCAGGGTGATGTGATGGCGCGTCGCCGCCTCCTCGACGCGCGGGTTGCGCCGGTCGAAGGCGACATCCACGAAGCGGCGCGGGTTCTCGCGGTCGGTGTCGGCGTAGATGCCGGAGGAGGCCGCCCCGCGCAGGAACAGGTCGGCGGTCGGCACGGTGGCGTCGCGCAGCTTCGCCGGGTCGATGGCCTGCGGGTTCTCGTACCAGTCACGGAACACCGCCGCGATCCGCTGGGCCAGCGTGGCCTCATCCGCCTTCGAGGGGGTGGGCGCGGCCTTGGACAGGACTCCCGGCTCATCGGCCTTGCCCATCTGGCTGCCGAGATAGCCCGCCGCCGCGCCCGCCGCGCCCGCCGCCGCGGCGTAGCGCAGGCCGACCCGCCCCATCACCATGCGCCGCGTGCGCTCGGCGAGGCCGGCGGCGAGGCGGGCATTCTGCTTCGGGGCGTTGCGCGCGGCCCGGTCGCGGGCGGCGCTCTCCACCATGTCGGCCTTGCCGCGCAGGGCGTAGCGGATGTTCCGCATCTCGCCGTCGGGAATGGTCGAGGGCACCTTGCGGCGCCCGCCCTTCCGCTGCCACGAGAAGCCCGTCAGGCCGAGGGCCTGGCTGTGCTTCACGGTGTCGGGCATCCCCTCGCGCTTGATCCGGCGCCGCATGCCCCAGCTCTCGGTGCGGCGCGTCACCTCGGCCTCGCCCACCTGGGCGTAGCGGCGGGGCTTGGCGGCCTTCAGGCGCTCGATCTCGGCCTGCTGGACGGCCGTGGAGGGCAGGGAGGCCAGCTCCCGGCGGACCTGGGCCTCTCCGGGGCCAGGAAGGCTCTCACCGCGCTCCCAGGCCGTGTCGAGCTGGCGCAGGCGGTCCTGCAACGCCCCGCGCCGCGCCTCGGTGGGGGCGATGGCACCGCGCACCTGGCGCACGCGCAGGGAGACGGGGGAGAGCGGCCTGCCGGGCTTCTCGCTCTCGGCCGGGCGCGTGAAGGGCCGCCGGATCAGCCGCTCCTTCGCGGCGCGCGCGGCGGTGATGCGGTCCTCCTGGCGGTCGAGCCAGGCGAGGCGGAGGCGGCGCACCCGGTCGGGGGTCGGGGCCTCGGCCCCCTTGCGGTCGGCGAGGCGGCGCGCGGCGAGGGTGCCCAGGCCCGCGCCAGCGGCGGCGCCGACGGCGGTGGCGCCGGCATCCCGCCACCGCGCCTTGGCGGCGTCCCGGCGCTGCTGGATCTCGGCCTCGCTGAGAGGGCTGCCCTTCTCGCGCTTCCCGAGGGTGAGCATCCGCACCCCGAAGGGCGCCGGCAGCTCGGAAACCTGGGCCTGCGCGGTGCTGCCGAGGGTGGCGGCCTCCACGGCCGGGGCAGGCGCGTCTTGACGCTGCGTCAACTCCGGGCGCCAGGCGAGTGGCTTGCGGGTGTCGCCCGAGCGCACCCAGGCCCGGAAGGCGATGAAGGGCAGCGAGGTCACGGCGCCGCGCCGCTCCGGGCCGCGCCCGTCCGAGAAACTGGCGTCGTAGGCTTCGACCGCCTCGGCCTGGGTGGCATAGCCGAGGAAGCATTTATGCTCGTCGAAGGCGCCATCCTCGCCGAGCTGGTCCACGACATAGACGAGGTGGCGCTCCCCCTGGGTGCCGAACGGCCCCACCGTCACGTCGATGGGGTCGCCGTCCGCGCCGCGCGTGCCGCCGATATCACCATAGTCCCCAGGCATGGTGCATTCCCAGGGCGTGCCATCCGGGCCGACGCCGCGGCGCACCGCGCCCTTCGGCGTCTCGATGGCGATGCGCAGGCCACAGAGGCGCAGGCGCCCCTTGCGGTAGTTCCCTGCGGCGGCCTGGGCGGGCGTGGGGGCGGCAGGCTGCATCAGGCGGGCTTCCTCTTCTTGGCCTCGGGCGCGGCCTCCGCGATCTCCCGCGACACCACGGCGGCGGCGCGGAGATAGGCGCGGCGCTCGGGCGACCGGGCGGGGGCGCGATCAGCCAGCGCGTAGAGCTGCACCCGGCGGCTGCGGGGCGACAGCAGCGCCATCTCTTTCGGAAGGGGCAGCAGCATGGGAGTGGAGAATCCCTGTCAGGCGGTCGTAATCCTGCGGGTGCAGGATCAGGCCGTCGAAGCGGTGGGGGCAGCGCGAGCCGAGACGCCCGAAGCCGACGATCTGCCCCTCGCGGGTGAAGGCCTGACTGCCGGGCGGCAACCAGTCATGGACGCTGATCCGCAGGCCGGCGAGAAGGATGCTCACGCGGCGAAGCGGTCGAGGGTGTCCGTGTAGTCACGGCGGATCTGCTCGTCGGGCACGTCCTGCCACAGCTCGCCGCCCGCCAGCCACAGCTCCAGCGCGCCAGGCCGCAGCATCCCGAGCAGGCCGTGCGCCAGCTCGACGCGGACCATTTGCAGGCCCTTCCGGCGGGCCGCCGCATCCGCCCCGATCCGCACGGCCTGCTGCACCACAGGCGTCTCGCCGATCATCGGGATGCGCGCCTTCTCGGCGTAGTCGGCCTTGCCGCGATGGCGCCAGTCCTTTTCGCAGGCGACGCGCGAGAGCGACAGGTGGCCCCGGCACATGGCGGGCCGATAGGCGTAGATGCCGCAGACCCGTCCGCGCTCCAGCAGGGGGCAGGGGATGCTGGCGGCGTAGCGGTCGCTCACCGAGGCGAGCCGCGCCACCGTCCGCGCGCAGGAATCGCGCACCTGGTCGGCATCGCCACCGCCGAGGATCGCCGCCGCCATCAACGCCAGCTCGGAGCTGGTCGGCTCGACCTTCTGGTAGCAGCACATCCCGCACCCCTTGCTGCAGGCCGGGCTTCGGCCAAGGGTGCGGCGCGCCCGCGCGATGATGGCGGCCATCTGCTGGTCGCCCAGCTCGTGGACGCCGGCGGCGATGCCACCGAAACTCTCCGGCGTCAGCGGGTCGGGCCATGCGTCCAGCACGTCATCACGCACATGGCGGATGAGGCCTTCGAGCGCGTCCCGGTTGTTCTCGACGATCTGGCCTACGCCGTCGCCGTCGAGGGGCGTCACCGCTCATCCTGGGATGGGCCGTCCCGCCGGGATTGCAGGAATGCGAGAAGGATGATCCGCGCCATCGCTCCGACGGGGCGATCTTCCTTTTCCGCAAGGGTGGCGAGGGCGGCATAATCGGCTTCGCCGATCCGCACGCCGATGACTTTGCTGCTCTGCGATTTTTCCATTACGTGAATCTAACCGCAGATTCATTCCTATGTTAACATCAAACGAGATTGTTAACACGGTGAATCTAAAGGGAGAATCAGCGTGTTAACATTCGTCAAGATTGTTAACATGCATCGTGGCGCCGAGAGCTGGGGGCGATTCCCGTAGCGCAGCTCTCCGGCAAGCGTGCGGCCACCAGGCGGCCAGTTGCGGAGATTCCCGGCGCGCGCACGAGGCCGGGCCGCCGAATGCTATACACGATGAAGGTTCAGATGTGATGCAGGAATTACCAGGGCAGCCTTTCAGGCCCAGGCTCGCGCCATCGCCAGATTCTCCCGCGCCCCTCATCGCACGCGCCTTGGGCAACCAGAGGCCCGCCTGATGGCGACCCGCCCGAAACGCACCGCACCGCCAAGACCCACCATCAGCCTCCGACTACCGACCTGGATACGCCTGGAAATGCACCGGGTGGCCCAGTCCCGCACCGAGACCCGAGGCCAGGCCCGCACCGTCCGGCCCGCCTTCGCGGAAGCACTCACCGACCTGATGCGCCTGCCGATCCGCGAGGATCGCGCCCTGTTCCTGGCGGCCCCGCGCGCCGGCGACCGCTACCAGATCGTGCTGCCCGGGCTCCTCCAGGATGCGGTGATGGAATTCGCCGAGCGCCGCAACGTGACGGTCGCCGATGTCGTCCTGACGGCCATCCACCTCTACCTCGCCCGCTTCGGAATCCCCGCCATGTCCGATCTCCTCTCCGACCGCACCGCCCACCTCGCCTGGGCGAAGGAGCGCGCCCTGCAGTATGTGGCTTTTGGCGATACCCAGCAGGCCTGGGCCTCGATGTGCTCCGACCTGGCGAAGCACACGGCCTGGCAGGACGACGCCTCGCGGATGCTGATGGCGGCAGGATTGTTGGAGGCGCAGCGCGGTCCCGATGCTATCAAGGCATGGATCGAAGGCTGGAACTGACCTCGATCGCACCGCTCCCCTCCGGTAAGCACCACCTGGGAAGGGAGCCTTATCGGTTGCACGCCCTTACCACCTGCGGGACACCAGGATGCCAACGACGACCATCACGACCCATGGAGAGTCGAGTGCGGCGCAGGCCCGCGTCCGCTCGCAAGTCCTGGCCCTCGCCGCGCGCCTCGATCTGCGCCAGGATGCCGACTGCCGCGACGCGGCCGGGATGCTGCGCGCCCTGCTGAACTGGGTCGATGCGCATGTGCAGGCCGCCGCGCGCACCCAGGCCGCCATGGAGCAGGCAGCGGAGCGGCGCATCCAGGCCGACGCGCGCGTGCTGGTCGGGCGGTGGAGCGGTGGCAGGTCGTGAGGCGGCGCTGCGAACCTTGCCAGCGCCGCCGTCCCCGCTGAGCGGGGAGACCATCGGAATGGACGTCAGAGTGGCGTCATCCCCGCAGAGCAGGGAAGACGATCCTAGTCACCGCTCGGCGCCGATGTCCACCGGAGCCACCCACCACGGACCACCAGGATGCTGACACAACAGGAATGCGACGCGCTGCGCGAGATGCGCCAGAAAGCCGCCGACAAGCCCTTCCACATCGCGATGGAGCGGGAAGCGTCGGATGATCCCGCCCGCCGGAAGCAGCTTCAGGAGAGCCTGGATGGCCGGGCCGTGCTGCTGCGCGGCGGCCTGCTGGCGATCCTGTCGATCGAGCTGGGCCACCCGGTCGGCCCCGTCCGCCACCTGTCGCTGACGAACCTCCTGTCGAAGGGCACGCCATCGCCCGAGATCCTGTGGCGGGTGGCCGAAGAGGTGGGCTTTGTCGAGGGCCTGGAGGCCTGCTCCACCTGGGCGCAGGACATGGAGGACGACTGGCACCAGGCGCATGTCGCGCAGCCGATCAACTATCGCGGCGACATGCCGAGGATGCGCCGGGTGGAGCACTAGGATGGCCGTGAACGATGCCGGGCGGGGAGGGACGTTCCTCCGCGTCTATGTGGACGCCGACACGCTGCACCGCCTGCAGCTCGTCGCCGACGAGAGCGGCCGCACCATCAGCGAACTGGCGGAAGCGGCGGTGGCGGAAGCGGCGCTCGCCGCCACCCGGCACCGGCGGATCATGCAGGACACCTGACACCCCGCCCCATTACTCACCATACTCGTCGTCCTCTTTCCGACGCTCGGCATCCTCCAGCTCGCGGTCGCGCTTCAGATCCACCTCGATCAAGGCGCGCTCCTCGGAGTCCGGCTGCGGCATCGACTGGGCGCGCTCGCAGGCCGCCTGGTCATGCACAGGCCCCACGACGAGATGCCGGGGGCCTCGGCCGCAGCGCGGGCACCAAACCCCCTGCGTGGCCGCCACAAAGACATCCACGGGGCAGCTCTGGAGGAGCGGGGCGTTCCAGTGCATGCCGCAGGTGCAGGAGAAGCCCGCATCGACCAGCGACATGCGCAGGATGCGATAGCCCGGCGTGCCCGTCACAGGAGCCGCTGCGTGTGCTGGACCTGATCGCGCAGGTATTCGAGGGCGGTGATGGCGGCGTCCTCCATCACGTTCCGCAGGTCGTCGGGATAGAGCGACAGGGCTTCTTCGGCGTTCAGGCCGGGCGGGCGCTTGCGGCCCGTGATCGCCTCCCCGATGCGGCACGTCAGCTCCACCGGGTCCAGCTCGATGGCGAAGGTGATGTCGGGGCGGCGGCGCGGCACGCCGGGATTCGCGTCGTCACTCATCGCGGGCCAGCGGGCGCGCGGTCTGCATGAGGTGCCAGCGGCCCCCCAGGGCGATGGTCATGCTGTCGGACACACCATTCTCCTCCAGGATACGCGCCGCGGCGGCCGCCATCTCATAGGCGCGGGTGAACCACGGTGCCTGCGCGAGCACCTGCATTTCGGACGAGAACCTGATTCCATCCGGTAACGGAGTGTTATCGGATGGAGACGGATTGCGCGGCGGCCGCATCAGTGCCGGATCTGGGACGCGGAAGGCCGCCGCTGCGCGGCCCGATCCTTGATGGCTGCCTTGATCTGCTCTGCCATCTCATCCACCCCGTCCAGGGCTCTCTCCTGCGAGGCCGCGCCAAGGGACAGGTATTCGGCAGTGACCGCCACCAGGGCGGCGAGCCCCACATGCATCTCCTCCTCCTGCAACAGCACCATCATCCGGGTGAAGCAAATCATGCTGTCGAGCTGCTCGACGCTCTCCTGATCCGCCTCATCCTCTCCCTCCTGGTCGGAGGTATCGCCCTCGCCTGACGGCGGGACTTGCGGCCCGGCGGCGTCCTGGCCCTCATCAAGCCCGAACTGCTCATCCAGATCCCGCTCGCCATGCACCGCCTCCTCGATCTCATCGCGCAAGAGATCGAGCACCGCGTTGGTGTCAGCGTCCGACTGGCAGCGGCGGGCCGCTATCTGGCCCAGCAGGGTGGAGCAGGCCAGAACCACTTCGGCATCGGAGAGATCCATCGCCGCGTCCAGCACGTCATCGAACGGGCCGTCCAGCGCCTCCCGCTGCGCCAACTCCCTCTCGCGCTCGTCGATCTCGGTCCGCAGCTCCTCCGCCGGCCCGATCATAGGCGCCCCCTGCGGCTTCACGTCCGACATCAGAGGTCCGCTCCGGCGGCGGCGGGCGGCGTGTAGTGAACATCGTCCCAGTGCTCGCGGATGATCTGCCGCATGGACGCGGCCACGTCATGCACGGCGTCCTGGCCCTCGCGGATCGTCCTGCTGTTCCGGGACAGGTGGAAGGCCAGGGCATTCACCAGGATCGGGATGGCGATGTCCCGCGCGTCCTCCGCCTCGATGGTCGCCATGATGAGGTTGAAGAGGCGGGCCTCTCGCCGCACCTCGGCATTCGCCGTCATCTGGGCCACGATGCCCTCGGCGGACGCATCCATGGCCTCCGCCTCCTCCGCCTCCTCCGCGTCGAGCTGGCGGATGGCAGCGAGGGCGTCCCTGCTGTCCTCCTGCATCCACTGGTTCTGGATGCTGATCAGGCGCTTCTCCAGATCCATCCGCTGGATCACCTGCTGAGCGATCACCTGCGCCGCGTACTTCTTCGCACCGGCATCCAGGTTCATGTGCTTCAGCTCCCCGGCGATGGCGGAGACGCCAGCCGACATGATGCCGGCACTCACATCGAAGGCCACCGCCTCGTCACCCTCGGGCGCGAGGGCGCGCGCTTCCGCAATCGCGGCGGTGACGTGGTCATACGCATCCGCGAGGACGGAAGGCGGCGCGGTTTCCGGCCCGGAGCGATCCGGCTGGCTGGCATCAGGCGGCATCGACTGCCCTCCTTGAATCAAGCGACCCCCGCTGCGGTGCAACGCAGCGAGGGCCATACGGCAGATGATCGGCGCCCAGGCACCAAAGCACCGGAGCCGAGAGTGCCCGAATGCCACAACACCCGCAAGGCGATGATGCCTACCGCGGGGGCCAACCATAGCCAGAGGCCACCAGCAGGGCTTCCAGTTCGTCCGCCTCGTCCTGCCGCTCCGCGCGCAAGGCCGCCTGCCAGAGCCGCAGCAGGCGCTCATGGGCGCGGTCCAGCAGCGCCAGGTCGAGGTCGGGGTCGCGCGACGTCAGGCGCTGCTCGCCCGCCAGCTCCTCGCGCAGCCGCTCCACCTCGGCCACCAATTCGGGGACGATGCCGGGATGGTGCGGCACCACGCCCTTGCCCTGCCGCAGCACCCCGAAGCCGGGCAGCGCCTTGGCGCGGGCGACGACATCGAGATCCCGCACCGCGCTCACGCCGACCCGACGCGGCTCAGGGCCGACACCGCGACCCAGGTGATCCAGAGGCCGATGGCCGGGGCGGCCAGGACCGCCGCCACGCAGGCGCCCACGGTGAGGCACGGCACGGCGAGGGCAATGCAGGCGCGGCGTAGCCACGGCGAGGGCAGCTCGCGGAGGATGCGCTCGTGGCAGAGCGCCACGAACACGCCGCTGAAGCTCAGGGACAGCATCACAAGGGAAACAGTCATCATGGCAGGGGGTTTCCTGTGGAGGCCGCCTCCGGCCCCCGTCGAGCGCCCGTCAGGGCAGGTAGAAGATCGCCAGGACGGCCAGCAGGTAGAGCACCCAGGGGAGAGCGAATTGCATCACGCCGCGCTCCCTCACCGCCGCTCCAGTATCTCGACGGAGAGGCGCGGGGCGGCGGGCTTCACGCCCGGTCGTGCGCCCGTCTGCGCGTAAAGCTCGACCACCAGGCCGAGCTGCATGGCCTCGCGGGCGGCGGCGTTGAACGCCACCACGGCGGCCCGGATGCGGTCGGTGGCGTCGTCGGCGGACCGCAGGGTGGTGCTGGGCAGGGGCGGGAGCTTCGGGCGCCGCGCCCGCCGCAGGGCCCGGAGGCGGTGGCGCGCCCTGGACCACGCCACGTCGGAGAGCCAGTTGAAGGCGAGGTAGCCGCAGATCGCCACCGCGAACCAGCCGAGCGGGCCGAGCGAGACCACCACCGCCGAGATCATGCCCCCGATCTGGTCGAGCATGTCGCCCCCGCTCACAGGCCCAGCTCCACGCCCAGGAGCCGGATCGCCTTGATCGCCATCATGAAGGCGAAGACCAGGGCCATCAGCGTCACGGCGCGCAGCATCTCGTGCTGGGTCCGCAGGGTGATGGCGCCACTGAGCATGGACATCAGCATGAAGCCGACCGCGAAGGCGGCCGACAGGGAGGCTGGGGTCATCGGCGGGGGCCTTTCCAGGCGGGATGGGATTATTTTTTCGGGGGGCGGGTCAGCGCCGATAACATGCGATAATCCACGCTTACCGGATGCGGACCAGAGGCAGTCAAGGGCCGCCACATTCAGCCCGACATGTTGCCAGGGCTTGAACTGGGCGGCGTGGAACCAGGGGCAAAACGGCGGTATCGGCATGCGAGGGAACTCGCGCGCCACACCAGTGATTGACGGCATGGCCCGCATCGCGTGAGGCTCCCCCCCTCCACAGAGAGGACGCCCCATGCTGCAACTCGGACTGCCGGCTCGGGACAAGGACGACAAGATCGTGCGGCGGCTGGTTCACGAGATCCACGCCGCGCACAAGAAGCGCTACCGATCCGCACTCGCGCATGAGCGCGTCCTCATGCCGATCTTCCAGGCCCTGGAGCATCGCCTGGTGGAGCGGCGCGCGGCCCTCCAGGGCATCCCGCCCCAGGAGGTGGACATGATGGAGGTGTCCGAGGCCGCGAAGGCCCTGCTGTTCCCCGAGCCGGAGGCGGAGGCTCCCATGCCGATGAATGCGACTTCGGGCTTGGAGCCACAACCTCGGCGTGTATGATTGCCCTGGGTACTCAGACCCAAGGCAGCGAACGGGAACCCCACCCCACCTGACGCTCTCCTCCGAGGGGGTGGGGTTCTTCGCTTCAGGCCGACAGCGCCTTGTGCGGGCGGTCATCAACCTCAGCAGGCAGCGTGCCAGCCTTCAGGCGGCGGTCGTATTCCACCAGGGCCTGCACGTTCCAGGCGACGTGGTGGAGGTGCGGCAGGCCGCTCTCGGCATCCACCTCCTCCCCCTGCCACCAGGCCATGAGGTGGCGCATCAGGGAGGCATAGACCTTCCCGTATTCCATCCCCTTTTCCCAGTTCCGGGCCGCGTATTTCTCCGCCCCGAACGCCGCCACCGCCGCGATGGCCGTCATGATCGACGGAGCCACGAGATCCACCCGAGGCTTGCCCGCGTTGTGCCGCAGGCCGGTCAGGGCCGAGGACTTTTGCGGGATTTCTGGATCGGAAACCGGCTTGACCTCGCGGATCTCCAACCCCTCCGTGCGCGCCACCGCCACCTTGGGCCCGCTGGCATAGACCAGCCCCGTCTCCTTCGAGCGGGCCACCGCCACCCTCGGCGGGATGGAGAGGTAGAGGTCGGGGTCGCGCGCAATCATGGCTCGATATCCTGGGGAAATGCTGACGCCGAGCGTCTTGTCGTGGGCCGTGAAGGCGTCGCTGCCGGTCACTGGGTGTCCTCCAGAAGGTCCGCGTCCTCGGCCTTGCCGAGACGGATGCCGCGTCGAAGCATGATGCGCGCCATGGTGCGGCTGGCGTTGCCGATGGTCTTCGGGTCCTGCAGCGCGGAGGAGACCTGGCCCGCGGGCGACTTCATGGCGGCGCGCGCCGCCTCGGCCCCGGTCTCCGACACGATCTTCACCACATGCGCGGCCTTGGTGCCGAGCGGCTTCACGGCCGCCCCGACGCTCGTATGGGCCTTGTACGCGGGGTTCTGGCGCAGGAAGCCTTCCATGACCCTGCGGCTATCCCGGCGCATCCCATCCAGGAACTGCCCGGTGCGCGAGGCGGGCTTCCGCCCCGTGGAGAGGTCGAGCAGGTGCCCAACCTCATGCCGCGCGATCTCCTTCTCGGCCACGCGGCGGCCGTGGGCGGAGGGCAGCCCGGCCCCATAATGCTCCGGGCTGGAGTAGGGGCTGCGGCTGTCGGAGAGCTGGCGCGCCACATGCGCCCGCCCGCTGTTGCGCCGCGTCCCGGTCAGGACGGTCCCCATGAACGAGTTCATGGTGCGATCATACCCGCGGCCGAGGATGTTGCGGCCCTGCGCCGCGCCCGAGGCCCCAGGGGCATAGAGGCCCTGGAGCAAGCTGCCCTCCGCCTCGGCGCCGACCGAGAGGCGGGACTTGCCGCTGAAGCGCCCACCCACCGCGTTCGCCACGCTCTCGGTCATGCCGTAGCGCTGCATGAGCAGCTGGCGCTTCGGCGAATAGTCACTCCGGGGCTGGTTGCCCCACCGGGCCTTGGCCGCCGCGCGCCGCTGCTCCCGCTCCTTGTCGGTGAGGACGCGCTTGCCGAGGTCCGAACCTTCGGAGCTCAGGAGGTCCGAAGGTTCGGACCTCACCAGCTCCATGTGCGGGTAGAAGCGCCGCCGGACGTTGCCTTCCAGGTCAACGCGCCGGTCGGCGAACTCCTGGCCGAACTCCGCCTTGAACTGCTGCCAGGTGCCCTTGTGCTCGTCCCGCAGCGCCGAGTAGGTGCGCCGCCGGGCGTAGCGGATGAAGGGCTCCAGGGGCTTCATCCGCCCCTTCGCCTCGTCCTCCATGCGGAAGTCATAGGAACCCAGGCCCACGTCATGCAGCGCGAGCCGCTGGGCGTGGGAGAGCGCCGCCCGGTAATCCCGGCTGGTGGTCCCCTCGGGGATCAGCCGCCGCTCCTGCGCCTTCGCCGCGATCTGCTCGCGCAGGCCCTTCACCGTCCGCCCGGCCGCCGTGGCGAGCTGCGTGTAGCTCTCCTCGCTCATGCCCTTGGGCCGCTGCGGCTGGAAGCCGAAGGTCTTGAAGCCCGCGCGCCCGCCCTCCGGCTTCACGTCCGCGAACTCGGCGTCCTTGTGCGCCCGGTACTGGCCGTAGAGCGAGGAGGTCATCCGCCGCCCAGGCCCACCCGGAAGCTGCCGCCCCTCGTCGCCACCGATCCGCACCGGCGCCATCCCGGCCGTCGCGGCCTGGCCCCGGTACTTCGCCCAGCGCGCCTTGGCCGCCGCACGCCGCTGCTCGCGCTCCTTGTCGCTGAGCTGCCGGGTCGCCGTGTCTGCCTTCCCCAGCTCGGCCAGGATCTCCGACTTCCCGAGCCAGCCCCCGAGCGCGTCGATCAGGCCGGTGGGGACAGTGGAGACACCGGGGACAGGCGTGGGGACACCCCAGACGCGCGAGGCCCCGAGTGAGTCGAAAGAGTCACCGGCCCCACCTTCCTGATTCCCTAAGTCCTTGCGGTGATTCACGCCTGGGGACAGGAGGGTGGGGACAGGGGTGGAGACAGGGGTGGGGACACCCCTGGAGGTGTCTCCACCCTTCGCCAGGACGCTCCCGGCCAGCACCAGGGCCTTCTGCATGGCCCCCTGCTCGATGTTCATGCTTGTGCGCTCTCCATGGCACTCATGAAGCGAGCGCGTGTTCGGGACAGGGAGCGGACCAGATCGCTACGCAGGACGTCGTGGCAGGCCAGGCGCCCCGATGGGAGGCGCACCTCACAGCGGAGCCAGACCTCCCCCAGCTCCTCCAGTTCATCGATCTCCCGCGTGAGGTCGGTGATGGCCGCCCCCAGGGTGGCGTGGAAGCGTTCCAGCTCAAGGAGCGCGAGCGTCGGTGAAGCCAAGGCGGCTCTCCACTTCGTTCAGGGTGCGGGACACCTCGGGATGGACGCTCCCAGGCAGGGCTTCCTCGGCGGTGAGGTCCTCGTCGTCGTCGTCGGCGGGTTCGAGGAGGCTCCCCTCGGGGCTGAGGCCCACGGTGTGCAGCAGGGCGGGGTCCACCCCCTGGAGCATGTCGATCATCCCGGCCTCGCCACCCTGGGGCATTCCCCCTGGTCCCATGGGCATGCCGCCCATCTCCGGAGGCATCATGGGGTTCTGCGGCATCGTCAGGCCCTGCTCGATGCAGCGCTTCATGTCGGCGATGGACATGAAGCCGAGCGGGCCGACGCCGAACATGATGTGGCCGAGGCCCAGCGGCTCATCGCCCATGTCGGCGCGGATCTCATCCAGGGAGCGGACACCCCTCTGCATGAGCTGCAGGTTCTCGCGGTTCTGCTCCGTGGGGTCGAGCTTGCGGATGTTGTCCCAGACCAGCTCCAGATCCGGCTCCCCGAACCAGTCGGCGATCAGGTCATCAATCGCGTTCTTCAACCACGCCATCATGGGCGCGAGCCCCTCCTCCATGGCCGTGTCGTAGGAGGTCTGGGCGGTCGCCCGGTTGAAGGTCTTCACGAAGGGCAGGGGCGGCAGGGACATCGCGTAGCAGATGATCCGGGCCAGCCACTCGTCGAACTGGTCCACCAGGGCCGCGTCATTGCGGGTCGGCAGGTAGTTCAGGCCGCCTGGGACGAACTTCGCCTTCCGCTTCGTCTCTTCGCTCGCCATCAGCGCGTCCCAGTAGCGCTGGAACTCGTTGATCTGGATCGGCGTCCAGGTCTCGGGCACGCCGATCAGGGCATCCGGGACATTGCCCTCAGTGAAATGGTGGAGCTGGGCGACCTCGCGCCGCAGGCCGATGTTCACCGTGGCGATGACCTGCTCCACCACCCCCAGGCCGTAGAGCTTGTTGGCCCTCGGGTTGCGCGGGACATAGAGCAGCTCGTCGTTGGTGTAGCTGGCCGCCACGCCCCCCTTCAGCACCTGCTGATAAGCCGGGTCGGGCGCCATGGGGCGGCGGCCGGTGGCGTCGATCAGGGGCTGGATGGTGTCGCCCGAGATGATCTCCGCCGCCCAGGGTTTCCCCTCCACGGTGGTCCGCTTGTAGATCGCCGGGGCATCGAGGACGATCTGCTCCTCCACCAGGATGCGGACCCAGTCCTGCCAGGAGTGGTGCCGGTCGGGCTTGCGGAAGAACCGCTGGATCTCCTGGCAGCGGGGCGAGGGCTTCGGACGGTGCGACTGGCCGGGCGGCTTCCTGGGCTGGATCGCCCATTCCAGGTTCGCCATCTGGTCCTTGCGGGTCTCGATGCAGATCCGCAGCAGGTCGTAGTTGTCGGCCAGGGCGCGCAGCTGCTCGAAGCTGACGCCCTCATGGGCGCGCGGGCGGGCATAGGTGTTGATGCCCACCGGGAAGTCGAAGGCGCGGCCGGCGACATCCTCGCGCGGCGCGGTCGGCACCTGCGGGCGGCCAGGCCCGAACCAGGGTTCCTTCTTGTCACTCCCGGCCGGCTGCACCGCCGGGGGACGCTCAGGGGAGAAGAGGTTGCGGGCGCCCCCCAGGAGCCGGTCCACCAGGGAACGGTCGATCGGGGTCACGCGCGCTGCCTCCCGGTAGGGCGGCTGCCCGGGCTCGCTGGGGTTTTGCATGGTCTCAGTAAGTCCCGACGAGGTCCGTCGCCGTGGTGGCGGAGAGGACGCGCACGAAGCGGCCAGGGAAGCGGCCCACGGGGACGTTCAGGAACGTCACGGGCGCCGCGGCGCCGGCGAACAGCACAGTCAGGTTGCCCGGCATGCCGACCCAGAGGGCGGTCGTGACGAAGGGCAGGTCCGTATGGTCGCTCGGGACGATGGGAAAGGCCCCTCGGGGCGTGTTCACCATGGCAGGCGCGAGCCCGTGGTAGGTATCCTTTGACGACACAGCGCCCTCCATAAAAAAAGGCCCGACCGAATGGCCGAGCCTTTGCTTCACGCCCTGGCGGGATGGTCTATCCGGCCAGGAAATCCTCGATCACCCGCAGCACCGAGCCGTCGAAGCCGACGACGCCGAGCGCCTGGCGGTCCAGCGGGTCCACCAGGTCGGTGCCCGCCCCCGTCATCGAGACCAGGACCAGCTTGGCGTCCGGGTTCACCGTCTTGCGGTAGCGGTCCATCGCCACCGCCACATGGTCCCGGCCTGCCCAGCTATCCCCGTCGGAGAGGATGACGAAGGCATCGAAGCTGCGGCGCCCCACCTGGGCCTCGATGATGGGCGCCGCGCAGTCGGTGCCGCCGCTGGCACGCTCGACCTGGCGCACGATGTCCATCAGCCCGGAGCCGCGGGTCACCTGGAAGGGGTAGGGCGCCTGCCCGTCCCGCGCGGCCGGGTAGCGGGTGTTGAACAGACCGATCTCGGCCGCGGCGCAGCTGCGATAGAAGGCGAGGCCGATGGCGGCGGCGGCCTCCTTGCAGCGCATCGGCGTCCCCAGGGTCTCCTGCATCATGGAGGTGCTGACATCGACGGCGACCCGGATGCGGCGGCGCACCGCGGGGCGGCCCTGGAGCATCTTGAAGAAGGCGCGTTCGAGGATCTCCAGCACGCGGGGCACCGGCTCGAAGCGCAGCGCCTCGCGCTCCTGGGCCGACCGCCCGCCACCGCCGCCGGCCTGATAGACCAGGAAGGCGATGAGGAGCTGGACCGGGTGAATCCGCGCCCTGTGCAGCTCGTCCGCGTCGCCCAGGCGGCGGGCCACCGCATCGAGCGTGGCGGGGTCCGACAGCACCCCAAGCCGCGACATCGTGGCGAGGTTGCGGAGCAGGGCCTCCAGGGGCAGCGCCTTGGGCGCCACCAGGGCCCAGTAGGCCGGATGGGCCAGCACCTCGGTCGGCATCACCTCGCGGGGCAGCACCGTCGCCCATGCCATCGCTCCCAGGGGCGCGGCGGGATCATCCGACGCGGTGGCGATGCGTCGCATGGCCTCGTATTCCCGCAGGATCGAGGGCGCGTCGGCCGCGAGCGGCTTGCCGAGCAGGAACTGGGCGATGGGCGCCTTGTCGCCCCGCATCGGAACGTGGGCCATGCGCATCACGTCCACCAGCGCCCAGCCATCGCGGCTGCGGTACTTCAGGGCCTGGTGGGCGAGCTTGACCGGGTCGCGGGCCTCGAACCACGCCCGCACGGCCGCGCGCAGCGAGCGCCGCCACTTGCCGAGCTGGTCGCAGCTCTGCACGAAGAACAGCAGGTGGGCGGCGGTGCGGAGCCTCGCCACCGCCTGGCGCATCATCGCCTTGACCTTGGGCGCCCCATGGACGGAGCAGACCGCCAGGGCGAACACGGCGGGCTTCCACTTCGGTACCGCCTCGCCCTGATACACCCGCATCGCCCGGCGCACCGTCTCCGGGCCATCCATCACGAGGCAGAGCTGCACCGCCTGGGCGCCCTCCAGCGTCAGGTCATCCTCGCCGACGCGGTAGCTGCCGCTCTCGCTGCCCATGATGAGGAAGCGCTCCAGGCGCTCCCAGGGCGTCAGGGCGAAACTGTATCCACCTGCCTTGTTGCGGATCATCTCGGCCTCCCGGCCGGTGATCGGACGCAGCTGAGCGGGCGGCGTGGCGTGGGTTGGGAAGTCGGGCATGATCGACACCTCGCGATGGAGGGCGCCGCAGACCCCGGGGGAGGGGACGCCAGGAACGGAGATGGCCCGACCGCTTGGGGAGGGAAGGCGCTGTTCCAGAGGGCGATCTGCGGCGCCTGCCGCATTCTTCACATCGCGATGTGAAATGGCAAGGAGCGACAAGGAGCCACGGATGAGATGATGGCGGGGCGACTCATGCCTGATAACGCCCAGCCGGCGACCCGTGGCTCCCCTGTCGATGTGAGTGTGCGCTCACACACTCAGCAAGGCGGATAAGGGAATGTGGAACCGGTTATCTGCTCTACCAACTGAGCTACCGATGCGACGGGCACCGGACCGGACTCGAACCGGCGACATGAGAACAGTTCCACGGCGACCCGCCGCTTGCGATTCTAGAGGATCGGGGAGGGGGAGGCAATTTCCGAAAAGGCGCGGGGCGCCTTCCGAGGGAAAAGCAATACCAGAGCGGATCGCGCGGCTCAATCAGGCCGGCGCCCCGCCGCGGCGTTTTCCGCCCCGCGCCAGCTTGCCCATGTCGCGGAAGACCTGCTCCACCTCGCTGCGGAGGCGACGCTCGCCCTGCTGGCGGTCGCCCACCTGCGGCTGCACCGCCTGCAAGTCGGCGATCAGGCGACGCAGGCCCCCGGCATCGACCGAGATCACGGTGGGCCGCCCTTTGCCGGTGCGGCTGCGGATCGTCAGTTCCAGGATGCCTTCCTGGATGAGCTTCGTCTCTACCTTCGCAAACCCGAGGTACATGCTGGTGTCCATCTGAGCGGCCGGCTCGGAATAGGCCGGGAACGGGGTTTCTTGGACGGGTGCCGCGCCGCCGGATCGTCCGTGTGATGCGGGCTGGTCGCCCAGAGACGGGCCGCCAGCTGGAGGGGTTCGATGCCCTGGTTGCTCCACCAGCCGCGCTCATCGCCATGGGCGTGGAGCTGGTGATGGCAGGGCGCGCAGAGCGGCACGCACCACTGGTCTCCGGCCTTCAGGCCCCGCGCTTTCGGCTGCGCGATGGTGAGGTGGTGCGCCGTGGATCGCGGGCCGAGCTGGCAGGTGGCGCAGCGCAGTCCGCGAATGAAGTTCAGGTGGCCCGGCGAGCGGTGCCGGACCGGCTTTTCAAGCACGCGCTTGCAGCCACCAGAGGACGAGCTGCGGCATGCCGGTGCCGACCGTGAAGGCGAGGGTGGCGAGGATGTCGGCCGGTTCCATCAGGCGGTCCCCCAATCGTCCATCAGCCGGCAGGGCTGGAAGTCAGGAATCTGGTCGAGGCGGAAGACCGCATCGGCCGGGACCAGGGCGTGGGCGCCGTCCATGCTGATGGTCGCGATCCCCCTGGCCTCGGCGACGAAGAAGACGACGAGCGGATCACCCGCATCGGGCCACCAGATCGCCAGCTGCTGCTTCATCGATGGCCTTCGCGCTTCACATGGAGGCCCATCCCTACCACACGACAATGTGAAGGTGGCATCCTTTTCTATCATTGCGTTAGACCGCCGATGTCGTCAGCGGCCCGCGAGGCGCATGCGCTCCACCGTCCAGTGCGAAGACGGCGCCTGGGCCTCCATGCCGGACGCCTGCTGGCGCATCCATTCCAGCATCCCGCCACCGCTGTCGTGCAGCATCCCGAAGGCGCCCGCCGCCGCGTCCACCTGGTCGTCGTGCGAGGCGTTCGGGAAGGAGGCCAGCTCGTCGAGGAAGTCCTCGTTCCAGTCCCCCTTCACCATGAACACGTTGCCCGCCTCGGCCTGGGCCGAGAACGGGGTGGCGCGGGTGGCCTTGTCGCCGGTCTCGGTGGTGGCCCGCGCCGTGAAGGGGGCGAGCTGGCGGATGAGGTATCCGGCCTGGTGCTTGCCGGCCTGGCCGGGGTCCTGCGGCAGGCCGATGGTGCAGCCGGTGCCGTCCTGCTGGGCGATGGCCTTGATCGCCTGCTCGACCTTGCTGGCGCTGTCGCGGAAGCGCACCACGTCGAGCACCCAGTAGCGGCCCAGCTCGTCCTTCCCCATCTTCACGCCGGCCGTCCAGTCCGGGTCGCTGCCGACGCCGCTGGCCTCGGTGCCTGCAAGATCCCACCGCCGCACGGCCGTCATGATGGCGCGCGCCGGCGCCGCCGCCTCGACCTGGAACCAGGTCTTCTTGAACATGCCGCCCTCGCGCGGGGCCGGGCGCTGCTGGAGCTGCCCCGCCGCGGCGTATGACCCCATCTCCGTCGCCAGGGCATTGAGCGTCTTGTCGCTCATGCGCGTGGGCCACAGGGGCTCGCCTTCGGGGCGCGGGTCTTTCGGATGGCGCTGCGGGTGATTCAGCTCGCTGCGCGCCGGCACGACCACCGGGTAATAGCCGCGCTTCAGGCACTCGCCCGCGAGATCCTTCTCGTGGACGCGCTGCTGAACAATGACCTTGACGCCATGATCTGGCTTGTCCAACCGCGACGGGATGGCCTCGAACCAGAAGCTATGCACCTGGGCGCGCTCGGCCGGGCTCTCGGACTGGCGAACATTGTGCGGATCGTCGCAGTTATGGGTCAATACGCCGTCCACGAAGAAGTTGTGGGTGCCCTCGACCTCCAGATTGCAGACGTGGCTCGGCAGGTCAGCCACCCGCCTTACCGCGCTCACCCGCGCCAGCTTCGTCGTCATCGATCACCTGTAAATTGCCGTTCGCCACGGCTTTCGGGATGAGCTGCTTGCGCAACCCGAGTTGATAGAGCTGCTCCCAGGTCGCGACCTCGGGAATCCGATCCCAGAGCGCGCGCAGGATGTGCCCGCGCACCGGCTTCCGCGCCTTGCGGAACCGCTTGTCGCCCAGCAGCGAGACAGACTTCGCGATCTTCATGCGGGCGGCGGGATCGGCCATCTGCGCCTGGGCCTGTGCGGAGAGCGCATCCCGCCGCGTTGCCGCCACCGCCTTGATGATGGCGGACTGCCGAAGCCGACGCTCTGGCGTCCAAGCCTGGCGCAGCGCCGCCGCCCGCTCATCGGGCGTGAGAAGGGCTTTCGGGGGAGCTTTGGGGCGCGCCGCATGCCGGGTCCGCATCCGCTCGCCATATTCGCCCGCCCAGAGCGCCCGTGTCCGCTCGGCCTGGGCTATGCGACGCTCCCCGCCAGCCCATGCCTGCCTCTGCTTCGCGCTCTGATTCTCGCGGTATCCAGCCGCCTCCCAGGTGGCGCGACGCGCCGCTCGCAGATCCTGCGCCGTCCCCTCGCCCCCACCGACCAGGTTGTAGCCTCGCGGGGAGAGGGTGCCGAAGCGCAGGATGGCGGCGACCTCCATCATGCCGAGGTAGGTCAGGTCGTCCGCGACCAGCAGCACCTCACGCCGGATCGAGGCCGCGCCATGCTGGCGGATGGCGCGGTGAACCAACGCCTGGGAACCCTCATCCAGGGCTTGGCGCAGATGGCGCCGCCAGCGCCAGTCCAAGCCATGCCGGCTCAGTCCGATGTAGGTTTTTCCATTCGGGAAGCGCAGCCGGTAAAGGCATCCGGGCACGTCAGCACCTCATCCCCTTCCCGAACCTCGGCCGCCGGCACGTAACCACGGCCCTCCACCCAGACCGGGTGATCGAGCGTGCAGCGCAGCGTCTGCCCATCCGCCGTCTCGATCTCCACCAGCTCGCGGGCAGGAAGCCGCTGCCGGCGGGCGATGGGGCGGAAGACCTCGGCGCCCTGCGCGTGGTCGAAGGCCAGCACCATCTGGTCCGGTCCCTGCACCACAGCATCGATGGGGCGCAGACCAAGCTCCGTGCGAACCACGGCGTCTGGAGGCAGGCATAGGATGATGTCCGCACCAAATCCAGTCACGCGGGCATTGGTCGAGGTCGCCATCCGGTAGCCGCCGGCCTCGGTCTCGTAGAAGGTGATGCGGTCGCGGTCGGCCTTGATGGCGGTCGGGCCGCCCCAGCGCGCCTGGTACCACTCGCTCTGCACCAGGCGGCGCGTCGCCACCGCGTCGCGCGTGGCGAGGTCCATGGCATAGGAGGCGGTGATGAACTTCGCCGCCGGCCACCAGGTCCAGACCCAGGCCGGGAAGGCCTGCGACACGATGAGGCTCTTGCCGTGGCGCGGCGGGATGCAGACCACGAGGTTGCGGTGCTCCCGGCAGGCGGCGGCCTGCAATTCGTCGCAGACCAGCTTGATGTGCCAGTTGTCGAGGAACTTCACCGGGTCGAGCTGGTGCCAGGCCAGCTTGAAGAACTCGTAGAAGGACCGCTTCCCCAGCTCGCGCTCGATCTCCACGCGCTGCGCACGCGCGAGCTGCAGGGCACGGGAAGTGTCGATGGTCACGCGGAGATCTCCGACGAGATCATGATGGGCCCCGAGGGCGGCAGCGGCAGGTCGTCCACGTCGCTGCCGTCCAGCATCGCGGCGACGCGGCTCAGGGCCGCGAGGTCCTCGGTGGAGAGCTGCGTGGTGTCGATCACCGGCGCCCCGTTCTCGTTGCTGAGCAGCGAGGTGCCGCCCTCCTCCGACTGGCCGCCCTTCGCGGGGGCTTTGTCGAGTCCCAGAGCCAGGCGCTCCATTTTCTGAATTCCCTCAGCGGAGCGGGTGCAGGTGGCGACGGCGGCGGCCAGACTGTCGCCGCGCGTCACCAGGATGCGGCCCGCCGCGGCGCGCGCGGTCGCCTCGTCGCCGGTCAACACCTCCATCACCAGCCGGCGGTAGGCGTCGAGCATCGCGCGCTGCTCCTGCGCCTCCTGCATCTGGACCAGGGAGACATCGCTGATGGTCCGCACCGCCGTCTCGATGGCGACCTCGCGGCTTTCGCGCTGGGCCAACTCGCGCAGCTCGGCCGAGAGCACGGGGCGGGGCAGGGTGGGGCGGCCATTGGCGCCTGGCGGGGAGGTGCCGGGCCGCTGCGGCGGGCGGGCGGCCAGCAGCTCGGCGATGCGGGCGGCGACACGCGCTTCGCGCACCACCGGGTCGGCATCGTCGAAGACCTCCTCGGCGACGCCCTGGATCTCGATGGCGCGCGTGGCGGTGCGGAGGTTCGCCTCGGACACGATGGCGTCCCGCTGGCTATCCAGGCGGACCCATTCCTCGCGCGAGCGGCGCCGGATGACCTGCTTGCGGTCAATGCCCCACTTTTGGGCCAGAGCGCGCTCGGAACCGACACCGGTTTCCCACTCCGCCCGGACCGCGATCCATTGCTCCTCGGTCAGGCTGGGCATTGGACAATATACTCCAAGTATTGCTCAACTAATGAGCAAATTCAGACGCTTATCTATTGAAATGATTAGAATAAGTCCCAAATAATAGACATCAGCAAGGATGCTGATACCAAAAACGGAGACTATCCATGTTCAACGCTATTGCGCCGATGCTTCAGTCCGCTGCCTCCGCCGCCACCCCGGTCATCGGGAAGGCGGTCGAGGAAGGAGCGAAGGAAGGCGTGAAGTTCCTGGCGACCGCCGTGGTCGCCATCGGCGGCATCGCCCTCGTGGCGGGCGCCTTCCGGCTCGGCGCCATGGCGGCCGGCGCGGCCTATGATGGCGTCGCCTACGCCGCCACCACGGCCTACGACGCCACCGCCAAAGCCGGGTCTGCTGTCAGCGAAGCCGTTGGCGACGCCATCGACAGCGCCCGCGAGGCCGTCGGCAACACCATCGGTGATGCCGTGGCCGATGCGGCCGAGGTCATGACCAAGACCGCCGAAAACAAGCCCGTCATTGATGGCGAGGCGGAAGAGGTGGTCATCAGGACCAAGTCCGCGAAGGCCTGAAACGCGAACCCCCGCTCCAGAGATGGGGCGGGGGTTTCTGCATCTCCGCATGGGAGATGCGGGCCAAAGGCAACATTACACAAACCAATCTGGCGCGTCCAACCCTACCCGGCACCCCCCCGCCGGGCTGTTGAGCCCAACTCGGGCGAAAGGAACCCCCATGGACCACCCGATCAGCTTGCCGATCGGCGAGCCGGGCCTTCCGGGCCTCGCCGCCGGCTATGCCGTGATCCAAACGTCGAACACCCGCCACGCCGTCGCCGTCACCCTGACGAACCAGGGGAACGGCCGCAGCCGGCTCTGCTACCTGCCCGCCCAGTTCCCGGAGCGGGACCAGGCCGAGGAGGCCGGGATGCGCTTCCGCCACCTGGTGGATGGCACCGCCGGCAACCTCGACATGACCTCGGAGCTGGTCCTCTCCGCCTTCCGGGCGGTGACGGACATCGTCGCCGAGGTCACCAAGCGGGAGATCGTCCTCTACCGGGCGTCGCACCCTCTCCACCGGCTGACGCGGCTGGCGGAACTGGACGACTGATCTCTCCCCCCTCCCCTACGGGGAGGGGGACTCTCTTCCCGGCCAGGCGGCCGGGCTGACAAGCCGCAGATCCGGCGAAAGAGAGACCACCCATGAGCCACATCGAAGCCCACCTCCTCGCCACCGTCGCCACGCTCCCCCTGGAGCGCCTGCGCGCCGCCGTGGAGACCGAGGTGGCGATCCTGCTGGCACGCTCGGCCCAGCTCACCGCCCTCTACGGCGATGCGATCCCCGAGGATGTCAGCCAGAAGATGGACCGGAGCACCGAGGTGCTCGGCCAGGCCCGTCAGGCCGTCCTGCACAAGCGCGCAGAGGCCGCCAGCCGGCACCTGCGGCAATACCTGCTGCTGGCCTGACAAACGTGTCGAGCGGCCCGCCCCGGTGGGCCGCTCGCTTCTCCGAAAGCCCCTCGGGGCTACGGCGCAATCCGCGCCGCCGATGAGGAGAAACCCCTTGCTCTCACCGCAAACCTTGCAGAACGTCCAAAACGCGATGAAGCCCGGAACCGTGTACGGCGGCCGCCACCTGTGCGGCATGCTCGCCACCCACGACATCGAGGCCGACCGCCACGGCACCCTCGGCTACGGCCTGGAGTTCCTCTCCCTCTGGGACACGGACTTCCTGGCGACGGCCGAGGGCGTGGCGCACAAGCCGGCCCAGACGAAGATCTGGATCGCGCATGGAAGCCTGGACGACTGCTTGCAGCATCTCGTCGGCTTTCGCCGGCGGGCGTGACCAAGGCCTCCCTGTCGCCCCGCGCGCAGGGGGGCCTTTTCCACATCCACGAAACCGCGCTCGCGGTCGCCCGCACCCCGCGGGCATGAGGAGACAAACCATGGCCGACGACGCCATTCGTCACTTCCTGAACATCTCCACCGGCCACATCCCGAAGGCCGACAACGACCGCCTCCAGGCCCTCGACCGGGAGAGCCATGACTTCCCGGTGCGGGTGATCCACCACGAGATCGGGTGGTTCATCAACTGCCCGAGCGACAGCGCCCGCGAAACCGACGCCGAGCTGCGCCAGCGCGGCATGTCGGACGCCTTCCTCGGGATCATGCGGCTGGCCCGCCAGCACGATTGCTGGTGGATCAACCTGCATGGCGACGGCGAGGATGTGGAAGGACTGCCCACCTTCGAGTGGTAGTAAAACGAAACCGCCACCTGGCGGTCGCCGGCCATCCCGCCGGCATGAAGAGGAACCGACCTTTGCCGACACCAGCGACCGCCTGCGAGCGGTTCGTGAATCTCACCCCACATCCGGTCATGCTCGCCACCCCCACCGGCATGCGCATGGTGCCCCCGAGCGGCACCGTGGCGCGCGTCGTCGTCCACCCCTGCGGCCAGCCGGCCGAGGCGGACGGCGTGCGGATCGAGCCGCCACCGATCTACGGCGACGTGGTCGGCCTGCCGCCACCGCGCGCCGGGACCTTCCACATCGTCTCCCAGATCACCGCCCTGCTGCTCCGCCAGCGGGGCATGAGCCGGCCGGACGTGGTATTTCCCGGATCGGGGCCGCAATTCGCCCCCGTGAAGGACCAGCGCCAGCGCGTGATCGCCGTCACCGCGCTGGTGCAGAGCTAGAAATCCCGTTCCGGGATTGCCGGCATTCCCGCCGGCTTGAAGAAAGCAGACCCATGAACACCCTTCTGCGCTCGCCGACCGGCGATCTGATCTCGGGCCTGGTCCTCGTGGCCCACCAATGCGCGCCCGTGAGCAAAGCCACCTTCTTGGTGACGGATCATGGGCGCATCCCGCAGATCGACACGCACACGGATGGCCACCCCTACAGCGCCGGGAACACCCCGACGCCCCTGCGGATCGACGGGCAGCAGGTCGTGCAGGATGAGACCGGCGCCTTCTGGCGCGAGCACCAGCTGGTGCCCGACGAGTGGTGCCACGGCCCCTTCGGCCTCCCGGAAGCGATCCGCGTCTGGGATGCGCTGCAGGAGATCGAGCTGGGCGGCGACGGCCTCACCGAGGAAGCCTTCCTGGGCTTCCCGATGGGCACCGACCTCCAGCACATCATCCAATGGATCAAGACCGGCTGCCGGCCCTTCGATGCGCACGCCGCCCGGCTCGGCTTCTATTCGCCGATTTCCCTGTAATGGCCTGAGAAGAAACGAAACGCCCGCGTTGAAAAACAGCGCTGGCGTCGCCATATATCTGTCACCGGCACACCGCCGCCAACCAGTTCCCCTAACCCCGATCAAGCAATCCCCGCAGGGTCGAGCGAAGGTGGCCGCCCCGTCCAGGGCGTCCCATCTGGAGTCCTTGGGAGGTGTGCCGACGCTGGGATGCCCGGCATCGGCCCACACACGCCGCACTGCCAGATCCCGTCACGTCGCCTGGCACCCGACGAGCTGGACTAGACGACCGCCGCCTGGACAACGGCCCGACTTCCGGAGGGAAGACATCAATAGAGATTCCCGGTGCTCGCGGACCCCACGAGCGCCAGGAGCAGGCCCCGAGTAGGCCAGGGCCCCGCACCCCTGCCCGAACACAGGAGGCTTCATGCCTTCTAAGCCTAAACCCTCCCCGACGACTGAACGACGAAACGCCCATCAGCCTCTCCCCGAGGCTGGTGGGCGTTTCTGTGTTTACAGACTCGGGCTGGCTCTTTTCCAAGGCACATTTCGGGTCGGTTGAATTTCACGCTTGCGTGATCAACCCCTTCGAGGCAATTTCACCACGGCGCCGCAACGTGAGTTCGCGGATTGTTCCGAAACTCCGTCCCCCTGGAGAGGTCCATGACCCCCACTCTGCCCGCGGTGCCTACGACCTCCCTGCCCTCCAGCGTCACCTTCCCGGATGTCGCCCCCCTGAGCCGCCTGCCCGTCGTGCCGGATTCCATCCCCGACCTGCTCCGCCGCGGCAATGAGATGCGCCTCGCCTGGGGCGACCTCGACCCCGAGAGCCCCGAGGCCAAGCAGATCATGGCCGACCTCACCGTGCTCGACTGGGAGATGGCCGCGGCCGCCGCGCAGAACGGCCGCGAGCTGGTGATGAAGCTCCAGTGCCTGCTGGACATCATCGAGGCCGACGTGACCCCCTTCGCCGTCGCGCTCGGACAGACCGTCCTGCGCGACCTCCAGTCGCTGTCGCAGCTAGGCTGCCTGCATCCGCTGCTCGGCTGAGTGCCCCGCCCCCGAGGTATCACCTCGGGGGTTTTTTGCGTCCAGGTGGTCGGCCAGGAGCCGCAGCGCCTCGGCGATGATGCGGTCCTCGCGCGGCGTGGTCGCGCACTCGAAGACCACCGCGTTCAGCAGCGTCAGGAAGCGGCACCAGCCCATGACCGGCACATAGCGGTTCAGGCGGGAGCGGGCATGCGCCATGACGTCGGGAATCACCGCCATGGCGCCGCTGAACATGCATGAGTCGTAGCGGGCCACCATGCGCGGGCGCACCTGGGCGATCTCGGCGCTGACGCGGAACGTCTCGGCCGCCATCAGGCGCCGCCGCGTCTCGGCGGCCCGGTTCGCCGCTGTGTCGCGCGGATCGCAGAGCAGGCCGTCGCGGGCGAGGCGCTCGACCGCACCCGGCGCCACGACATAGGCGCCGCGCGCGACGAGCACGCCGGAATTCGTCACCTCACGGTCGCGGATCTCGATTTCCCCACGGGCACGGCGCACCTCGTGCTGGGCGCCGTAGTCGCTGCCGGCGTGGGCGACAAGGATGCCGCTCTGCTTGTCCCGCACCAGCGTCATCGTCCTCGACTTCACGTAGCGACGCTTCCGAGCCATGCGGCACCACCCATTCTTCACATCACACAGCTATGTGATGTGAAGGTGGAAAGTCAATAAAAACACCGCCCAGGCGGGTCAATCCAGAGGGTTTGTCAGCCGTTCAAGATGCGCCGCGCCATGGTCTGCACGGTGACCACCACGCCGGTGATCCGATAGACCGACCGCTTGTGGATCGCGAATTTCGGCTCCTGCAGGTTGGTGAAGGGCTTCCCCCCCTCGTAAGGCCAGGGCATGGGCACGTCCCCCTGGAAGTCCGGATTCAGGCTGCGCCAGCGCAGCACGGCCCCTTGCTTCGTCACCACGACCTGGCGCAGCGTGATCTCGACCGTCTCGGCCTCGGCGCGCACACGGCGCCGCTCCACCAGCACGACATCGCCGTTCCGCAGCCGATCCTGGGGCCGGAGGCTATGCACCAGGGCATAGGAGCCGGCGGAATAAAGCTCGTTGATGCTGTCGTCGTCGATGCGGACGGCGATATCCATGTCGTTGTCGGGCATCGCGACGGCGAGGATGCTGCCCCGCTCCCGCTTCGGCAGCTCATAGACGCGCCGCCAGAGGCTGGCCCGCGCCGCCGTGCGGATCGGCACCTGCCGCATCACCGCATCGACCGCGTTCTTCCGCGCCCGCGGCGGCTTCCGCCCGATGATGCTCCAGGCCGTCTCGCCGGGCAGCACCGCCGCCAGCCGCTCCCGCACATCCAGGCTCAGGCTCCGGGTGCGGCCCGACAACCAGTTGTAGAGGGCATTGGCGTTGCGGAACCCGGCTGCCCGCGCCCAGGTGTTCGGCACCAGGTCGAGGCGCTTCATCGTGTCGCGCATCCCCTGCCGGTCGCGCTCCACCTCTTCGTCGGAGAGGTAATCACTCAGCCGCGCCTCGGCCGCGCTCACCTGCACGACCACAGGCTTCGCCTCCGCGCGCGCCCCCACGGAAGGATTCTTCCTGGCAGGCTGCGACGCCTTCACTACCATCACTCAACGACCCCCTGGTCTTGTTCCGCGTCACATGACGATGTGATAGGTCACATCGTCATGCAGAGTTCCACGCCCCGCATCGACGCCGTCCTTTCCGAGATCCGCCTGGCCTTCCGGAGCGCAGGGCTCCGGAAATGCGTCCTCGCCGAGAAGGCGTGTGTCCACGCCAACACGCTGCGTCACATGGAAGATCCGGATTGGAATCCATCCCTCGCCACGGTGCGCCGATTGGAACGAGCCTTGCTGCCGATCGCGGAAGCTGCGTCTCTTCACATCGGTAGCCGCTCCGTGTGAAGCTCGGCAAGGGCGATGTGAAGCCGCGAGGGGGCTTGGCCGAACATTCCACGATCCTGGGCCGCCGGCGGGCGCCGCGTCACGCCGAGGACGACCTGCAAACCTCGCTGGTCGAGTTCCACCGCCGCTTCGCCGACCCGCGCGCCCTGCTCTTCGCGGTGCCGAACGGCGGCCGCAGGGCCAGGGCCGAGGCCGCCCGCCTCCTCGATGCCGGCGTGCTGCCGGGCGCCAGCGACCTGATCCTGGTCACCCACGGCGCCGTCGCATTCGTCGAGGTCAAGCTACCGCAGGGCCTGCTCACCGAGCGCACCTACCAGAGCCGCGAGCAGAAGCAGTTCCAGGCCGCCGTCGAAGCCTTCGGCCACCGCTACGCCGTGGTGCGGTCGGTGACGGAATACGCCGACCTGCTGCGGATGCTGCAGGTGCCCCTCACCGGGAATCCCATCATCGTCTTTTAGCCGACATCGAGGGGCGTCGGCAGAAAGCCCAGCAGGCCGTCGAGCGCGGCGCCGCATTGCAGATGCACCTCGCGGGCCACCCAGTCGAGCGGATGCCGCTCCAGCCCCTCCTGCCGCCGCAGGCAGAGCGCCTCCTGGCCGGGCGGGATCTCCCGCAGCAGGAGGCCCACAACCGGCCCAGCGCCGGACCCCCGCCGGACCAGCCACACGGAGGCGGCCGGCCCGGATGCCGCGATCATGCCGCCTGGCACAACCTCTCATGCACGGCCTCGTGCCAGCCATCCATCCAGAGGGCGGCATCTCCGCTCGCCACCGGGTAGGGGCATGATTCCAGCCCGGCCCCTTCGCAGCAGGCGTCCCAGCCCTCCGCGAAGGGGTCTTTCATGCCGCTCGCACGACGACGCCCCATCTCACATCCCCAGGGCGCGGCGGTAGAGGTCGAGCAGGGTCTCCTGCTCCTCCACCTCGGCGGGCTCCTGCTTCCGCTGGCGGATGATCTGGCGGATCACCTTCGCCTCGAAGCCGGCCGACTTCGCCTCGGTGAAGATGTCCTTGATGTCGTCGGCGAGCGCCTTGCGCTCCTCCTCCAGGCGCTCGACGCGCTCGATGATGGAGCGGAGACGGTCGGCGGCGACGCCGCCCACCTCGGCCTGGATCTCAGTGTCGTTCATGCGCGGGGTGAATCCTTCTCGGCCCAGGCGCGGCCGCCCAGGATCGCGTGGATGGTGGCGAGGCTGACGCCCCATTCCTCGGCCATGGCGCGGGCCTTGCCGCCCGCCTCCTTGCTGGCGCGGATCTTGGCGACCTTCGCCCAGGTCAGCTTGGCCGAGCCGTTCCGCTCGCCCGGGTTGCCGAGGCGGCGCGTGCTCGCCCGCCGCGCCGGCAGGGCGATGGGCAGGGCCGGCTGGGCGGGCGGCGGCGGTGGCGGCGGGGGCGGGGGCGGCGGAAGCACCTCGCCCAGCTGCCGCAGCAGGATGTCCTGGAGGAAGGTGAGATCCTTGCCCCGGGCACGGGCGTAGAGCGCCAGGCAGCGCAGCATCTCGGCCGCGCGCTGGTCGGCGAAGACCCAGTCAATAGGACGCCCCTCGAAGCGGGCGCGCCGCAGCCGCTCCGTCAGCCGGGCGGCGTCGCCGACCAGGCCGAGCAGCGCCCGCTCCATGCTGAGCGGCATCACCGTGGCGTCGTAGGGCCCGCCGGAGTCATTGCGGGTGAGGATGGCGGTCAGGGCGTCCATAAGGGGGTCCTCAGAAGGGCTGCCGGGTCGGCTCGAAGCGGACCGACATCCGCATGCCGCAGGCAGCGGCCAGGGCCGCGACCTCGGTCACGGTCACGTCCTCGCACTGGCCGGCGAGGATCGCCTCCAGCCGGGGCATCGAGACATTGGCGCGCCGCGCCACGTCGCGCGGCAGCAAGGGGGAGCGGGTGAGGGCGACCGCGAGCTGGGCGCCCACCGCCTGCAGCTCGGCCCCGAACTCGCCGGCCGGCGCCGGGCCGCGGCGGGCCGGGCGCTCCGGAAACAGCGCCGTCACTGTGGCACCCCTCCCGGCGGCGGCGGCACGGGCACGGCCCGGCTCCCGCTCCCCGGCATGGGGACGGCGGCGGTGGCGGAGGCTGCGGTGGAGGCAGGGCACGCGGCGCGCTCCTGGAAGGGGGTCATGCCGGCACCGGCTGCGGCCAGTTGTCGGGCTGCTCGTCGCAGTCGTGAAAACGGTCGCTCGCGCGGTCCCACATCATCCAGCACGCCCCCTTGCTGCCATGGGACTTGAACCGGATCTTCCAGGTGAGGATGCCGATGCGCGCGGGAATATTCGGGTCGGGGCGATACACCGAGATCCCGAAATCCGCCTTGTTGGCGAAGGCGGCCGTGTCGGCGATGGCGTAGCCGGTCGGGATCTCGTCGCTCTGCAACTTGCGGGGATGCGCGACCAGAAAGACGTTGATCCCATAGACCGCGCAGAACCGCTTCAGGCGGGGCAGGGCGAGGTTCGCGTATTCGGTCATGCTCTGCCCGTTCGGCCGGGCGTGCTCGATCTCGTTCCAGGGGTCGATGACGACGCCGTTGATGCCGTCGCGCAGCACGCAGAAGCGCACCTGGTCGAGCAACCACTCCATGGAGGGGAGCTGGTCCTCGCGCGGCTGGGCGATGTGCGTGAAGTGGTGCCCGACGAAGGTGACCGCGTCGATCTTCTCGTCCGGCGACATCACGCGCCAGGGCTTGCCGCTATAGACCTCGGCGAGCTGGCTGCCATGGAGCTGCCACGGCTCGCTCTCCGGCGAGAAGATGGCGAGCTTGCGGCCGTGCAGCCGGGCCTGCTGCGTCACCAGCCAGTTCAGGAAGGTGCTCTTGCCGGCGTTCGGCACGCCGGTGATGACAAACAGCCGCCCCTGGACGGGGATGCGGAACAGCGCGTCGAGCACCCTGGAGCCGGTCGAGACGGTGTGCGACCAGGTCGGGCTGTCGAGGACGGCGATGTCGTCCACGCCGAGGTTCCAGAGGCCGCTGATCGGATAGGGCGCGGCATGGTCCAGGCAGGCCAGCACCGCCTGGCGGCCGTGCTTCTGCAAGGTCTCGTTCGCGTCCTTGCAGTCCTCCGGCCACTTCACCAGGCGGCACTTCTCCTTGCCGAGGCGGCGCGCGATCTCCTCGCAGTGATTCCGGCCCGGCCCGTCCATGTCGCCGGCCAGCACGAACGACTTCACCTGGGCGAGCTGCTCGGCATGGGTGTGGAGCGGCAGGTAGCGGAGGTCGTTCGGATCGACCTCCTCCTTCAGCTTCGCGGGCGCGCCGTTGGCGAGGGAGACGGCCGAGGGCTCGCCCGCCTCGAAGACCGCCATCACGTCGCTCTCGCCCTCGCAGAACACCACCCGGTCGAGGTCGATCCGGTCGATGTTGAACAGGGTCGGCTCGGCGCCCTTCTCCTGGATGAAGTGCTTCTCGCGCGAGCGGAACTTCGCATTCACGTACTCGCCCTTCCAGATATACGGGAAGGCGATGGCGCCGGCCTCCTTCCAGTCGAGCTGGGGGAAGGCGCGCTTCGTCAGGAAGCAGCCGAAGGCATCGACGGTCTCGCGGCTGATGCCGCGCGCGCCGAAGAACTCGTAGAGCGGATCGGTCTTGATGGGCGCCACGGGCGCCGGCGGCCGGACGTAGGCCTTCGGGCGCGGCGTGAAGGAGGCCTTGCCCTGCGCGGCCGAGCGGCCGGGGACATTGCCCTTCCAGCCGCAGCTGCCGCGCTTGCACTCCCAGACCGCGCCGCCATCGGCGTCGAGCAGCACCGAGAGGGCCTTCTCGCGGTCATTGCCGCCGTTGCAGCGCGGGCAGAGCAGTTTGAAGTTCCGTCCGACATCGCGCCGCGTCATGTGGATGCCCACCGCGCGCAGCTCGTCCAGGACATCGCCAGGAAGCGGCATCAGACGGCCCAGCGCTGCATCAGCTTCGGCACTGGCTGGCGCGTCTGGCGGTTGTCGTAGCGGCCCTCCAGGGCGCGCACGGCGCTGTCCGGGCGGATGGCGAAGTCGAGGTCGGCCCGCCAGCCCCGGTCGTTCTCGCCGCAGCAGAAGCCGCTCCGCGCCAGCCGCTCGCAATAGCCCTCCCAGCCAGCCAGGTCGCCGCCGAAGGTGTCGCGCAGGCGGGCCAGCAGCGCGGTGCGGCGCTTGGGCGTCAGGGCGCGGGCCGCCACCAGCCCCTGCGCGCTCGCATAGCGGTTCCAGACCGCCAGCATCGCCTCGGGCATGCCGGGGGGCGGGCCGCGGCGCGACGGCTTTGGCGCGGATGTGGCGGGCACATCGCCTGCGGGAGCGCTGCGGCGGCTGGGCAAAGGGGAGAAGTCCTCAATTCCTCCGCGAACCTGTAGCGAGGAAATCACATCGGATGCAACATCGATGTGAAGGTGCGGGATGGGGCCTGGGCGGAAGCCATGCCAACAACGCATTGAATTTTAAGAATTTAACACCATATCAGCTACGCCACGTCGCATGCTCGCCATCCATGGCGCGACACGAAACCCCGCATGGGGTAGCCGGCACTCCAGCCGGCCTGAAGAGCATACACACATGAGCAAGAGGCACCCTGTCATGCGCGTGACGGCGCCGATCCCCGATGCCGTTCGCGACCGGCTGTTTCAAAACTTTCCGCCGGTCGCATCCGACATCTTCGGTCTGCAGCTCACCCACACGTATGGCACCGTTCCCGACCACTTCCCGCGCCACGACCTCCAGGTTGAGGCGCTGGGCCTCTACCAGGACAGCGATTGCAGCGTCCTGGTGGTCAGCGTCGATGGGGAACAATACCGGCCCGACGGCACGCGCTACCTGATCGCGCTGTCGCTGGACGGCTACCAACTCCGGCCGCGTGACGCGCTGAACCGCGTCACCGAAGACCAGATCCAGTGGCTCACCGAGCCGCTGGTGATCGCCGCCCCCGGCGACGGGATGCGTTTCCGGACGCTGCGGGCGCGGGTCGATCTGCCGTCACTGAACCCCAGCTACGCATGACCAAGAGGCCGCCCAATCACCGTTGGGCGGCCTCTTTTGGTTCCGGCACCTTCGCCGGATGAAAAGGACGACATATCCATGTCCGAAACCAACATCGACCCCGGTGGCCAGACCCAGCGCGAGGCCACCACCGCCGCCATCGACGCCATCGTGGCGCACCTGCTCGATCAGGGGCGCCCGAGCGTCAACGAAAGCGGCGACTGCCTCTATCGCGGGCCGGACGGACTCATGTGCGCCCTGGGCGCGCTGATCTCCCCGAGCCTCTACCAGCCCTACATGGAGGGCAAGGGCGGGCTGCAGGTCCGCGGCTACCTGGCGCCGCGCTTCCTCGGCGCCGATAGCACCATCCTGCTCCTGATGCAGTGCCTGCACGACGACTGGGCCAGCTACCTCCGGGAGCCGTCCGAACAACGCCTCCGCTGCCTGCGCAACGCGATAGCGTCGGCCGAGGAGGACATCCAGCATCGCCTGCCCGGCTACACCTGCTCCCGCTGGGACGACCTGAAGGCCATGCTGCTGGCGACGACACCCGCCACCGCGTGACCCCAAAGGCCCGCGAAACCGAAACCCCGCGAGGGGTCGCCAGCTTCACTGGCATGACGAGGAGACCGCATGCATGCATGCAGACATGCAGATAATGATGGACCGCCAGCGCTTCTGGCAGGCCGGCTGCCCGCCGGGCTACCGGCTGGCGGATGGCCCAGGCCGGGCCGAGGCCGCCTACCACTCCGCCAGGGGCGGGACGCTGCACCTCTCGAAGACCTTCGCCGCGCTGCTGCACCGGGTGCTGGGTCCGCCGGGCCACTTCGTGGCGGCCACCCGCGCGGCGCTGATGGATGTGCGGAACCTGCTGGAGGATGAGCGCGACAGCGCCTTCCGGCAGGCGACCGTCCAGGGCAATGCCGAGACATTGGAACCCCTCGACGCGCCCTGGATCCTGGAACTGCACCAGCAGATCACCCACATCAATCTGGCGCTCTCGCTGTCGCATCGCGAAACCCCGTAGAGGGGTCGCCGGCAATCCCGCCGGCATGAAGAGCATGCACACCATGTCCGTCTTTGAAACCGAGGGCGACGTGATCGTCCTCCGCAACGGGCTGCGCACCGCGCAGAGCTTTGAGTGGATCCGCGTCAGCTTTGGCGATGCGGTCGCCCGCAAGGCGGCGATGGCCGCGCTGACCGGGCGCCACCTGCTGGTGGACGACCGGGAGCGCCAGGCCAACGCGCCGCAGACCGTCATCCTGCCGCGCAACCACATCCTGCGCTACGTCGCCCACAGCGACGTCGTGGAGGAGCTGACGAGGCAGGACGGCGAGAAGCGCCGCTACATGGTCTATGTCACCTTCGAGTTCCCGGCCACGGAAGTCGAAGGTCGCGTGCCGATCCGCGCCAACAGCGCCGAGGAGGCGCTGCAGGAAGCCAACAACGACCACAACGGCTACGTCTCGGAGGCTCTGGAGTCCGCGCACGAAATGCACGACTACCCGAACCCCTATCCGGTCAGATACGCCATCGGGGACATCAACCCGATCTAAACAGCGAAACCGCCGCAGGGCGGTCGCCGGCACATCCGCCGGCTTGAAGAGGCCCCTCCGTGAAGCTCATTCACGTCTATCAGCACCGCATCCGGCGCAACATGCATGTCGCGCCGGAGCAGCGGGAGCCGCCGGTCATCATCCGAGAGGGACGCCACCGCCGCTACGCCAGCGAGCTGGTCATCCATGGCCCCTGCCGCATCGTCTATTCACCCGACAAGCCGCTCTCCTGCGGCGCGCGGTTGTGGATCAGCACGGAGGCGGAGGTCGAGGTGGTGGACGGCATCCCGCCCCGGCAGGCCCCACGGCTCTGCAAAAAAACGCGCTGACCGAAACCGCCCCGGCGGTCGCTGGCAATCCCGCCAGCATGACGAGAACGCGCGATGTCCGACATCTTTGTTCTGCGCCCCGGCACCCGCCGCCTGCGCAGCTTCGAGGAGATCGCGGCCGATTACGGCCCCCGCGCCGTCCGCAAGGCGGCCGCGGCTGCCCTGACCGGCCGCCACGCCTATCTGACCCACGACAGCGAGCCCGCGCTGGCCCTGCCGCGCCAGCATCCCCTGGTCCTGCTCGATTACGAGGATGCCCTGCGGGAGCTGAACGGCGGCTCCGGCTCGCAATTCTATCAGATCTGCATGGAGTTCCTTTATCCGGAAAGCACCGGTGATGGCGCCGTCGAAGTCGAGGCCAGCAGCGCCGAGGAAGCGATCGCCATCGTCGAGGCCAATCTCAACGGCGAGATCGGCCAGGCCATGGACGACATGGCCTCCAACCACGGCTCCTATTGGCCCGAACCGGAGCTGAAGGATGTCTTCGTCTCCGATGTGATCGGGACGGACGATCTGGACGAGCAGCACGCTTGAGCGAAACCCCCACGGGGGTCGCCGGCAATCACGCCGGCTTGACGAGAACCGAAAGGGTTGTGCCCGGCCACGACGCCGGGGCACCCTTCTTGTGCCGCTGTGCGGCAGCAGAGGCCCGACTGCGTCTTCGGGCGAGGAAACATCATGACCGACGACACCAAGCCCCCAGCCAGGGCCCACGTCTTGGAGCGGGACAAGGAGCGGCCCATCCGGTTCAAGGGATGGCTCCTCGGTGCCGCCAGCAATTCCTGGGACACCGCCAGCCCGGACTTCTCGGGCAGCACCGGCCGCAGGCAGGCATTGGCGCTCTACGAAACCGAGGGCGGAAAGTATGTCTGCGAGCGCGTCGGCTTCTCGCAGTGGCAGGGCGAGCGCACCCGCCACGAAGGCGCCGTCTGCACCACCATCGAGGAGGTGATGGCGTTCTTCGGGCACGGCCGCCTGGCGAAAGAGCTCTACGACGACGCCGGCCTCGACACGGCCGAGGATGTCGCGTGATGCCCGCCGCCGACAAGGTTCCGGCATTCCCGGACGCATTTTCGGCATTCGTGGAGGCGGCCCGCAAGGGTCGTCTCCGCGTGTCGTTCGGCACCCACGGCGAGTATCGGGAGATCCGGCTTCCGCAGGATTGGTTGACCGTGCCGGTCTTCGCTTTCGCGGACCCGGTGGTGGTGGAGCGCGTCCACGCCATGCAGGGTGGGCAGATCACGCTGGATCAGGCCCCGCCGCTGCCGCACCCCGAATGCGTCTTCATGCTGAATACCGGCACCACCGATCCTGAGTTCCCGGACATCGTGGAGCAGGTTCTCCTGTTCCTCCAAGCTGACGAGACCGATGGAAGCTGGACGTGCTTCGAGGCATGGCGCGACGTCGATCCCGTCACCGGACGGACGTCGCCGTGGTATCTCATCACCTCCGGCTGGCGCTACTCATTCGCCATGCAGGCGCTCGCCGTCGTCCGTCTGGAAATGCCTGGCCTGCCAGAGAAGGACGACCCGCAGACACCCGAGGAACGGGAGCAGGACCTGAGAGCCTACAAGGAGCAGGTCCTGTACTGCATCGCCCTCGCAACCGCCCTGGCGGACAGCGGCCGGGGAGATGGCGAGGTCGAGGTGCGGGACGCCCCGGAAACGCAGGCCTGGAGGGAGATGAACCGGGGTCGGGAGAGGGGGCGCTTACGGCCTCTCTCCAGCATCCGCGTCCTCTCGCTCAGCCAGCTTGGGGCGGAGAGATCCAGGCAGCGTGGAGCACCGACAGGCGCCACCGTTGCGCCGCACTGGCGCCGCGCACACACCCGAACGCTGCAAGATGGCCGCCAGATCCCGGTGCGTGCCACCGCCATCCACGGCGGCGGCCACTCACCGCCGATGACCATCGTGCGGCCCTGAGCATCGAAACCGCCCCCGTGGCGGTCGCCCGCGCACCTGCGGGCATGAGGAGACAAACATGGACGAAGCGATCGTCGCCAGGCTGCAGGAGATCATCCGGGGCAGCCGCGCCACGGGCCGCTGGATCGACGACCTGGACGGCAGCGTGCCAGGCGGGCCGGAACTGCTCAGCCCCGAGACGCCGCCGCCGGGTTACTACGACAACCAGGACGACCCGCCGGAGCAGGACAAGGCGGACGACGACGCCCCGCTGATGCCGGACGACGTCGCTCCCGACGACGCCATGTACCTGCGTCTGGTGGATGGCGTGTGGCTGCGCCCCGCGAGCTGGTATCCCTACACGCTGGAGGAGCAGCGCGCCTGGAACGAGACCGTCATCAGGCTGGCCGAGGAGGCCATCGCCCTGATGACCCAGCCCGCCAAGGGCTGACGAAACCCCCTCTCCTCGGGGGTCGCCCGCACATTCGCGGGCATGAGGAGTAAGACCCTTGGCGACAACCTATCTGATCAAGCTCACCGCCCTCCCCGCGGTGCGGACCGACGTGGGCTTCAAGACCAGCTTCTCGCTGGGCAGCCGCCCGCCGCAGGAGATCGTCGGCATCCGCCGCATCTCCGAGCTGCCCGAGAAGGTGCAGGCCTTCGGGGAGCACGTTCACGCGGCGAACCGGCACCGGAGCTTCATGATCTCCACCACGATGGCGAACCGCACCCAGCGGAAGCCGCCGGGCTTCGACAAGGCGACCGCCAATTCGCGCCCGGGCGGTGACCCGATGGGGTTCTTCGCCTGGACGCGCCCGGAGGCCGACAGCGCCTCGGGCGACGCGGAGATCTTCAGCCCCCTGACGGACCCCTTCCCGGCGGCGGCCAGCGCGTGAGCGATGCGGCGGCCTGCCGACACGCGGAGGAGCTGCGCGCATCCGCGCGGCTCTGGCCGAAAGCGCGCCTGCGCTGGCATATCCGGAGCACGCAGGAGACCCTGGCCCTGCCGGACATCGCGCCGGTGCTCGGTGTTCACCTGGGCCGGCGGATAAACCGACAGCTCTGCCACCTGCACCTCAGCATCTTTCGAGATGAGCTGAGGCGGCGACAGACCGAAACCTGACACCGTCAGGTCGCCCGCACCATCGCGGGCATGAGGAGACCACATGCGCTCATCCATCTTCACAACGGACCTCACGGTGCCGGGCGCGGTCGCGCTCGCCATCCAGTCCGGACGGCCCGAGCTGATCGAGATCTATCAGCCCGGCCCCGACCCGGAGACGGAGGCGAAGCAGATCGCCGCCGCACTGGCGCTCCTGATCGGGGACAAGCAGGTGCAAAGCTCTCGCATCAGGCGGCTGGAGCGATTCAGCGCCGGCCTGTCCGAGGAGCTGCAAGCCGCCATCGGCGCCCTGGACCGGCTGCGGCGCGAGCAGACCATCCTCGCAAACAACATGCGGCTGATGGTCCAGAAGCTCGCAGCCGGCCTGCCGGAAGACGACGAATTGGAGCACGAGGCATGAGCACGTCCTTCACCGCCCAGGCGGCGGACGACGAGGGCCGCACCGTCCACGGTGACTACCAGGACGGCTGGATCCAGATCCGCTGCACGAAAGCGGGCGAGGAGGTCGCCACGGAGCATTTCACCGCGGCCGATGGCGGCATCCGCACCCAGCCGCTGCTGGAGGGCTATGCCCGCCTCACCCTGGCGCAGTGGCACTACAACCGCCGCGTCTGGAAGGACGACCGCCCCTGGCGGGATGCGCAGAGCCGCATCACCCCGGAAAGGAACGTACGCATCGAAACCTGACGCTGTCAGGTCGCCCGCACCATCGCGGGCTTGATGAGAGACACCCCATGAAAATCGAGCTGCGGAACGTGCAGTACGTCGCCTCCATGAGCGAGGAGACGCGCTGCTTCACGGCATCGATCTATGTCGATGGCAAACGCGCGGGCGAGGCCAGCAACCGGGGCCATGGTGGCCCCACCTCGATCCACCCGCGCGAGCTGGAAGAACGGCTCAACGCCTATGCGGCCACGCTGCCTCCCCTGTCCTACGACATGGGCGGCCGAACGCACACCATGCCGCAAACCGGCGAGATCCTGGTGGACGAGCTGCTGAGCGACTGGCTGACGGAGCGCGATCTGCGGACAGCCCTGAAGCGGCGCATCCTGTTCACGAAGCAGGGGCAGACCCCGATCTACGAGACCAAGTCGCTGCCGAAGGCGACCCTGGAGCAGTGGACCCGGAACCCGGAGAAGGCGCGCGCCACGCTGCGGGACTGCGACCAGATCCTGAACTGCCTGCCCTTCGCCGAGGCGCTGGCGATCTACCGCCAGGCCGTCGAGGCCAGCGCGGCCGGAGGCTAGCCCTACCGAAACCCCTCCGGGGGTCGCCCGTCTTTGGGCATGAGGAGACAAACATGGACACGCCCTCGGGCACACCGATCCGCTTTGTTCGGTTCCACCCCTACAGGCGGGGCATGGGGCCGTCCTTCACGCTGACGCTCTTTGACACGGGCCGGTCCCAGAACGGCCGATGGGTCATCGGCTACCGGCTCACGCAGAGCGGCCTGGACGCCCCGCTGTTCATGGGCGAGGACTTTAGCTGCCCGCCGATCCACGCGATCGACAGCGACGCGACGGTGGCGGCGGTGATGGCCTTCCTGACGTTGCGGCCGGGCGACACCGACCGCGATTATTTCAGCAACTACACCCCCCTGCAGCTCGACTATGCCGGGCTGCACGCCGAGGCCCTGAGCGCCGAGGTGGGGTGCCGCTTCGGCGAGCGATGAGCGAAACCCCTCTGGGGTCGCCGGCACCTCCGCCGGCATGAGGAGACAAACATGCCCACCAAACGCCTCGTGATGGCGGGATGGGAAGCCTGCGCCTGGCACACCAACGGCCAGCGCCGGCGGGCCGTGGCCTGGCGCTCGATCCGCGACCCAGGCCTGGAGGTGCGCCATTGCGGACACCCCACGGCCAATTATCCCTACTGGATCATCATCGACGGCCAGGACCGCCTGCACGACCTCGGCACCTTCCGGCTGCTGGCCGATGCCCAGGCCAGCGCCATGAAGGCCCGGCTGCCCCCGGTCGAGGCGGCCTAACCCACCGAAACCGCTCGGGCGGTCGCCGGCACTTTCACCGGCATGAGGAGACCCTGAATGCACGACCTCCACCTGGTCGCCTGCGTGAAGGCCAAGGCCCCCGAGGCGCGGATTGCCCGCGACCTCTACATCTCGCCATGGTTCGCCAAGGCCCGGCGCTACGTCGAGCGCCAGGGCGCGCCCTGGATGATCCTCTCGGCCCAGCATGGGCTGGTGGACCCCGAGGAGGTGCTGGAGCCCTACGACCTCACGCTGCGCGACCTCGACGCCGCAGAACGCGCCCGCTGGGGCAGCCGCGTGGCGCACCAGCTCCGCGACCTCTGCGGCGATCCCATCCCGCCGGTCGTCTTCCTGGCCGGGCTACCCTACCGGGCGGCGCTGACGCCGCACCTGCCACGCTACAGGGTGCCCATGTATGGACTGGGCATCGGCGAGCAGCTCGCCTGGCTGGACCGGAACACGGCCTGATTTTCGCCGGCGAAAACGCGAAACCGCCCTGAGCGGTCGCCCGCAGTTGCGCGGGCCTGACGAGACCCCCCATATCACCCCCCTGATCGCCGTCCAGACTGACTGTCACACTTCCCTACAAGGGGTGCCGCATAGTGCGGCGGACGGAGATAACCTGATGCCTATCGCGAAAGCCAAGCTGCCGGTGACCGCTCAACTGGACTGCTACGAAGTCACGGGCTGGCCGATCAGGGGTGCTGACGAGGATGCTCCCTGGTTCTTCCGGCCCCGCTCCCTGTCGGGGATCGGAAGCTACGCCTGGTTCTGGCGGGATGACCAACTCAAAGAGGTCATCGTGGAGGAAGAGACCGCCCCCGACAGGGAGGACTGGTGGCGGTCCATGACCGTCTTCGATGCCGCCAAATACGCCCGCCAGGCCATCGAGGAGCATCTGGAGCAGATGGAGGAGTAACTCCCAGGACCATCGAAACCGCCCTGAGCGGTCGCCCGCATCCCGCGGGCATGAGGAGACCGCTCTACATGGAGCAACAGCAAACCGCCGCTCCGGCAGGGGATTCCCTGCTGGATCGCGTGCAGAACATGGCCGCGCATATCCAGTTGATCGAGGCCGGCATCGCCAGTCCCGACGACCTGGAAGACGTGCTGCAACTCCTGAACGACCTGGACGCCTTCCTGGCCCAGGTCGCGGAGACCCTGCGGCTGGCCCGCCTGCACGCCCAGCAGGGCGTCACGGACCCACGCTTCGCGGCGGACCAGTGCCGCGAGGCGCATGAGCTGCTCCTGGCGACCGCCAAGGCGCTGGACGGCGGCTGATGCTCGCCACCGTCCAGGCCGACTTCAGCATCGGCCGGAACAAGAACCGCCCCCGCATCTGGCTCGACGGCCGGCGCCTGCTGGCCGCCGGGTTCGGGGGCGGGACGATCTACCGCTGCATCGTCCACCCACCGCAGGAGGACCGGCCCGGCCGGATCGTCTGCGCCATCCCCACGCCGGAGGAGCTGCACGAGCGGGAACCCTTCGCGGGCCCGCCCGGCAGCACCATCCGGATGCGGAAGGTCACCGGGAGGGTGGACGGCAAGCCGGTGATCGACCTGCTCGGACGCGACGTGGAGCTGGCCTTCCCGGACAAACGGATGGTCACGGTCACCTTCGCGCCCGGCCTGCTGACGATCACGGCCACGCACTGATCGAAACCCCTCCGGGGGTCGCCCGCACCTTCGCGGGCATGAGGAGGACACCATGTCCGATATGGACGACGCCGACGAAGCACGCGAGATCGGCTTCAACCATCCCGATCACTGCGGGATGTTCAGCGACGATGGCAACCGCGCCGCGGCGCGGATCATCGCCGAGATGAAGGAGGAGACCAAGGCGAAGGACAGCGACCAGGTGATCTACGACCGCCTCACCGCCAAGATGAACGCCGTCGAGCCCGCTCACGGCGAGATCTGGGACACCGAGGTGCGCGAGATCATCATCAGCCGCCTGGTCCGCGCCTGGGGCCGCGAACTCACGCCCTACTTCTGAGGCCGCCATGCCGACCCAGACCGAACGCCTCCTGGCGTCCCTGCGCGACGACCGCGCCCGCCGCTCGGCCGAGTACATGGTCCGCAGGGGCATGACGCCCCTGCGGCTGGCCGAAGCCAAGCAGCGCCTGGCGGATCTCGGCTATGAGCTGGATCGCCGCCTGGACTGCCACGGCAACAGCCGCTGGATGACCGGCGAGCTGGCGGGCGAGAGCCATCCGGTGATCACCACCAGCATCCGGCAGGCGGACGACAAGCGCAGCTTCGCCCATTTCGAGGCGCGCCGCGACGAGAGGTTCCGGGCCTTGCAGAAGCTCCGATGGGAGACGTTCATCATCTCCCGCGGGGCCATCATCTCGCTCTAGACCTTTCGCCGGCGAAAACCGAAACCCCCTCGGGGGTCGCCCCATCCGGGGCATGAGGAGACACCATGACCCCTGTGACTGTCCACGACCTGGCGGGTGGTGGCGAGCTGGTCTTCCTGGGCATCACCCCGGAGGAAGCCGTCGCCGCGGCCTTCGCGCAGTCGCGCCTGGACTACAGCACCTGGGCCTATCCGACCCGCTATCTCCCTCTGGTTCGCCGGAGCCGGAGTGGGCATACCGTGTTCCTGGGCGACTTCGCAGCAGCGAGCGGCAACCCCCATTCCCCGCCGCGCAGGCGGCGCCGGCCTTCCGCCGGACAAGGGAGAAGCTCATGCCTGATGAACCCGCCGATCTCGACGCCATCTTCGCCGAGGTCGTGGAAGGACTGGTCGATAACAGCCGGGTCAACCGGGTGCCCTACAGCGAGGGCTGGACTGCTCATGCGGCGATCGAGCTCTACTATCTCGACGACGATGCCGTCCAAGAGAAGCACGGCACGCTCACCCGCGCGCAGACCGACGAACTGGAAGCCCGAGTGAGCCGATGGCTCGACGAGCGCCAGGGCCAGTCCTGGCACCAGGACCGGTAACCGCAGACGGGATGGGGGGCGCAGGCCTCCCATCCCACCCGAAACCGCCCTCCCGTGGCGGTCGCCCGCGCGTCGCGGGCATGAGGAGACAAACACTTGAGCAAGATCACCATTGAGATCGACACCGGCAACGCCGCCTTCCACGAGGAAAGCGGCGGTGGCTACGGCGAGGAGGTGGCGCGCATCCTGGAGGAGGCCGCCGAGCGCTTTCGCGAGAGCGGGCGCCCGAACGGCCCGACCCGCTTCGCGGTGCGCGACATCAACGGCAACCGCGTCGGCCAGGTCGTGATCGAGGAGGATGAGGCGGACGAGGACGAGGCGGACGAGGCATGAGCCCGCCGCTTAAAATCGACGCCCTCTACGCCTGGATCGCCACCGACAGCCGGGGCGGCGAGGGCATCCCCGCCCTCAGCACGCCGCTCGGCGAGATGCCCATGATCGGCGCCGACAGGGACCGCATCGAGAGCCTGCGGCCGCACGCCATGAAGGTGGCCGGCCAGGGCTACACCGTGCGCCTGGTCGCCTTCGCCTGCGTGGGAACCCTGGAGACCCTGCCGCGCGCGCCGGTCATCCCGCCGGACCACTAGCGAAACCCCCTCTCCTCGGGGGTCGCCCGCACATCAGCGGGCTTGATGAGGAGACAAACCATGCTCAGCGAAGGCGAACTGACGTCCGGACTGTCCTACTTTTGCGGCGACCTGGAGCGCTACCATCACTGGATGCGGCGCTTCGTCTTCACCCCCGGGGTGAAGTACCTCGCCGACAATGCCGAGGCGTACTGGCTTCTCGACGCCATCGGCTCGCACCAGACCGACCCCAAGGTCAAAGCCGAGGAGTTCCAGGTCTGGACGCTGAAGGTGGACCTCGCCACCAGCAAGGCCGAGCTGATCTGCACGGACGGAAACGAGAACCGCGTCACCAGCCAGAAGATCCCCTTCACCACCTTCCCGATGCGGGAGGTGACTCTCTGGCTGGCGAACTGGACCCTCTACCTGCCGGACGAGCACTAAGCCCGAAACCGCCCTCGCATGGCGGTCGCCCGCACATCAGCGGGCATGAGGAGACATCCCCACCATGAGCCCACACCAGCAGCAGGAGAGCCGCGCCTGATGTCCGCTTTCGTGATCGAGAACGACGTCATGGACCGGATCATGACCCTGCTGACTGCGCAAACATGGCTCGGGCAGGTCGCCCGCCAGATCGACACCTATGTGCTGAGCAGCGCGCAGATGGACGACCTGGACGGCCTGCCCCGCGCCATGTTCCAACTGAACCGGGCGGCGGTGGCCTACCGCTATCCGCACCACCAGGAGCCGGAGGCCGACGCGGCCCTGGCCGCCCTCCACGACGCCTACCGGGCGCCACGCGACCGGCTCTTTCTGCGCTACGACACAACGGAGCACAGGGGTGCCCTTTGCGACGGGCTGAAGGCCCTGGACTGCTTCCTCTACCAATGCAACGAGGGCGACCAGTTCTCGGACACGGCGATCTATCGGGATCTGCGCGGCACCTGCGACCAGGTCCGGGAGATCATCGTGAGCGGCCTGCCTGAGTACGAAGCGGCGAGCTGGGGCTGATCGCCCTCCCGTCTCTCGAAACCGCCCCCGAGGCGGTCGTCGGCACCTTCGCCGGCTTGATGAGAGAGACCGATCATCATGACCACCAGACTGTCCGACTTCCGGACGCTGTGGATTCATCATCACCATTACGGTGAAAGCACCATCCACGACGACGAGGCCGACGAGCTGCTGCTGCAGATCTATAAAGATTTGTGCCAGCACGCCGCCCGCTGCCGAGCCGTCGTAGCCCCCCGCCCGGTGGCGCGCGAATGGCTGGAGCAGTTCCTCGACACCACGATCCACAACTGCGAAGCCAACTCCCGCCACCTCACCACGAGCGCGACCGGCCTGGAGATCGATGATCCCGATGGCTGGGTCTCCGCCCGCTCCGAGGACGACATCCGGCGCTGCGACCACTGCGACGACCGGTGCCTCCAGCGCGACATGCTCTATGCCGAGCGGCACCCCAGCTACGGCTGGCTCTGCGAGGCCTGCCACGACCAGCACGAGCCGCCGGAGGAGCCGGAGGATGAGGACGAGCATCCGGGCCTGATGGCCAACACGGCAGATCCCCTGGCGACCCACTCCGGCTTCCTGCGCGCCGACAAGGAGCCTCCCAGCGCCCTCCCGACGCTCTGGCTCGGGGTGGAGCTGGAGGTGATGCCGCGCCGGGGCGTGGATCGCTCCAGGATCGTGGATGAGGTGAGGGATTCGGTGGACGACTTCGCGATCCTGAAGCACGACGGCTCCGTCAGCGAGCATGGCGGCTTCGAGATCGCGACCGTGCCCGCCACCCTCGCGGCGCATCGCGAGTTGTGGGACACCTTCTTCACCCACGACGCATCGCAGCTGCGCGGCTGGACCGCGCCGGGCGACTTCGGCCTGCACGTCCATGTCGATCGGCGTGCTTTGGGTGACCTCGCCGCGGGCAAGCTCATGTGCTTCCTGCACAGCGAGGACAACCGCCCCTTCGTGACCCACATCGCCGGACGCAACGGAAACAGCTACGTCCAGTTCTGGGGGGACACCACGCCCACCCAGATCCGCAAGATGGGCCGGGGGCATTACGACGCCGCCGGCCCCAGCGTTCAATACCGCACCATCGAGATCCGCATCTTCCGCTCGAATGTCAGCAGGCCCGGCTTCTTCCGGGCGCTGGAGTTCGCGCACGCGATCTGCCGTTTCTGCCAATGGACCAGCGCCGCGGCGCTCCGGGCCGAGGATTTCTGCGCCTGGTTCGGCCAGCCGGAGAACCGCAAGGATCACCCGGACCTCGCGGCCTGGATGCAGGCAAACGGCTACATCACGCTGCGGAAGACGCCTCCGGTGCTGGCGGAGGAACGCTGATCCGAAACCCCTTCGGGGGTCGCCCGCACATCAGCGGGCTTGAAAAGGATCACCGCACCATGTGCGTCATCATTCATAAACCCGCCGGGGTCGAGATCCCGGCGGAGACCCTGGAGGCCTGCGCCGACGACAACCCCGACGGCTGGGGCCTCATGTATCACGACGGCGGCCGGACCCGCGCCGTGAAGTCCCGCCATATGGCCGAATTCCAACGGGCCTATGACCGCGTGCGGGATTGCGAGCTGGGCATCCATTTCCGCTGGCGCACGCATGGCGACGTGAACAACGCCATGGCCCATCCCTACCCCATCCTCGACCTGCACGGCTCGACGGCCTGGCTGATGCACAACGGCGTCCTGCCCATCGCGACGCCGGACAAAACCAAGTCCGACACCTGGACCTGGATCAGCAAGGCGCTGCGGCCGATGCTGCGATCCGATCCCGGCCTCTGGGACCAGGAATCGTTCTGGCGGTTCATCGAGCACGACACCTACGGGAGCCGCCTCCTGTTCCTCGACGGCCGGGGCGAGTTCCGCCGCACCGGGCACTTCCAGGACTGGGAGGGGTGCAGCTACAGCAACCTCAACTGGCGGCGCGGCCTGAGCTGGCTGTCGGATGAGGAGGAATACGAGGAAGGCGTGCCCTGGGGCGGCTCCGGCCGCCACAACGGCATGCTGGACGGCGCCCTGGCGCCCGACCTCGAACCCCTGCTCGACATGCGGGTGGATGATGCCATGGCGGAACTGCGCCGCATGTCGCTCTCGGATCTGGAGGATCTATGCGAGACGGACCCACGACTGGCGGCCGAGCTGCTGCAACGCCTGGCGTACGGCTGATGAGCCGTCCCCGCCTGGAGGCACGCATCGCCGCCGTGCGCGCGGCCTGGGACCGCCTGACAACGGCGGACCCGGAGATTTCGACCGAGATGCTCCTGGCGAGGATCGCCGAGGAGACAGGCGAGGATTACGGTGACGTGGCCGCGCTGCATGACGGCGAGGACCCCGAGGCACCGTAAACCGAAACCCCCTCTCAGGGGGTCGCTGGCACAATGCCGGCCTGATGAGGAGAGTTGACGATGGCAGGCAATGCCAGGGAGCCGCGACCGGGTGATGCCGGCCGCCCGGCCTGGAGCGAGGTGCGCTCCACGCTCGGAGAAGCTCTGTTCTGGATCGGCATCGCGGTGGCGGTGCCGCTCTTTCTCCTGATCATGTGAGAGGGCCCGACCTTGCTGTGATGGCGAGGTCGGGCTTTTCCGTCTTGCCGGCCCTTCACATCGCGATGTAAAGGTGAAATGTCGATGTGAGAGGAACTTAGCACGATGAATTGGGGCAATTCTGGCCCAGAAGCCTTTGGCTTCCGGCATGACATGATCGCCGACCTGAGCCTCCTCGGGCTGACCGAGGAGCATAAGGAGAAGCGCCGCGGCTATATCGGCGGCTCCGACGCCACCATCATCGCCAAGGGCGACGTGGCCGAGGTGAACAAGCTGGCCCTGGTCAAGCGCGGGCTGGCCGAGGGCGACAACCTCGACGACGAACTGCCGGTGCAGCTCGGCCAGTGGACCGAGGCGTTCAACCTCGCCTGGTACGAGAAGAAGTGGGGCACCCGCCCGCATAGCCGGGGCCGCTGGGCCAAGTCCGCGCGCTACTCTTTCATGGCCTGCACGCTGGACGGCTGGGACGATGAGCTGGGCGGGCCGATCAACGCCAAGCACGTCAACACCTTCTGGAAGCGCGAAAACCTGCTCGCGCATTACACGGCGCAGATGCACCACGAAATGCTGGTGACCGGCGCCAAGGTGAGCGCGCTCAGCGTCATCTTCGGCAACGGCATCGGCAAGGACGGCTATGCCCGCTTCGTGGTCGAGCTGGACCCGATCTATGCCGGTGAGCTGGTGGAGGCCGAGCACGCCTTCTGGGAAGCCGTGAAGGCGGGCCGCGATCCGCTGGTGCAGCCGCCCGAGCCGCCGCCGATCCCGAAGAGCGAGATGATCGAGATCGACATGGCGGAGAGCAACAGCTTCGCCGAGGCGGCCGCCTGCTGGCGCGACAACTACGCCGCTGCGGAGGACTTCAAGGCGGCGGCGGATGACCTGAAGAACATGATGCCGCCGAACGCCTCGCGGATCTTCGCGCATGGCATCGAGGTGGTCCGCGACGGGCGAGGCCGGACGGTGCGCCAGACGAAGCAGCAGAAGGCGGAGGCCTGAACATGGACATGCTGGTGGAGAACGAGATCAACACCGAGGTTCCGGCGCAGACCCTGCGCATCGGCGGCCTGCGCATGTCCCCCTCGGCGGCGAAGGTCTTCGCGGCCCTGGCGGCGGCGCAGGGCGAGATGCCGGCCGCCGCGCTGGACGGCGTGAACGACGCCTTCAAGAGCCGCTCGAATCCGGATGGCAGCCGCTACGCCACCCTGGCCTCGATCACCGCCGCGCTGCGGAAGTGCCTGCCGAAGGCTGGCATCGCGATCATCCAGGCGCCCGAGGTCGAGGGCAACCGCATCATCGTCACCACGGTGCTGGCGCACAGCTCGGGCGAGTGGCTCTCCTCGAAGATCGGCTGCGCGGCGCGCGACGCCGGGCCGCAGGCCATCGGCGCGGCGATCACCTACCTGCGGCGCTACGGCCTTTGCTCGCTGGCGGGCATCGTCGGCGACGATGACGACGACGCCGAGGCGGCGACGGCCGGCTCGCAGAAGGCCTTCGCGCGCGACCAGATCCGCTACAAGGACCCGAAGCCGATGCCGGGCGAAAAGCCGAAGGCGGAGCCGAAGAGTCCCAAGGGCAAGGATGGCGCGAGCGCCGACTTCCGCTCGGCGGTCTCCGCGCTGCGCGGCCAGCTCGACAAGGCGCGCGACCGGGGCGAGGCGGTCAAGATCTGGACCGGCGCCCACGAGCTGCTGCGGGCCATGCCGAGGGCGACGCTCGACACCTTCGTGGATCTGTGGCGGGAGCGCGCGAAGTGCGAACCCCCGGCGCTGGAGGGCCTCGACTATGCGCCCGCCGAATCCCAGGCCGCCGGCTGACTCCAGGCCGCTTCACAACTCCCCCGCCCAGGCATCGACGCCTGGGCGGGTTTTTGCGTTTGGGGCCTGCGCAGCCGGTCGCCCCGCGCCCAGCAGAGGATGAGCAATGGCAGGCTCCGTCAACAAGGTGATCTTGATCGGGCACCTGGGGAAAGACCCCGAAGTGCGCAACTTCCAGAACGGGGGCCGGGTGGTGAACCTCCGGCTCGCCACGAGCGAGTCGTACAAGGACCGCGACGGCAACCGCCAGGAGCGGACCGAGTGGCACACGGTCGCCATCTTCAATGAGAAGGTGGGCGAGATCGCCGAGAAGTATCTCCGCAAGGGCAGCAAGGTCTATATCGAGGGCAAGCTGGAAACCCGGAAGTGGCAGGACCAGGAGGGCAAGGATCGCTACTCCACCGAGGTCGTGGTCCGCAATTTCGGCGGCGAGCTGACGCTGCTCGATAGCCGCGGCGACGACCGGGGTGGCGACCGGGGTGGCGACCGGGGCGACGACCGGGGCAGCCGGGGCGGCGGCCGGGGCGATGATGCGCCGCGCGACGGCGGGCGCCAGGGCGGCGGCAGCACGGGCCGCTATGGCGCCGGCGGGCCGGACCTCGACGACGACATCCCGTTTTTTCCGGCCATCCACTGACAGGGCAGGGGGGCTTCATGGTCCAGAGACTCACAGGCGCCCTGGCGCTGCTGACCTGCCTGGCCTTCGCGGCCGCCCACCTGTTCCTCTGACGGGAGGGGGTTCCGGCCCCCTTCCGCGCCTTCACATTGCGATGTGAAATTTCTCCCTTCTTCACATCGCAATGTGAAATTCGGGCTTCCTTCACATCGCGATGTGATATGGTCCCGCCCCATGGACGCAGATTCCCGCGCTCGGCCCGGTCACAACCAGGGGCCGCCCATCATCGCCCGCGAGATGATCGAACAGGCCGCCCACGGCATGGCGGCGCTGGACACCGACATCGGCGCCGCCCGTGGCCGCTACGAATACGCGAAGGAGATGGTGAAGCACATCAAGGCGGTGCATACGGCCGTCTCGGAGGCCAGCTCCTTCGCCGCGCGCGAGAACGAGGCCCTGGCCTCCTCCCGCTACCGCAGCGCCATCGACGAGCTGCGCGACGCGGCGATAGCCTTCGAGACCGCCAAGGCGCGGCGGGAGACCTACGCGATGCACGTCGATATCTGGCGCACCGAGAAGGCCACCGCCCGCGCCGGCATCATCTGAGACGATGGCCCACCCCTTCGTCGCGACGCTGGAGCGCGAGCTGGCGCTCCGCAAGGCGGCCTACGCCCAGGCGGTGCGCGAGGGGCGGATGACCCCGCAGGCGGCCCGCGCCGAATACGGCCGCATGGAGGCGGTGGTGGATTTCGCCCGCGCCTGCGAGCGCCGCTTCGACGCGGAGCGGCGCTACGAGCAGGGCGATCACAGCATGCCAGTGGTCGAGGCCCTGGCGACCGGAGACGGGCAGGCCCGCGTCCTGTGGATGGAGTGGATGCCGAAGGAGGAATGCAGGGATGAATGAGCGCGAGCGTCAATTGACCACGGCCCTGAGCATGATCGAGCGCGCCCTGTCCGGCGCCACGAGCGAGATGTCGCAGGCCGACCTGATGGAGCACATCCTGGCGGCGCGGCAGATGGTCCGCACGGTGCTGGAGATGCCCCTGCTCGACCAGCGGGACGCGCGATGAACATCGAGATCGGCACCCCCGTCCCGCTCCACCTGCCAGCCGGCGCCGGGCAGGAGGTGAGCGTGCCGCCGCTGCGGCCCGGCACGATCGGGCGCCTGGTGCTGGAGACCGGCGATGACGGTGGCGAGCCCGTCCGCCTGACCATCGTGGTGCCCGGCACCGAGGAGGGGCGCGACCAGCGCATCCGGGTCCATTGCCACCATCGCCGGATGGAAGGCCGCACCGTCACCGCCACCTGCAAGCACTGGGGGACCGACGCATGACCCGCTGGACCTATGCCGAGGAGCTGCGGGCGAAGGAGATCTATCTCAGCTCCGAGAACTATGCCGCCGAGGCGGAGCGGGCGCTCGGGCGCTCGCGGAACTCGGTGATCTCCCTGGCCCGCCGGCAGAACTGGATGCGCCCCGCGCCGGCGGCCGAGGGCCAGCCGCGCCGGGAGGGCCGCTGCTGCCGCTGGCCGCTCTGGGGCGACCAGGGGCGGCCGACGCACCAATACTGCGACGCGGCCACCGACCGCCCCGGCGCCGCCTACTGCCCCGAGCACGCCGCCACCGCCCGGCGCGTGATCCCGAAGGCCGCATGACCCGCGAGCCGGACGAGAATTACCCGACGCCCGAGGCCGAGCAGGCCGAGCGGGCCGAGGCCCTGAAGCAGCGCGCGCTGGAACTCGGCGAGCAGCTCTGGGCACAGATCGAGGCGATGCTCGACCAGGCCACCCTGCTGGCGCGCTCGGCCGCGCCCGCCGACCTGCGCGACCTGGACGCCATGGTCGCCAGCCTCTCGCGCCACGCCGCCGACCTTCCCACGCCGCCACCGGAGCCGCGCCCCTGATGCAGACCATCGCCAGCCAGATCGCCGAGGCGCGCGCCAGCCTCTCCAACACGCGGCGGCCGACCGTGCCCGCGCTGGAGCAGCGGCTCTTCGAGGTGATCCCGCTGCTCGACCATGGGTTCATCCGGGTGGTCGATTACATGGGCGACGACGCGGCGGTGGTGCAGGCCGCGCGCGTCTCCTATGGGCGCGGCACCCGCGCCGTGTCCGAGGACCGGGGCCTGATCCGCTACCTGATGCGGCACCGCCACTCGACCCCCTTCGAGATGTGCGAGATCAAGTTCCATGTGAAGCTGCCGATCTTCGTGGCGCGGCAGTGGATCCGCCACCGCACGGCCAACGTGAACGAATACAGCGCCCGCTACAGCGTCATGGACCGGGAGTTCTACCTGCCCGCGCCGGAGCAGCTGGCGGCGCAGAGCGGCACGAACCGGCAGGGCCGCGGCGGCGTGCTGGAGGGCGACCTGGCGCGCCGGGTGCTGGACGTGCTGCGCGACGACGCCACCCGCTGCTTCGACGGCTACGAGTGGATGCTGGACGAGGAGGGCGCCGGCCTGGCGCGCGAGCTGGCCCGCATGAACCTGACGCTGAACACCTACACCCAGTGGTACTGGAAGGTGGACCTCGGCAACCTCCTGCACTTCCTCAGCCTGCGGGCCGATGCCCACGCGCAATACGAGATCCGCGTCTATGCGGAGGCGATGCTCGGCGTGCTGGAGGACTGGGTGCCGGCGGTGGCGGAGGCCTTCCGCGACTACCGCCTGGGCGCCGTGACCCTGTCCGCGCAGATGCTCGCCGTGGTGCGCCGCATGCTGGCGGGGGAGGCGGTGACGCAGGCGGACAGCGGCCTTTCGGCCCGCGAATGGCGGGAATTGCTGGCCCAGATCGGTGGGACACCCTAAAGCGCCATCCTTGCCGGCGCCCCGCTGCCGTGGCTACCCCTTCCTCTCGAACCCGCAGGCCCAGGCTCCGATGATCACCCCGACCGCCACGCTGCCGGCCACGCGGCACCTGCGCCGCTCGCCCGGCGTGATTCAGCGCCTGCGCGACCGCCGCTTCCTGCGGCTGGCCGACGCGGTGGCGGAGATTTTCGCGAAGGACCCGACGACGAAGGTCGGGGCCGTGCTGGTGGGCGAGCATCCGAACCAGGTGGCGCTCGGATACAACGGCCTGCCGCCAGGGCTGGCGGATCTTCCCGAGCGCCTAAACAACCGAGAGTGGAAAAACAAACACACTCTACACGCAGAGACGAATGCGATCCTGAACGCGGACTTCGCCGGGACCACGCTCTACGCGACGCGCCATCCCTGCCTGAACTGCGCGCTCACCATCGCCGGCACCCGGACGATCCGCCGCGTGGTGGCGCCGGAGCCGAGCGGGGAGTTCGCCGCGCGCTGGGGCGAATCCACGCGCGAGGCGGCGGCCGTGTTCGACGAGGCCGGCATCACGCTCGACCTGATGCCCCTGCCGGGCAGCGCAACCTTGGCGGAGCAGGGCAATTCGTAACCGGGGAACTCCGGAGAGAATGCCATGCCCGACACGCCTGCGCGTGACGGCCGCCGCATGCGGCCGCGCGGTCCCAGCGGAGAGCGCCTGGAGCGAGACGCCATGACGCGCTGGCAGCGCGCGCTGGACAACCATGCGCGGCGCGTGCGCAAGGCGAATGCGCGCCTGCTGCGCGAGCGGGGGCCAACAGGCCGATGACACCGCGCGCGAGCTTGGGCATGATGTGGGTGCGCTCACACATGGAGGCACGCACTCATGCCACCCCGTATTCTCACCCTCTCCAGCCCGAAGGGCGGAGTAGGGAAATCGTCCCTGTGCCGGAACCTCATGGTCTGCGCCGCGCATGCGCGGCAGCAGGTGCTCGGCATGGATTTCGACCGGCAGGGCACGCTCACCACCTGGGCCGCGCGCCGGGCCGAGCTGGCGCGACAGGCGCCGGACTGCCTGCCGCTGCCGGTGCGGCAGGCGGAGCTGAGCGACTGGCGGAGCAGCATCGCCGCCGCCGCGCAGGCCGAGGCCGACCTGGTGGTGATCGACACGCCGCCGAGCGTGGAGCTGAACCCGGCGGCGATCCTCGGGATCTCGGCCGCCTCGACGCTGGTGCTGGTCCCCTGCGGGCAGACCCAGGACGACATCGACAGCGTGGCGCCGTGGATGGCCGGGCTGCGCGAGGCCGGGGTGCCAGCCGCCTTTGTGCTGAACCGGGCCTCCCGCCGCTCGCGCTCCTTTGGCGCGGCGCGCACGAAGCTGCTGGCGCATGGCCCGGTCTGCCCGGTCGAGGTGCCGCTGCTGGAGGAGATCCATCTGACGGCGGCCAAGGGCCTCGGCGTGATGGATCTCAGCCGGGCGGCCTGCGCGGAGACCTTCGAGGGCCTGTGGCGCTACGTCGCCTGGGAGATGGGCCGGTGAGCGGGGGCTTCACCCTCCGGCGCACCCGCGCGCTGCAGACCGACGCCCTGCCGACCCGCGACGCGCGGGCGGTCGAGCTGCGCCACCTCACCGCCGTCACGGAGGACCAGCTCAGCGTCGTGCGGGAGGTCTTCGCGGGCACCGGCTTCGCGGATGACCCGGAGCGGGTGCGGGCGCTGCTGACGGCGCGCGCCCAGGTCAACGCGGCCTGGGCCTCGGCCCGCACCGCCTTCCTAGAGATCGGCCGGGCGCTGAACGACCTGGGCCGGCACCTGCACACCAAGGCCGAGCGGGACCGCCTCACCGCGGGCTTCGGGCGGCTGTTCCCGCTGAGCGACAGCTTGGCCTCGCAGTTCCGCCGCATCGCGGAGGCGGTCGATTCGGGCCGCATCCCGGCGGAGCAGTGCCCGGCCGCCTATTCCGTGGCCTACCAGCTGGCGCTGCTGCCGGACGAGGCGCTGCGGGCGGCGCGGCAGCGCGGCCTGGTGTCGCCCTCGACGACTCGCGCGCGGATTCTCGAATTCCGGCGGGAGCTGGCGGCGCCGAAGCCGCCGATTCGCGAGGAAGAGCAGCTTCTGGAGGCCCGGAAGCGGGCTCTGGCGGAGCTGTTACGCATCAGAAAACGCCTTGCTGAGCTGAAAAACATTGCTCGGAGCAGCGGGGCATGAAATTGCGCTGTCGCCATGTTCGGATTTCTCCCGCACAACTGGAGCTTCCGCGTGGCGGCACACGCGAAAAGGGCGCCCGGATGGTCCGGACGCCCTCCCGTAACGATCTGGAAAGGAACTCAACTCAAGGCATCGTGTCGTCAGCTACAGCGACTGAACTCGCAGGGCTCAAAGACGACCCGACCACAAAAACAAACGCACAACTCTCTAACTCTAACTCTCGACTCTGTCTTGTACTCGTACCCGACTCACTCGAGGCCGTCTCAAAGCCTCCAGTCAGCCAACGCTTTATCCAGTGCGTGCGATCGATCTCACCCAATCCCACGCACCTCGCACTTTCTTTACCGAATCAAAGCTACGCAACTACGAATTGAAGTCTCAAACTAAACACAATCGACACTATCAGTAGCGAACCGATACTAAACCGTCTCAATTTTCGCGTTCGCCCCAGTCGGCTAGCATGATCCGACAGGGGACGCAAAATAGGAGGCGGAGAAGAGAGAGAGAGTTGTGCGTTTGTGATGTGGTCGGCAAATCAAAGCCCTGCGAGTCCAGTCGCAGCAGATCACGCATGACCCGTGGGTTGGGGGCCTGGAGGCCCTTGAATGCCCCTCTCGGAGAAGCCGCGCCAGCCGTGCCCGGCAGAGATCCGGCAGCGCCAGGCGCTGACTGGCGCCATGACGCGCCACGCGCTCAGCACAGAGGCCCGCGTGGCGTGCTGGAACCGGCTGCAGGCGCTGAACGCCCAGCACCGCCGCGCCGGCACGCAGGGGCCCTTCACGGCCACCTGCCGGGCCGTCTTCGCGTGGTTCCTGTGGCAGGCCCCCCGGCGGCTCTGCATCTACCACTCCTATGACCAGATCGCCGAGGCCACCCAGGTCTCGGTGTCGAGCGTGAAGCGCGCCATCCAGACGCTCGTGGCCTGGGGCTTCCTGCGCGTCTCGAACCGCCTCCGCGCCGTGCGCTACCCGGTGCGCGTCGCCGGCCGCACGCACCTCTTGCACCAGCACATGCGGACCTCGAACGAATACGAACTGATCGATCCCGGCGAGGCCGATAGGACAGGTCAGAACCGCGCCGTATGGAATCGACTCTATTTTAAAAGGGAGCAGTTGCGCGCTCGGGTCGCTGGCGGACGCTACGCATCGATGGCCGTGCTGGAGAAATTCGCCCAGATAGCGCGCGAAATGGAGGGATTTGACCCTCTGGTTGAGGCGACGCGACAAGCGCAGGCGCGAACCGTTTTCGTCTAGCACCCGTCGCACGCCGAAAATCGGCTTTGGGAAGACCGCGTGGGAAAGCCGCGCCCTGCTGATGGGGCCGGAACGCCGAAGGCGTGCCTTGACGCGGGGAATCCGGCATGATTCCAGGGGATGGAGCCGGCCCAGAGAGCCGGATGAGAGCCGTGGGCCTTCCGCCCGGGCCTGACTGACAGGTGCTGCCATGACGACCGCCGACCGCATCCACATCGTCGCCTCGCCCGAGCAGCGGGACGAGAACGGCACCGTGGAGCTGGCCGTGCCCTCGGACGGCTACTGGCAGATGGTCGGGCAGGGCCGGCACCGCTGGGGCGACACCGCCCTGGAGGTCCAGCTCGAATGCGGCGAGACCATCGAGCGGCACAGCGGCGTCCGGCCGATCTTCGAGGAGGACCGCGTGCGCCTGGTGCTCGACCACACCACCCGGCGGCGCATCCGGTGGGCGGCCCGGTGACGGAGCCGCCCTCGATCACCTGCCCGGCCTGCGGGATGCGCTCCTTCCACCCGATGGACATCCGGGAGCGCTTCTGCGGGCGCTGCGACGCCTGGCACGACGACATGCCCCAGAACGCAGAAAAGGGTCGGACCGGCAGGATTGCCGACCCGACCCCTCTGTATCTGCCACCACGATTGAACCAGCGGTAGAACACCGCCCGGGGGCGGTGGTTGCCGTCAGGCCATGGCGGAATCCTGCGCCAGCCGGGCGGCGGCATAGAGATCTTCCCGCTCGGTGAGACCCTTCAGCCCGCCATTGATCCGGCGGGTGAGCGCCTGGAAGTCGCCGCTGTCGGCGAGCGCGTTGCAGCCCTTGTCCTCCCAGAACCAGCAGGCGGCACGGGCGGCCCCCTCGATGGTCTGGAGGTAGGCGGGCAGGTCGTTGACCGACATCCCGAAGGCCGCCGCGCAGCGCGCATAGTTGGCCCGGCCGGTGAGCTGGATCAGGCCGCGCCCCCGGAACGCGAAGCCATCGCCCGGCTCCGTGTTGCCGAGGTTGGTCCGCCCCCAGGCCCCGCCATAGACGATGTTGGCGATGGCCTTCTGCTGGGCGACCTGCTTGGCCGTCCGCCCATGCGCCGCCGCCTGCTCGGCCGAGATCCGGTCCCGCCCGAAGACGGCCACCAGGCGGTCGGCGGCATAGTTGAGGCTCTCCACCAGCTGCGTGAAGCGGCCGCTCTCATGACCGACCTGGGCCAGGAAGGCGGCCACCCGCACCGGCGTGTCGATGCCGCGCGCCAGCATGTGCGGCACCAGGACCTCGGCCCAGGCGAGCGCGCTGCCGAGCTGCGGAAACATCGCGCGCAGCAGGCGGTGGATCTCCGCCACGGTGATGCGGGGCTGGAGCACCACCCCGCCGACGGTGGAGACCGGGATGCCGGTGATGCCCGGCACGGTGGCGGGCTGCGGGGCGCGGGGCAGGATGATCTCGCGCAGCAGATGGAGCGCGGTGAGCAGCCAGTTCATCGGCCGATCCTCCGGGCCGCGTCCACGGCCGCCTTCAGGGAATTGACCGCGGCGCCGGCATGACCCGCCGCCTCATGCGCCGCATCCACCGCGGCGGGGATCGCGGGCACGGCGGGCGGCGCCTGGCCGCGCAGCTTCTGCGCCACCGACCAGCCGACGGCGGCGAGGGTCGCCAGGGCGCCGACCACGGCCTCGCTGCCGAGCGAGGCGGCGGTGTCGGCATCGATGAGGCCACGGGTGAGCAGGGCGCCGCCGGCCACCGTCAGGGCATGACGGAGCAACAGCGCCAGGATGACTGGCAACGGCATGGAAGCCTCCAGATTGTCGGTGGGGTGGAGTTAGTCGCGGCTGCGCAGCAGCTCGTGCTGGGCGACCGCCAGCAGGCCGATGGCCTCGATCTCGCTCACGCCTTCGGTGAGCGAGAAATCAACCTCGCCCTGACGGTCGATGAAGACCACCACGGCGGTGACGGCACCCTGCTCGGCGGCCCGCTCGGCGAGCGCCACGACAGGGGAAAGGGAGAGACGGCTCATGTTCCAGAGACCTCATCGAAGACGCCGAACACATGCCGCTCTTCGACAGCACAGAAGGTCCGGCCGGACAGGACGAACTCGGTGCCAAGCCAGCGGTCCACGAGGACGCGCTGGCCCGGCTGGACATCCCGCACATCAGGGCCGACCGCGACGGCCAGACCCTCCTGCATGCGATGGCGGTACGCCTCGGGGATCAGGATGGAGCCAAGCGCCGCCGCCGAGGCGGCACGCTCCATGAGCACGTAGCCCTTGCGGGCGCGGAGATGGAGCATCAGGCGACCCTCAGAATATTGCCATCGCGGTAAAGGAAGCCGGCCGGGAGACCGGCGGCCGAGGTGGGGAAGTCCGACGGCAAGGACATGCGGCCATCGCCGAAGGTCCGCAGGCCAAGGTTCTCCGTGAACAGCTGCCCCTTGCGGTTGCTGATGCTCGCCCGCCCCGCCCCGCCCTCGAACTTCGCGCCGGTGGTCCGCACCAGATTGGTCGAGCCCGTGGCGAACTCGATGTTGTGCTTGACGTTGATGGCGGGATTGTCGGCGTGAGTGAGCTGGAACTGCGAGCCACCCTCGATGATCAGGCTTTCGCTGGCCGCCGCCGCCGTCACGTAGATGTCGCTGTAGGTGTTCGGGGTCAGCAGGCCGTTGAGGCTGAAGTAGCTGGCGATCAGCATCACCACGGAGCGGGGGTTCTGCACGTCGTACCGCATGCCGTGCTGCCGCGCCCGGTCGATCGAGCAGGCGTAGAACATCGTCTGCCGCGATCCGCCCGCATCGGCGGCTTCGTACAGATAGATGTTGTCCTCGGGCGAGGCGTAGAAGTTGCATGCGGTGAAGCTGAGCTGGCCGTTGCCGGACAGCACCGCCGTCTGCACGGAGCCGCCGCCGAAGCCGCAGCCGAACCACTGGGCATCATTCGTCGAGTTGAGGTTGAGGCACTGCCCGCGGGTATTGAGCACGCGGGTGAAGCGCCCGCCCAGCGTCACGCCGCTGGTGGCGTAGATTCCGCGCCCAGCGATGCGCCCAATATAGACCTCCTCCAGCACCACGCCGAAGACGTCGAGAGGCCGCTCGGCCGCCCGGTGGGCATAGACCCCATGCGCCACGCCAAGCCCCGCATCAGTGTTGCCAGACGCCCCGAAGATGCGGAACTTCCTCAACCGCACGGTGGGTCCGGGGAATCCGTTGGCGCTCAGGTCGGTGCTGCCGAGCTGGCAGGCGACCTCGAACACCGGGCGGGTGTTGCCGACATAGGGCCGAAACTCGGTGACGGACTGCCCCTCACCCTCGATATTCAGCGCGCCGAGGATGGGCGTGAAGCCCTGGGTGTTGCAGACGCCGCCCGGCACCAGCAGCGTCGCCGCCGCCTTGCCGCTGTCCACCTTGCCCTGAAGGTCGCTGATGGCGCGATCCATCGCCGCCGTGTCGTCGGCGACGCCGTCGCACATCACGTCCCAGAGCCGCGCCGAACGGACGAAGCTCAGCGCGGTGCGCAGCGGCAGTGTCACCGCGCCATTGAAGCCGGCCTTGAAGGGAATCAGTTCGGCGCCGATGAGCAACTGGTCATCGAGCCACCCCTTTGCCACTGCCGCGCTGCGCGACAGCGGCAAGCCGGGCACGTCGATCTGTCCCGGCGCCACATGACGCGCCGGCAGCGCCAGGTCGGTCTGCGTGTCGGCCGCGATGAAGGCCGCCAGAGCGGCGGCGGCCCCAGCCGCGTTGACGCGCGCCGGCAGCACGCGGAGCGGGCCGAAGCTTTGGTTGAGCCAGCTCGTCTGCGCGGCGTTGCTGCCGATGCGGAGCGTGGTGACCGGCGGCGGGCTGTTGACGGAAATATAGCTGCCGCCTGCGCGCTGCATCGCCGCGCTGGCGTCATCCCAGGTGAGCACCATGCGGACCACCTGGCCGGTCGCGTAGAGCGTGATCGCGGTGCCCGCCGTCACCACCCCGGCCTTCACCACCTCCAGCGCGAAGTTGGTGGTGCCCGCGAAGTTGCGGAGACGGATCGCGTTGGCATCCGTCCCATCATCGAGCTGGAGGATGGTCTGATCCTGCCCGGCCGCCGCGGCCCGCGGCATGACGAAGCTGAAGGCCAGGGTGCCCGCAGCGGTCGAGGGCACCAACGCTGAAAGCGGCGCGGTGAGGACGTCGGCGGACCGCGAAACCGGCCCTCCCGCCAGGGCGGATGAGAGCGCGGGCGCCCCGACTTCGAGACCCGGCCCCATGATCGGCAGGGAGATCTCGTAGGTGGCGTCGATGACGTTCCCGGAAGCGAATGCCTGCAGCTCCAGGCAGGGCGCCACGAAGGCAATGCCCGCGCCAGACAGCGCGCCGGCCACCCCATTGGGTCCGGCCGTGAGATCGGCCCCAGGGCTGATCGCCCCGCTGGTGACCTGAGTCCCGACGGGCCCGCCAGCCGCGTCAAGGGAGCGCAGCGCCAGGCGCCGCGAGAAGCCGCTGTTGCTGCCGGAGACCAGCGCGATATGCAGGCCTGCGTGCCAGGGCTGCCCCTCAGATGCCGGCACCGACTGGAGGCCGTTGAAGTAGAGCCGGCCTATGCCCGTTCCCATCGCGGTGCCGACGCAGCGGATCTGGTGAACCACCATGTTGTTGCGCAGGAACGGGCCGGAGAAGGACACCGCCACGCCCTGCATGGCGCCCAGGTAGGACCAGCCGGGCGGCAGGCCACCCGACTGAGCGCCCAGCCCCAGGGTGTTCGCGAGGTGATTGGTCGCCGGGCCGGAAATCCGGACGCGGCGCGACGGGCCTGCCAGTGGCACCCCGGCAGGCGCCTGCACCAGCCCGCCGCCCTGCTCGACCCCGTAGCCCTCACTGGCCCGCGTGAAGCTGAAGGCGCCGCTACAGAAGGCCGCCACGCTCCCGTCCAGCACCCAGCGCCAGCAGACGCCATCGCTCTGCACCTGGCTGTGGCCGTTCGGCCCATCCGGCACCGCCACGATGGCGCCCTTGCCGTCAAAGGCGTTCGGCAACTGCCCCAGCGGGCACGGCGCGAGCACCAACGGCCCTGTCAGCGAGGGCGCGGCACGGTCCACCTTGTTCACCAGAACCTGGCTGGCGGCGGCGGCGGCGCGGTCGGCAGCGCCAGCCACAGCCGCCTCGACCTCGCCGGCCTTGGTGACGGCCGTGGCGGCGGCGTCGCCGGCCTCGCCGGCCTTGGTGGCGGCCGTGGCGGCGGCGTCGCGGATCTCCCCGGCCTTGGTGACAGCCAGGATGGCGGCCTCGCCGGCCTCGCCGGCCTTGGTGACGGCCGTGGCGGCGGCGTCGCGGATCTCCCCGGCCTTGGTGACGGCCACGGCGGCGGCGTCGCCGGCCTCGCCGGCCTTGGCGACGGCCGTGGCGGCGGCGTCGCGGATCTCCCCGGCCTTGGTGACAGCCAGGATGGCGGCCTCGCCGGCCTCGCCGGCCTTGGTGACGGCCGTGGCGGCGGCGTCGCCGGCCTCGCCGGCCTTGGTGGCGGCCGTGGCGGCGGCGTCACCGGCCTCCCCGGCCTTGGCGACGGCCATGGCGGCGGCGTCGCCGGCCTCCCCCGCCTTGGCGACGGCCGTGGTGGTGGCGCCGCGGACCTCCTCGGCCTTGGCGACGGCCGTGGCGGCGGCGTCGCTGGCCTCCCCGGCCTTGGCGACGGCCGTGGTGGCGGCGTCGCGGATCTCCCCGGCCTTGGCGATGGCCGTGGTGGCAGCCTCGCTGGCCTCCCCGGCCTTGGCTTCCACCACCCCGGCCTGCCGCCCTACCTCATCTGCCAGGGGCGCTATCCGCTCGACGGCGGCCCTGCGCGCGTCTTCGCGCAGCGTCTCCAGGGCGATGGCCTGAAAGGCCTCGTCCTGCACCGCCATCAGGCGGGCCTCCGGCTTCAGGGCTTGGGCCAGCGGCGCGCGGTCGGCGCGCTGGACATCGATCAGGCCGCCCGAACGGGTCGTGACGATGCTGCCCCGCTCGGTCCCGAGCGCGGGGTTGGGTGGGCTCATGCTTGCCTCGCTACGCGAAAGGGGTGCGGTCAGGTGTCCGAGGGGCCGTCGCGCATCTGCTCGGCCAGGGCCGCGAGGCCCACGACCGAGAGGCGCAGGCCCGGCGCGGACAGCGCGGCGACGGCCAGGAGGGAGGCCACTTCGGCGGGATCGAGCGGCGCCTGGCGCTCGGGCCGGGCGGCGAGCAGGCAGTTCCAGAGCCGGGTGACGGTCTGGATCTGGACGACAGGATGGGTCATCGGATCAGCCCAGGAGCTTGTCGGCCTGCGGGCCGTAGAGCGCTTCCAGCTCCTCGGCCGAGCGGAAGGCCCAGCCGATGATGCGGCCGCGCTTGCGGACCACCTCCAGCACGCCGCTATCGACGTGGCTGCCCTGGCTGCGCTGGGCATAATCGCCGACATAGCCGAAGGGCATCGTCGAGCCGGCGTTCAAGACCGTCACCGCCTGGGCCGGGCCGAACTTCACCCGCCGCCCCATGGCGAAGCGGTGGGTGTGGCCAATGACCGTGTCATAGACCGACTGGAGCGCGACGGTGTTCTCGGCGGTCTGCCCGCCGGCCGGGCGCCCCATCAGGTTCAGCGGCACATGGGTGTAGGCCACGCCGCCGATGAACACGTATTCGCCGAAGGGATAGGAGTGCCAGCCGGAGAGCGCCATGATCCCGTCCAGCTCGCCGGTGTATTGCCCGTAGCACTCCGGCACCGCCTCCTCGTGCTGGACCAGCCAGGCCTCGTGGTTCCCCTGGGTGAAATGACGGCTCGCCGTCACCCCGGCCTCGTCCATCGGCCGGTTCAGCGCCGCCCAGCAGGTGCGGAACGCCTCGAAGTCCTCGTCGATGCGGGGCTTGAAGCGGGCGCGGTAGGTGTCGTTCCGGACGTGCCGGCAGACACTCGCCCAGTCGCCCGCATCGCCGATATGCACCAGGTTGCGCGGCCCGATGGCGACGGCATGGAGGCCGCAGAGGGTCATCATGCGGGTGGCCTGCGGCACGATGGCGGGGTGGAAGTGACTGTCCCCGAGCACCAGGTCGCGCACCACCTCGTCGCTGGCCTCCTCCACCACCTTCGGCTCCGCCTTGGCCTGGGTGCCGAACATCGACCCGGCCTGGGCGGTGCCCGGCCCGGCGGGCTGGGCATAGACGCGGCGCGGCGGCTCGGGCGCGGGCCGCAGCACGGCGGCGACGGCGGCCGAGATGGCCGCCACGAGGTCGCCCTGCGCGGTGGAATTTTCGCCGGCGAAAATCCTGGGCCCGGAACCCGGATTTTCGCCGGCGAAAGTTTTCGACCCAGCGGCGGGATTTTCGCCGGCGAAAGTTTTCAGCCCGGCCGGGGGCCGCGCAGCCGGGGCGTCAAGCGAAACCGGATCCAACAATCGCGCGGAATGTGCGCGGTGTGCCGGATAGGTCGGGTCGAGCACCTGGTAGCGCGCCCGCAGCGCGTCACGGCGCCGCTCCGGCAGCGCCGTCCAGCCCGGCACCGCCAGGCCCAGCGCCGAGGCGACGGTAAGCCGGTCGGCGGCCACCCGGCGGTCGAGGCCCAGGACCTCGGCCGCCCGCGCCGAGGCGCCGCGCTGCGCCCGGCTGGAGCGGCCAGGCGGGGCGAAGCCATCCTCCAGCGCCTCGCGGTAGGCCCCGGCCAGGGCCTCCAGCTCGGCATAGGGCACGGGGGCGGTGCTCATGGCAGCTTCCTCCGCCCCAGGGTCGGCAGCATCTGCTCCAGCAGCGGCTCCAGACGGTCCGGGCCGTAGCGCGCCACCAGGGCGATCAGGACCGTGGCCCCGCCGCCGCTGATCTGCGCCCAGTCGGCCAAACCCCACCCGATGATTCCACAGGCCGCGGTGATCGGCACCTCCCACGCCAGGGTCCAGAGCACCCAGTGCCAGGTCATCGTGCGGCGGGCCGCACGCAGCATCAGAGTCGCCCGGCCCGCAGCAGCGGCGGCCAGCGACCAGCCGACGTCCGCGAGGGACGGTGGATCGAACAGCGCCATAGCGCGCTCCTCATAGGAAGGATCAGAAAGACCGCGCCAAGCAGACGTCAGCGGATGGGACGTCAGGCACTCAGTGGCGGGTACTTCGCCATGATGGCGCCTTCGACCATCGCGAGGGTGGCTTCCGGCAGCGCCTCATTGAACAGGAGCGCGTCGCCGAGATCGCCCACGAAATGCAGGCTCAGCGCTGCGTCGCCAACCGCGCCAGCCGCGCCGATCCGCACCTCCTCAGTGCCGGTGGTCGGGTTGAAGGCGCGCACAACACTGGTGTTGGTCGTGAGAGCGACCCGCACGCCATCCACCCGCAGCTCCACGGTCTGGTTGTCTGGCACGCCGGCGGCGTGGTTGAAGATTCCGGTGAGGAGGTGCCACCGTCCGTCGCGGTAATCGACCGCGCTGCTGCCGGTCGGAGCCCCCGCGATCCGCTGGTCACCGTTGAACTGGAACACCGCCCGCCCAGGCACGCTGCCATAGCCAATGCGCAGCCCCCACCAGCGGAGGTTGGCGCTCTGGTCTGCCACGGCGGACTGCGCCAGCTTCGCGCCGATTACCGCACCTCCGCCATTGGCCGGCACGCGCACCGCCGCCATCAGGGTCACGCTGGTGCCGTTGCGGAGCGACAGGCCCGCCGGGCTTTCGAGCGCCCCATTGTCGGTGGGCGTCAGCGCGCCGCCCTGGCCGAAGGCCAGGAACTCCCGGGCATCCCGCAGGGGGCGCGGCGCCAGCCCGGTGCCGGTGGGCGCCATAGGCTTCAGGGCGGTGTAGTCGCGCCAGGCGAAGGGCCGCGCTTCCACGAGGCCCTGGTATGTCGCGCGCCGCTGCCGCATCCACAGCGACAGGGACGGGATATCGCGGACGGCAAGCTCCGCCGGGTCGGTGATGGCGACCGGAAGCAGCTCGTTCGGAACGCTCCGCCCGATCTTGCGAACCGTGACTGGCATCGGAGGATTTCCTTATGTTGGGACTTTGAGGACGGAGCCTCGCTGGACCAGCGCGGCGGCCAGTTGCGGGTAGTCGTACTGCTGGACGGGGATGTTCCCCCGCCCGACGCACTGGGCGACGATCTCGCCAGCCGCCTCGCCCATCATCCCGAACAGCGGCTCCATCCGGGTCGGCATCCAGGCGACATGGGTGCAGCTGATGTTCAGGGTGACGAGGAGGTTCGATGGACCCTGGCCGGCTTCCGCGAACATGGTCTCCACCGGAACTTCATAGTGGATCGTGTCGCTGTGCCGGCCGACATGAGGCGTGCCTTCACCGCGCATGGCGCCATCCGGGTCGATCCAGACATTCACCGGATGGCAGTCCAGGAAGTAGCGCCAGGTAGCCACGCTGGTCGGCCAGCGTGACGTCCCCCCCGCGTATCCACAGACATCCTGCTGCCGCAGCAGCGCGGCGCCGCGCAGGCGGCGGCTCTCGCGGATGTAGAGCGCATGCGCCCAGCCCGGCCCGTAGGGCGAATCCTGGAATTCGTCCGGACAGAGGCCCCAGGTGGCGCTGTCGAGGCGGACGGCCTCGGGGCAGTCCGGATCATTGGCGAGATACCAGAGCAGGCCCTGGTGCCAGCGGACGTGCTCCTGGATGATGGCCTCGCGGCCAGAGCGATTGGCGTTCGTGTAGCCGAAATTCCACCCGTTCAGCTCACCTGAGATGAGCTGCGAGGCATTGCACTGGAACTTACCGCCTGGCAGCGGGCAGTTGGCACCCGCCGCGATGTCGTGGAACTTCGTCAGCCCTTTCACCCCGATCAACTCCTTGACCAGCGCGTAGGTCTCCGTCCGGTAACCATCCGGTTTCGGGAAAGGCAGCTTCTCGCCCGACTGCCGCACGATCACGCGGAACGAATAGCTCTGCACACCGTTGTCGGCCGAGCCGATCGGAAGATCCGGCTTCCGCACCATCGGGAACAGATTGGCATTGGCCGGATTGAAGCCGGGTAGGCGATAGGCGTAGTTCGGCTTGAAGCCCGCATCGAGCTCGCCGAACTCGGCGGCGCTTTCCCGGCCGAGGCGGAACGGCGCGCCAGCATGAGCGCCGAGATCCATCTCATAGCTCGCATCGACGAAATACTTGCCCTTCACCCAGCCGATCGCCGTGGACATCGCCAGGATTCGGCCGTCGCCGACCAGCACCTGGCCGGGACCATAGATCGGCGAGTTCAGCACGACCGTGGCGCCGCAATCGTGGAGCATGCGGTTGGCGACGCGCTCGCCGACCTTGGGCTCGAACGCCCAGCGCGGTGAGTTGGAGCTGCCGCCATATTCGGCGTTGACCAAGCCGAAGTACCGCCGGGTGTCGCCTCCGATGTTCACCGACAGTGAGCCGGGCTGCATCTGGTCGGTCCAGGTGATGCCCCCGGCGATGATCCCGCCCGTGTGCGCCGATGGCTCGATCACGCAGACCCGCATGCCACGATTGGTCGCCCGCACGGCGGCCATGATGCCGGTGAGGGTCGCGCCATAGACCACCAGGTCATAGCTCAGGGGGTCGGCCGCGCCGGAGGCGCCCAGGCGCACCAGCCCAGACGCCCCTGGCGCATAAGCGGCCGTCGTCGTCTGCGCCAGAAGCGCGCGGCCGTCCTCGTCCACGACCGCATCCACCACATCACCGACGCCCACGACCACCACGCGGGCGGCCTTCTTGATCGGCACCTCGGATTCCGTGACGACCCGGTCGAGACCGACATTCGGCGCCGCCCGGAAGGTGCCCTCGGCGCCGGTGGCCGCCACCACCCGGCCTTCCGGGTCGATCTCCATGCTGCTGGCGGCGCGGGCTATCTCACTGCCCACGACATCCACGCGGGCCACGATGCGCTCGGACAGGTCGCTCAGGACCGCCACCTCGTCCAGCGCGCCGGTTGAGGCCACAGCCGTCCTGCGCCCCGACTGCGAGATGCCTCCGACGACGCGGCCATCCTCGTCCGTGTCGAGGGCGGCGAAGCCGCCGGAGCCAGCGCCCAGCACCTCCACCCGCGCCGCATTCCGCTCGATCAACTCGCTGGCGAGCGCGACGGGGCTGAGCCCTCCGGCCGCATCCACCAGCGCCTGCCGTCCATCCGGCAGGATGGCGCCGATCACGCGGCCATCAGCGTCCGTCGTCAGGTCGCCCGCATCCACGGTGGCACCCAGGAAGGCCACACGGGGCGCCGTGATGGCCGGGATCTCCTCCACCTGGCGCGCCAGGACGGCCAGCGTCGGCGCCGCATAGGACCAGCCCCGGTCGGTGAAGCGGTACACGCCCTGGCTGGCCGCGCCATAGACTTCCGCGAGGGTGCCGAGCGGCGCGGTGAGCTGGCGCAGAGCCTCCAGCGTTTCGACCCGCAAGATCGGATTGCCAGCGCCCTGCACGACGATATCCGCCGCCGCCTGGGCCCGCGCCCGCTCCGTCTCGGCCCGGGCCGCCCGCTGCTCGGCCGAGGCCCGCGCCGCCTCGGCCGCGAGGCGGTCCTCGCGGGTGAGGTCGGCCGCGCCGGCCGCCATCTGCTCGCTCGTCGCCGCGGCATCCGCCGCCCGCTCGATGCGCTCGATGACCGGCTGCGCGGCCACCGTCACGGCGATCTGCACCGCCTCGGACACCTTCGTGTCGATCACGGCGGGCGCCGCGTCTTCCAGCACCCCGCCCGCCAGCTCACGCATCAGCGGCTCGGAACGCTCGGCGCCGGCGCGGGCCGCGTCCTCGCGCAGCGTTTCCACCGCCACCGCGCCGAAATTGTTGCCCTGCACCATCAGCAGCCGGGCATCGCCCCGCAGCGCGTCCACGACCGGCGCCCGGTCGGCGCGCTGGATGTTCACCACGCCGCCGGAAGGCACCACGACCAGGCGGCTGTTCTCATCGACCAGCACCGGGCCGGGCGGGGCCGGCAGCACCTCGGAGGTGGTGACGTCGAAGCTCAGCTCGGCGCTGCTCTCGCGCGGGTCGGCGCTCTCGACCCGCACCCACCAGGAGCCGAGCACATCGACCACCAGGTTGATCTCCCAGCGGCCGGGCGAAACCTCGTCGAGCATGTCCTGCGGGAATTGCAGCACCGGCCCGCCGCCGGGGCGCCGCACGAAGCAGCGCAGACCCCGCACCGCCACCGGCGTGCCCCGCCCGTCGTCGAAGCTCGCGAACAGGCGGATGCTGTTGCCGACGAAGTGCGACACAAAGGGGCTGTCCACGAACAGGGCGCAGTTGAGCTGCACCAATCCTGCGTCGGCCATGTCAGTCTCCGAAAATGTCAGGGGGCGTCAGGAGGTCGGCAGACGCGGCCAGTCGATCGCCTCGGCCGCCTCGATCTCCGCGATGGAGGTCGCCAGCTCGACGCGCATCTTCGCCTCGCGGCGCAGGAAGCGGATGGTGGAGCCGATGTGGCGCCACGCCAGGTATTCGTAATGGATCGTGGTGGCGATCTCGGCGAGCGTCTGCTGGACGCCCTGGCCGATGGCGAAGGCCTGCTGCTCGGCGACCAGGAAGGGATAGTCGTCCGGGTCCTGGCTGCCCTCGGGCGCCGACAGGAAGCGCGTCGCCTCGTCCTGCGCCTCGCGGTATTCCATCGCCTGCCCGGCGCCGTCGGTGATCCAGGTGAGGCGCGCCGCCTCGGCCGCGACATCGATGCTCACATACGCCTGGGCCTTCCGGCTCTCCAGCGTCAAGGGCGGCAGCTTCGGCATGAGCTGGTCATGCGCCGCCTCGTAGGTGGCCTGATCGATCTCCTCTTGCAGGAGGTCGCCACTCTCGAACGTCACTTCCTGGCCGTCGCCGGCCTGGCCGACGCCTACCAAGACCCCTTGCCGAAGGATGCGGTAATAGCGCGGCATGTCACCTCGCGGACACAAACAGGGTGAGCGACCGGATGTTCAGGACGATGCCGGCATCCTGCCCATACCAGTCGAAGGTGATGACGTTGTTGCCGGGCGCCAGCGTGACGCCGGCGGATACCGCGCCGTTCGGCGGCGTGCCGATGCCGCCCTGGTCGCCGGTCACATTGGCGCCGTTCAGCACCAGGCGGCTGAAGTGGGTCTTGTTGCCGCCCACGTAACCCAGCGCGAAGGTGCAGAGCAGCAGGCCGCTGCGAGGCTGCGGCACCCAGACGTTGAGGATGGCCCCCTGCACCCAGACGTTGCCGCCGCCGATGCCGTCGTAGCGCGTGGTGCTCGAAAATGTGGTGATGGCCCCGTTCGCCACCTTGAGCGTATCGACGCTCAGATCCTTGATCTGCGCCGACTCGATCACCGCCGTGCCGATCTGCGCGGCCTGCGTGATGATCGTCTCCGAAGCCAGATGGTTGGCCCGGATCGCGCCCGCCGCGATCTCGCCCGCGCTGATCGCGCCCACCGACAGGATGCCGGCGCGGACGGAGTGGGCGTTGATCTCGCTGGCGCCGATGGTGTTCGCCGCGATCCGGTCGGCCTGGATCGTGCGGGCGCGGATCATGCCGCCGGCGATCTCGGTGACGCCGCCGGCGGTCCAGGCCGAGACCTCCGTGGCGTTCTTCGCCGTCTTCCCGAGCATCGCCTGGGTGAAGAACAGGTAAGGGTCTGGCTGGCCGATGCCCGCGCCCGTAAAGCGCAGCAGGGCGAAGGCCGTGCCCGGCGGCGCATCGCCCAGCACCTCCAGGCGGTGGTAATAACCGGGCAGATGTCCGTTTGGCCCGATCGTCTCGGTGGCT